TTGGAAGTCAGATCCGATGTCATTATCGGGGCCGCTTTTACCGTAAAAGTCAAAAAAGACCAGTATCGGTCATGGTACTTTAAACCATCGCCGGAAATGCCTATAGAGAAGCTTTTTAAGTCCTTTGAACCCGTTTTCCTCGACGGTCAGAAGCTGGCTATCCTTCATAATGCCAAGTTTGACCTTCAAATGCTGCAACGGCATAAGACAGCCTTCTATAACAAGATATGCTGTACGAAGGTTATGGCATGGATTCTTGACGAAAACCGGATTGGACGCTTGAACCTAAAGGGTAAAGACGGCCTTACCCATGAACTTTTCGGACTTACCTTGGAATCCTATAAAGAGTCCTCCCTGTCAGGATCTCTTTTCGGTAAGGATGAGGAAATATACGCATGCCATGACACTGAATTTTGTTACAAGGTATACGAAAAACTCTTGCCGGATCTTGAAAAGCAGGGATTATCTAAGTTGTTTTGGGAATTGGAGATGCCATTGTTGCCTATTGTGGCAGACATGGAACTTCGCGGTATGTTTGTCGATGTTCCGACACTCCATAACCTTGAAAAGACACTCTTGGAGAAGTATGACGCCATAGCGCAGGAATTCTATACTAAGGCGGGCCGCAAACTGAATATTGGAAGTCCGGAACAACTATCGGCGTTCTTTTTTGATGAACTCCAATGGGTACCAAAGCAGGGCATGGAACGGAATAAGAAAGGGCTGTATCCGACCGGGGAGGCTATCCTCTCCAAATACGCTGAGAATGATCATCAAGAGCTTGCCCAGCTCGTTTTGGACTATCGCGGCGTGCTGAAGCTCTTACAGACCTATGTAAGACCGTTGACAAAGCTCGCGTTGGATGAGTCAGATTCCAGGATCCACAGTACCATCAACCAGACCGGAACCGTCACGGGCCGCTTTTGTGTGTCGGCGGATACGGATGTCGTATGTTCCAACGGCACGTTCCCCATAACCCAAGTAAAAGCGGGTGATTACGTCCTAACCCATGAAGGGAGATTCCGGAAAGTCCTGAATGTCATCTACAAGGGTATGGAACGGATGTGGGTAGTCAGGACATTCAGAAACCACAAAATCCGGTGTACCATGAACCACAGATTCCTAACCCCGGAGGGGTGGAAGTCACTCCGGGAGATCCATTTCAATGACCAAGTAAAGGTTATGGAAGGGGCGGAACTTGTCTATGATACCCTTTCTTGGTTCATGCCGTCCGAAGTAGAAGACGTATGGGATCTTGAAGTAGAAGAAGACCATTCTTACGTCGGAAATGGGTTTGTCAATCATAACTCAAGCAGTAGCCCCAACTTGCAGAACTGTTTTGATGACAAAACAGAAATTCTGACAGATTCAGGATGGAAGCTCTTCAAAGACCTTGATAAGACAGAGTATGTAAAGGCTTTTAACAAGAAAGATGGATCATATCGGTGGGAAAAGCCGACTGCATACGTATGCAGACCGTTTTCTGGTGATTTGGTATCCGTTCAAGGCGCGGCGGTCGATATGGTCATGACCAAAGAACATAATTGTATTTTGCTCTATAATCGGGGGAAATTGGAAAAAACGGCGGGAGAATGGAAAGATTTCGCGGCAGACTTATACCCAAATAGCCAAAGCTATTATCAACCTATCTTAGATATTAGTTTCGACGGTACGATAATCGGTATAGATTATGTAAGTACCTATTCGCTTGAAACGTGTAATGTGTCCTATACAGGGACGGTATACTGTGTTACGGTACCATCAGGATATATCGTGGTAAGGCGGAACGGAAAGATAGCTCTTACCGGAAATTGCCCAAGAGAAAAGGGTACGATCAAGCAAGCTTTCAAATCACCTCCCGGTAAGTCCCTTATCGTCGCAGATGAGTGTGTAGCTGAGGGTACAAAGATTGCTACATCAACAGGCGTTCAGACCATAGAATCTATCGTTCAAGGCACACAAGTAGTCCAAGAGGATGGGAGCTATAGGACAGTTCTAAGAGTAGCGCAGAGCGGTATTAAGCCATGCCTTCTTATGACTACCAAGTGCGGTTATTCCCTCGCGGCTACAAAGGATCATAAGATTAGGGTTATAGATCCGAATGGCAATTATGTGTGGAAACTGCTTGGTCAAGTATCCAGCGGCGATTTCGTTGCAATATCTTCAAACTGGCTTAGGGGAGGAAGCTCACCCTTACCAGACATACAATTTACGCATCATAATAACAAGGGTATTTCAACTCCCGGAATGACTACAACCGAGTTTGCCCGTTTTTGTGGCTTCGTTACGGGCAACGGAACCATGCCGGAACGCTGTAGGTATGTAGGATGGGTAGTCTGTGACAAGGATAAGGATGTTGATGTCGAACTCGCTAGCTTCTTTACACGAGTGTTCTCGCGCAGTTTTTCTACAAGCGCCTATCGTGGCGTTATAGAACACAAAGTATCCAGCACACCACTGGTGTGTTGGCTAAAAGAGCTTGGAGTAGCTAAAGATAGAATACCCGGATTTGTGTGGACTGGCGGGCCTGCTATTGCGGGTGCTTGGTTGTCAGGACTGTTTGATTCAGACGGGTGTTGTACCCTTGGATTAGATGGTCGTGTGTCTTTTTGTTCCTCAAGACAATCTCTAGTTTATGATGCTCAGGATTTACTACTCGGACTTGGTATCCCGTCATCAACACGCAAACAGAAACAGACAGTTTTACGTACAGACGGAAAGCCTCATTATAAGGATAGTAAAGAACATTTTGCTTGGTGCCTGTCGATTAACTCTACCGGATTGCAAGCTTTTAAGGATAAAGTAGGCTTTGGGGCGTCTAGAAAGGCATCCAGACTTGATGAACTTATCCGGAGCAAGTCAAAGGTCAACCCAAAATCGGGTGGTCTGCCAAATCAGCAGGAGCGCGTAAAGACTCTTACCAAGAATGGAATTCTGACTGGCGAACCAAGAAGATTGTTGAATAATACGTCGGTTAGAAATACTCCGATAACTCCTATAGTGCTGTCAAAGGTAAAAGGATTAACCGATGGAAGCCTTTTTAGGCATGATTTGATAGAGAATGGTGTTATCTTTCTTCCTGTGGTATCTGTAGAAGACATTGGTATGAAAAATACCTATGATCTTGAGGTTGAAGATACGCATACGTTTATCTCTAATGGGTTTATTACTCACAATTCCCAGCTCGAACTGAGAATCATGGCACATTTGTCACAAGATCCAACCATGCTGGATATTTACCGAACCGGAGGAGATATCCACAAAGCTACACAAGACGCTATTGGTTGTAAAGAGAGAAATGTCGCGAAAGCGACGAATTTCGGACTTATTTACGGGATGGGGCCACAGACGTTCCAAGCGAACCTTTGGAGGACTGCTAGAATTGCTCTATCTATCGCGGAATGCCAGAAGTTTGACAGGGCTTTTTTCCAGAAGTACCCTGCTATCAAGGATTATCATGACAAGGTAGACCAATTCCTTCGTCGGCACAAGTATGTAAAGACCCTTACAGGCCGCCGTAGGCATCTTGCGGACGAGACGAAAGCCAATTATGGTTCTGCCTTGCGTCAGGCGATCAACTTTACCGTGCAAGGGCTGGGGGCGGATATCGTCAAGATTGCCATGCGGAACTTCCAAAGGGAACTGCGTAAAAATCGGATTGAAAACGTCCTTTGGGAAGACGTATTCATGGTTATGCAAGTCCATGATGAAATTGTCATAGAAGCTCCCTTGGAGATTGCACAAGAAGCATCCGATTTGTTGAAACACTGTATGGAAACCGCAGTTATCTTGTCGATCCCGCTGATTGCAGATCCCAAAATCGCGGGGCCAGATGGTTCATGGGAAGATTGTAAATAATGACCTTATTTACACTTACGTATTTTGCAGTATATATTGTGTGGCTATACCACAAGGGGAGATAATGCCAAGAAAGAAGAAAGATCTTGAGCCGGTGCAGACGTATGCAGTCGCTCCAAAGCCGGGATTCGGATTGATAGCCCAAGAGGACAATCTGGACGTTCGATTCTCCGCCATGAAGGATGATTTAACCTTTACCTCCCTTGGCGGGAAGTCATTCGGATTCGGGGAGTCCCAGACGGTTTGCCTATATGAGGAAATCGGCGGGAAGCTATTAGTCCCAAAGACCTATATGCAAAAAGAGAAGCTAGTCGGGGAGATCCAAGTATCCGACGGGCATCCGGTAGATTTGGGGTTTGACGATATACTTCAGGCAAGCAGACCGGAATCCAAGGCTATCCAAGACAGCCTTATCCATATGTTCTTTTCCAACTTTGGAACAGAAGATAAGTCCTATCGCGGTGGGCTATTGTGTGCCGCATGCGGACAAGGGAAAACTTTGTGTGGCTTAAAAATGGCATCCATACTCGGAAGAACGACCCTTGTAATGGTTCACAAGGAATTCCTAGTCCGCCAGTGGATAGAGCGGATAACCCAGTTTTTAGACATCGACCCAGATAAAATCGGGCGTGTACAGGGAAACAAGTGTCAGTTTGAAGGGAAGTCCATAGTCATCGGCATGATTCATTCCCTAGCCCAAAGGCAATACACCCCAGACCTATACGGGTATTTCGGGACGATTCTGGTAGATGAAGCCCACCGGATATCCGCGCCTATGTTCTCTCAGGCGCTCCCGCGCTTCTATCCAAGGAACGTTATCGGGCTAACCGCTACGCCGCGCCGGAGTGACGGGCTGGAAAAGGTGTTCAAATACCTGATCGGGGACGTTATAGCACAAACAGAGTCATGTAATACAGAAACCCCGACAATCTACCAAGTGGCGTTCAATTCCTATACTCCGGTACAGAGATACGCCGCGCTGGACAAAAAAGGGAACGTTAAGAAGGTTTATCTGGCAAAACTCATCAATCTTTTATCAGAAAACGCCAGACGGAATGAATACATCATCAATGAGATGCAGAAAGCCTTAACCAAGAACCGCCGCGTACTGGTATTCTCAGACCGTTTGGAGCATCTAAGGGTACTCAAAGAGGGTTTGGAAGTCCTAATGCCAAATGTCACAACAGGTTACTACGTTGGCGGCATGAAACCCGAAGAGTGGGAAAAGTCCGCTCAGTGTGACGCCATTTTCTCCACTTATGCGATGGGTAAAGAGGGTTTGGACATCCCGGCGGTGGATACCCTGTATATGGCAACGCCCAAGACCGATGTAGAACAGGCTATCGGGCGGGTTGTCCGGGAATGCTTTGGTAAGAAGTCCCCGATTGTTGTGTATATTGTTGACGCTAATGAAACGTGCGAAGGATTTGCACAAAAACGGCGGTGGCAATACCAAAAACTCGGTTATGTCATAAAGTCAATCTGATATGGATACGCCGGAACTGATCCAACTGATAGAACCGAATGAGATATCCGCCTTACTGGCGGAAATGTATGATTCCGGAATAAGCCTGTATCGGTGGCGGCTATCCCCGACAGGGAAAGAAAAGCTTGGAAGACCTTTTATTCTGAGAGCAAAAGGATATAGGACAAAAGAGGTCATTATCGGCGGATTCCCTACAATTCCGTTCCTTTTAGATTGCGGGTGGTTATGCTCTCATATCCTGATCCACGAAGTCATAAGAAAAGTCAAAGAATTCCGGGAATAAATTATTGACTAAGGCGGTTATGTCAAGTATAGTCCCGGTATGAAGACAGGAAAAGGAGTATTCAGATGTATGTAATGGATGACGCAGTACCCGGAAGACTTCCCCGGCATGAAGGATCTTGGGGAATGCGGGTGACAAAGAAGTGTAAGGACAAAGACGGAAATCGTGTGGAACAGACAATCGTGGACAAAACAGGAGAAATTCCAATGAGTAACGAAGCTAAGACTCCAAATCCGGCAATGGTAGGCACCAGCAGAGGGTCAAAGTAAGCAGTCGGCCCTCTTTAAACCCCCACTGATTGACTTGGAAGCTGTGATGCTAACAGGGCGCAAGCAACAGAATATCGTGTGCAGCGTGAGAGACTGAGCGTGGGAGCTTCAAGCGGTTTTGAAGATGCGACAGTCCGAACTTCATGGAAATGAACATGAAGATACTGGCAGAAATGACCAGTAGCAGCGAAAGCTGGCTAACAGCGTGTGACCTTATCACTTGGTAATTTTGAAACGGCGCGAGCGGACGTTTGGGTTGCTTTGCCATGCGATCCTGATCCGGTAGCAATGCAGAATGCCTATGAACGCGCCAAGGCATTCTGTGAAGATAAAATGGCCGAAGCCGTCAATGACATTCGCGGAAAGCAAGAATAAGAAGATTTATTCAGTTTTTTCATTTTTTCTCTTGACTTATCTTACTTGATGTTGTATAGTGAAAGAGTCAAAAACAGATTCCCCGCTAAGTGGCGGGGAACAAACATAAAGACAAGAGAAAGGGAAAGAAAATGGATAAGCCTGCTGAATACGGAATGGTCGTGTATGATATCCCCAGCAATTGCCAGAATCTCTATATGCGTATCTGGAAGCGTATCCGCAAGTACGCAATCCGCATCAACCTCAGCGTCTATCTGATTCCGTGGGGAAACCGCCTGTTCCTCAAGAATCTGATCGAAGAGGCGGAAGCCGCTACGGGACAGAAAGCCACGTTCGCTATCATGAAGTACGATGAAGCGAGCAAGAACGATGTGGAAGTCCTCGCCCGTGAGCATTTGAACCGCGAAATCGTTGATACGGTCAAGCGGCTGGAAGTCAAGGTGCTGGAATGCCTTGAACAGGGTAAAGACCTCCCGAAGGCGTATCTGAATGAAGTCCAAGACCGTTTGGACGCCGCGAAGAGTCTTTCGGTTATCTTCGGGTTGACGGAAGATATTGACCTTGCCATGCAAGCGGCCCTGCGGGTGTTCAATGCGCACTATGATGTGATGCAAAAGAAGCTGGAACTTGAAAAGGCGGCACGCAAGGAAAACCGCCGCGCTTTGAAGGCACAAGTGAAGGCGCAAGTTGAAGTTACAGCGGAAAGCCAAGAAGTCCCTGCGGAAGTCCCCAGCGAAGAACTGCAGACGTATGCAGTCCCACTTGTGGAAGCGAAAGAACCCACGAAGGGACTTCCGGCCATGGTGGATATCGAGATTGATACGCTTGTTCCTCCGATTACGCGAACTGAAACGGCAGGACAAGGCAGTATCGCACCGGCGGGGTTGGAAATGTTTGTCAAAAGAGTCACGCAGCAAGGATAACCGAATCACGCAGGGGGAGCGATCCCCCTGCATTCTATTTTTATAAGGATACTGTAATGGCAAAGAAGGAAAAAGAGGAAAAGGAAAAGATCGATCTTAAGGCGCTTCTTGGGCAGATGAACAAGAAATATGGTCAAGGTTCTATCGGAATCGCCGCGTCCTCTAAGGGTGTGGTGGTTTCACGTATCCCGTTTGGCGTTCTCGCGCTTGATTATGCTTCTGGCGGTGGCATTCCCTATGGCAGAATCAGCGGCTTTCACGGCATGAAATCCTGTGGCAAGACTTCCAATGCTCTCCGGATTGCGGCATCCGCACAAAAGATGTGCCGGGAGCATATCGTTCCGATGGTACCGACAGACGAAACCGCCTATATTTGTCCTGAATGCGGGTATGTCGGGGACGGCGAAGGGGAACAATGCCCGTTCTGTGATTCTGCGGGGATTGAGTCATTCCTGATCGACATAGGCCGGAAGAAATGTATTTGTCCGGTATGCAATCAGTATAATCCGATGGTGGTATCGTGGTACGACTTCGAGGGTGCTTTCTGTAACCCTTGGGCGGCACGATTCGGGGTGGATTGCTCTAAGGTGATCCTCACAAGGCCGGAATGCGCCGAACAGGGTATTGATATCATCGACGGAATCATGAAGACCGAAGAAGTTGACCTTTTCGTTATCGATTCCATTGCCTGTATGACACCGGCAAGCGAAGTAGAGGATTCGGCGGAAGCAACAACGGTAGGGCTGCAGGCCCGTTTGGTCAATAAGATGCTCCGGAAGTTTTCAGCGGCCATGAATAAGCCTGTAGCGGAATCCGCGTGGCGTCCTACCGTGATTATGATTAACCAGATCCGTCAAAAGGTAGCCTGTTTTGAATACAATGCCAAGATTACTCTTGCAGACGGAACAACAGAAAAAATAGGTAAATTGGTGTGCCAAGAGTATTCCGGGTGCGTTCAAAGCTATAATGAGAAAACAGGGAAGATTGAGCCTAAGAAGGTTGTTGGCTGGCACAAGAACGGAAAATCTGACGACTTTCTGAAATTCTTTGTTGACGGCGGAAATTCCGGGTATAGGAAGTTTATCGTAACACCAGAGCATCGAATCTTTACTCCTGAAGGTGAATCTTTGGCAAAATATCTAAAAGTCGGTGATTTTGTCACCGTTGAAGAAAAGTTACTGTTTTCTGAAGATCAGCATGAAATCCTTCTTGGTAGTATGCTTGGTGATGGTAGCCTCAGATTTGCAAGAAACAGTCTTAGAGGCGCTATGAGGTTGACACACGGATACAAACAGAAGGATTATTGTGAATGGAAGGCAAAAGCTCTGGACTGCGAGGTAAGCACCTGTGCAAGCGGGAACGTCGGCGCTGAGAGCGAGCATACAGAAGAATTGGCTATTTATAAGGCTATTAAGACAAAAAAGGCACTTCTGGACGTTCCACAGCAATTTATTGACAAGATCACTCCGAAATCCATTGCTATCTGGTATATGGATGATGGAACATTCAGCGGTAGCTATAAGCGGTGGGGGTTTGGAAAATGTTTTATTTCTGCCAAGAAGCTCCCTATTGCTTGTATGCAGGCTATCGCGGACAAGATTGAAAGCCTCGGGCTTGGTAAGGCATATGTTCGTCAAGGGAAAGGCTTTCTTTGGTCAGGCTTGGAAAGCGAAAAATTCCAAAAAGCAGTAGCTCCGTATGTCCATACTAGCATGAGGTATAAGATTAAGCCCGGGATGCCTGATTTTTGTTGGGAAGTCGCTAAAAAGGCTCCTGAAAAGACGGTAGGCAAAGCAAGGATTGTGTCTATTGACAGGGTTATTAAAACACACCGTCGGTATGATATTACCGTTGAGGATAACCACAACTATTTCGTTGGCGGGGGTGTTCTCGTGCATAATTGCATGTATGGGTCTCCTGATACGCTTCCGGGAGGCTTGGGGCAAGAATTCGCTACTTCTATGGATATCAAATTCAATCCTTCCAAGCTAATTGACGATAAGCAAGGCAATCCCCAGTATCAAGTCAGTACATTCCGGTGTGTCAAAAATAAGTGTTCCGTCCCGCATAGGGTAGGAGCGTTCCGGATGTGGCTGGATTATGATCCAGATGGGCATTATCCTACCGATACAGAGGAAACCGGAATTATTCTGAAATTTGCGGATAAGGCAGAGCTTTTCGGGGATAGTAAGACCGGCTGGAAGCTCTTTGACAAGGAATTCAAGACCAAGAAAGCAGCGATGCAGTACGCTTTGAGTGATTATGCCATCCTTTCCCGGCTCCGCTCGGAACTTCTGGATTGCCGTCTCGGGGAATTGGATACGTCAGACGGCGGGATTGATGTTAAAGCCCTTATGGCGGGGGAAGATAGTGAGCAGTAGGAGCGGAAAGAAGAACCATGAGCGTTTTCCCCACCGAACCCGTCTAGGGGTGCATCTGTGCCGCTATTGCGGTGCTCCCTTGACGGGGCGGAAGACATCTTTTTGCGGTCAGGAATGCCTCAGAGACTTCTTTATGCAGACCGATTGGAAACGCGTCCGGGCGGTTGTGTATGAGAGGGACGGCCATATCTGTATGATATGCGGGAAATATGTAAAGAAGGATGCTTTCCATGTCGATCATATCAGGCCGATTTCCAAAGGCGGGGCAGAATTTGCACTTGAAAACTTGCGTTTGACCTGTGGATCGTGTAATCTGTCAAAGAGCGCAAAATATGATAGGCGTATGGGCGGCATGACAGAATATCTCCACCAAAAAGCGGAAGCCAAGAGAAAACAGGCTATAAGGAGAAGAAAGAAGTGAATATCTTCGATGGTAATTACCGCTGCAAAAAGAAGTCTCAAGTCCAAGAAAAGCGGATAGCCAAAGAACTTGGTGGGAAGACCCAGCCCGGATCGGGGTGCTTTGAACACTTCAAGGGAGATGTAAAGATGGCCGATTTCCTTATCGAGGCAAAGCGGACAGATAAGAACTCTATCACGGTAAAGGCGGAATGGCTAACCAAGATTGACCATGAGGCTATCAACGTCGGTAAGATCCCCGCGTTGGTGATAGAACTCGGTGGCATGAATGGATTTACGGAAAACGAGTGGGTAGCAGTACCCATGAGTGAATTCAAGAAACTCTTAGAAAAGGTAAAAGAAAATGACAATGGATAACGAACATCTACAGACAATCCGGGAATGTGTTTTGTCTATCTGTATAACTGTCGTGGTGTGCTTTCTCATAAATGCTTTCTACCAAGGCAATAAGAATGCTTGGGAAACGGAAAAGATCAGGCTGGAAGTTGAGAAGGAACGCGCCAAAAACGGATTTGTCTTGCTCCCGCCGGGTTCTTGTGGTAAAGTGATAACCGGCCCCGAACTTTTGAAATAAATGGGTATTGTAACAACTTCCAAGCAGCCCTAATACAAATGCTTGCTATTATTGCAAAAAATAGAAAGACCATTATGAGCCTAGCAGATATTCACGCGGCATTCCACAAACAGAAGCAGACAGAATCCGATATTGCCGAATCCATAGCCAAAAAGTGGGAATTTGGTGGTGATGTCGTCTCAGAACCGTTGAAAACGGCGCTATCCACTGGCTTTTTCCGGAAAACGGATGAAAAACGCGCAAAAGGACTCCATCCTTCGCAAATCTATGGTATGTGTTACCGTGCCAAGATGTATGACGAGAACTTTCTGGAAGTTATGAAGGATGATCCGGCTATCACGGGGATGACATTCGAGGAATCCATTTCCGCTACTCTCCAAGCAAAGTTTGATATCGGCCATGCTATTCACCACTGGTATCAGAATCACTATCTTGGACAGATGGGCATCCTGAAAGGCGGTTGGAGGTGTCCGCAATGTGAATCCATCGTGGAAGGATTCCGTCCTGCAGACGTATGCAGTTGCGGATGTGGTCGGTGGCGGTTTGTTGAGCCGGAGATCCTGATTCCGGAATTGGGAATAGTCGGGCATTGTGACGGCATCATTGACCGTGGTGACGGCCCTTGGGTTATGGATATCAAAACCATCGACCCAGACCGATTCCGGGACTTGAAAGAACCATCTTTGTCCTATATCTACCAAGTCCATTGCTATATGATGGGTTTGAATATCCGCCGCTCCATTATCCTCTACGTGGATAAGTCCTCTAACATGGCAAATCCCACCAAAGAGATCAAGATTTATTTCGATCCGCTTATCGAGGCGGAAATCCGGCGTATTGCGGAAGATTATTACAAAATGAACGCGGGAAAGATCCTTGTCCCGGCGTCGTGTCAGAATAAGTCTTGCGCGGCTGCAAAGCGGTGTGCTTTTAGGGATATTTGCTTCGGGAAGTTCTCGGATATCTTTGAACAGAGGTGGAAGGAAAGCAATGGCTAATAGTCAGAAGTGGAAGTCTTTTGAGCTCGTTATGGCAAAAGCCCTCAGTGAGTGGTATTTTGGAGATCAAACGACGCTCCGGCGCTCTCCGTGTTCCGGCGGATGGCCCCTGAAGCGCGCCGAAGGGGATATTGTAGCGACAACTCCGGAGTTTGACAAGGAATTCCCTTGGTGTGTGGACGCCAAGCAGCGCAAAGGCGGGAGTGGCCCGGAATGGCATCTTGAACAGCTCCTTACGGCCAAGAAGCATCCGATACTTGACTGGTGGTTTGAGATGAACGATATGGCCCCGGTCAAAGCCGGGAAGCAGCGGATGGTTGTGTTCTCAAAGACGGCTGGGTTGGCAAATGCTCTTATGATGGTCGGTCGGAAGGAATATCAATGGCTGAAAGCCGTTTCAGGCCCGTTTTCGGCTATTCCGTCCATGCACTTTGTAGTCGGGCGGTGTGAAGATCCCACCGTGGAGACGGAACGGCTTACCTTCATGAAATTCAATGATTTTCTGGATTATGTGGACGGAAAAGCAATCCGCCAGTTGGTACAGGAGAAAGGCGGGTGGCATTTTGGATCATAGAAGGCTTTTAGCCCAAGCTAATCAAGAAGGTTATCGGTCGGATGATCCGGCGGAAGTCCTCTACTGGTATCTGAATAAGCGGGGTTATAACAATTCCACCCTTGCCAAGCTTATCGGGGTGTCGGAAGGGACAATCCGCTATTGGTTGTCAAAATATAATTTGACATGGCCGGAATTCTGTTGTAAAGTCCGCTCGGTAGGATATGAATCACCCCAGCATTTCATCAATGATTCCCTCTCCAAGAACCTCTCTTTCATGGAAATGGGATTGAGAATTGGCGTAACTCCTTCTAGGTTGAAGGATTACATGGCCGTGTATACCGAAAGGGTAGATAATGAGTAAGAAAAACAGTGATGTGCTTGTGATTGACACTCAGGTGATTCCGGAAGAACTCAAGATGTCCGTCAGTGATGCGCAAGCTCTCCGGGCGGAAGTCTTGGAACTCCGGGAAGGGATTGAAAAGACCTATTACCATTTGGGCGCGAAGCTGAAGCAAGTCAGTATCCGGACGCTGGACAACGGAAAGCCCGTTTGGATGTCATGGGGATATCAGTCTTTTGACGAGTATTGCGAGCGAGAACTGGGATTCCGGGAGCGGAAGGCTTATTATCTTCTGGATGTCTTCGGCGCGGTGGAAAAGGGTGCATTCACGGAAGCCGATGTGGAGCGGCTGGGGTGGACAAAGGCCGCTACACTGGCCCCGCTGGTCAATAAGGGGATTATCACGCGGGACAACTCGGAAGACTGGATGGAAAAGGTCAAAGGGAAGACCTATAACGAACTCCGGGAGATGTCCAATACGGCGAAGACAAAGGCCGCTCAGGTCGCCAGTGATGCCAGAACCCGCGCAGCCCATACCGGCGAGGATGTGGACGTGGCGGTAAGCAAGGCCGTCGGAAGCATCAAGGCGGAAGATGTATCAATCCAATCAAAACCTCAAGAAGTCATTCATATGTTCCGTGCCGGATTGCCCGAACCGATCTGGAACGTGTGGCAGAACGCCATGCAGAAAGCCAAGGATATCACGGGATCGGATAAAGAACCTTGGCTTATGGAATGTATCGCCCAAGCGTTCCTTGCGGAATGCCTTACTGGGCGGGAAGACCTCCTGAATACCCTCCTATCCCGCATTGAGACCGCCTATGGCGTCAAGATCTTTGCCGCTTCTCATGACGGAACGGTTGAATACTGCAATCCGGATATCGCGGAACTGGCTAAGAAGGTGTCATAATGCCAAAAACGCATAAAGAACACTCCTACATACTGAAACCGACGGGTGAAGGTCAGTTTGATGTGCTGAAAATCACCTATTCGGATGAAGGTATCCTTGACGAAACTGTTTATCATATGTCCAAAGAGTCTTGCACTTGCAAGGCTTTTGAACTTCGCGGGCATTGTAAGCATCAGGATATGATATTCTCGGCGGACTGGAAGGAAAAACCCGCCGGAATCCCCGTCAGGGACGCCCAAGCATACGTCCGTGGTTGGGTGAAAGAGCTTCAAGAAGACTGGGGGCGGGTTTGGTTGCCCGACGAACCCTATGTCAGGAACAAAGACGAGAAAGTTGTTGAGATCCATATCAATGTTGCCCGTCCAAAGGCCGAAACCAAGGTAAAACCCGGAACATGGTCAGGCCGGATCAAGGAAATTGGTATAATTGGGGTATTGCATGTACTTTAGGACGGAACAGAGCTATGCCCGACTGGATTCTTAACAAAGATCCTGATCCGATTACGGAAGCCCAGATAAACGCCATGATGAAATTGTCGGCGTATGTCAAAACCATAGCTCCCGAAGAGCTACAGACGATTATTACCCTGATTGGCTATGACGTTTGGGTGAATTCGTTGACCAAAGGGGCGGCATGTGGCTATATAACCGAAGCCCTAGAGTACAGCGCGGCCAAGAAAGCCGAAAAAGAGCGGATAAAGCGGGAGACAAAGGCATTGGAGAAGGTTTATACTTGTATGGTATGCAAAAACAAGTTTAAGTCCTCCATCCGCGAATACAAAAAGACGTGTCCACGGTGTAACACGTCCTATTTCGAGGTATAAGCCCAAAAACGGAGCCTATTTATGCCAAAAGACATGTTCGATGCCTTCTGGGAGCAAAATAAACGCTCTGTTGGCGGGTTTAGCTCTCTGAATCAGAAGGACGAGGAGTGTCTGAAGAAAGCAATGCGTTCTTTGGTCATCCAAACCGTACAATCCGAACCCGCTGCCGCAAATACCGCCGTAGAACTGGATTATGACCGCCTTTATTCGGTTATCTATGGTGCTGTAAAGGCCGCCATGACCGAAACCATGCCGGGGAAATTGCAGACGTATGCAGTCCCTGAAGCCCTGCGGGAACACCGGTCGGCGGTTGAAGTCGGGAGTGAAACCCTTCCGGATGCGTTCTTTCAATCAAAAAATGCGGATAATTTATCATCCGCCAAAGCGGAAACAGTTGACTCTAACAGTATTACGAGTAGTATACAAGCACTAAAACGGCTCAAAGGAGATAGTTAATGGTTATGGTGGCTTCGCTCGACCCCGGAACGGCAAACCTTGTTGTGTGTGTCCCTACCGATACAGGCTCAAAAGTCCTCCGGATGCGGAATAACTTTCTTGAAATCGGCAAGGATAAATTCGCCCTGAGTATGCTTAAGCAGTTGAAAATGCCATACTATGAAAAGGATAAGAACCTTTATCTGATCGGCGATGATGCTTTTGAAATGGCAACGACCTTTGGGAAAGACCTTCGCCGTCCTATGGCATCAGGCGTCATTTCCAGCGGGGAGATGGAAGCCGTCCCGATGATCACCCGGATGATTGAGAAGCTTCTTAACGATTCCGGCGTTGAAAAGGGAGCAAAAGTCGCCTATTCCTGCCCCGCAAACCCAATTGACACCCAGATTGACAACGTATTCCACAAGAACATCATCGAGGGTGCCTTGCGGCATCTTGGCATGGAGCCTATTGAGACAACGGAAGCCCACGCGGTTGCTCTGGACGCGCTCAGTAATGATGACTTCACAGGGATTGCCATGTCTTTCGGCGGCGGCATGGTCAATACATGCGTATCCTTCCGTTCCCTCCCGGTATTGGCATTCTCTTCATGCCGTTCCGGGGACTGGATTGACCAAAAGGCATCCAAAGCCTGCGGGGAGCCTACATCGAGAATCACAGCCCTCAAAGAGGGAAAGACCATGAACCTTGACCCCGACACCACAGACCGCCGTATTGCGGCCCTCTATGCGTATTACAAAGAAGTCATTACCTATACCCTTGCCAATATGAAAGATCGTCTTGAAAACGGGGATAACCTCCCGGCGTTCAAGAATCCGGTGCCAATTGTCATAGCTGGTGGTACTGCTATGGTGCCGGGATTCATTGAGCTCTTCAAGCAAGTCTTTTCAACGCAGGACTTCCCCATTGAAATCAGTGAGATCCGTCTTGTGCCGGATCCGCTTTATTCGGTTGCCCGTGGCTGTTTGGTTATGGCGTCTATGTAAGGGGAAATCCTATGCCGGTGGAAGTGACCATTAAAAATCTCTCAGATAACACCCATAAGTCCTATAAAGGCTCTTATGCCCTTACTTTTGTCATGAATGATATCGGTCAAGGGCGGTGGGTACAGGAACCATCACAAAATAATGACGGATTATCCATGTTTGTTGCCGCCCTCACGGCCCTTCGGGAAGTAGCAGCAATTCAGGGTGACGAAATCTATAAAGTCGCTGCCCGTATGGCACTTGCAGAGATGGATAAGGCAAGAAACGCCAAGATCATCAAACCAACTGAAAAAACGGAATAGTCACAATATCTTGTATCTTATAGGGTTATGTATACCATATAAGGCAGTTGTTTTCGTGTCTATGAATGAATAGGATGGAATTATGGAAGCCAACGAAGTGAATCCGGAAGCGGAGATGAAGAAGGAAATCGGGAGCGAACTGGTTGAAATCATCAAGCATACGGCGGGACTGACAAATCTTCTTTCCGCTGGACTTATGGCAACGCTCTCGCTGATGATTGAAAAGAACCTTATCACATTCGCGGAATTCGCCAATAAAGCGGAAACCATTACTGAGATCCTGAATAAAGAAGAAAACGCTAACGCCAATATGCTTCAAATCATTATGATGTCACTGGAAAAGAAACCTACCATCATTGAGAAAGCCGAATAATGGGAAGTGTATCCGTTCAAGGGAATAGAGTGTATTGTCCTCTTGACCATGAAACCATGAACTTTGCCCGAACGGTGCCGCACGAGGACGCTCTGGATTGCGCCGGGAAGCCTATCAAGGTGACACGGAAGTATTTTGTCTGTCCCAAGTGTGAAACCATCGTGGCATTCTCCTATCGGGAAGACGGAAAGCGAGGTGAATTGAAGGCCGTTATGGACGCGGAAAAAGAAATGGGCGTTAAATATCTGAATACCGAAATCAGTCTGTCGGATGATTGATTTTACCTTGCAAGGGGATCAGATCCCTTGCTATTATTTCAAGAATAAACCATAAATCAGGCAAGGAAGGTATGTTATGACAGCCATTGAATACCCTGTTATTGAGGTTTTTGGTAAAGAAAACTGCCCGAATTGCGAAGACTTCAAGGAATATCTCCAAGAGAAGCACATTCCGTATAAGGCCCATGATATGGAATACCATGCAAAATATCATCCGCAATGGCGGGATGATGGATCGGTTGATGCTCTGGCGGCATATCAGTGTATTCCTATCCTGCCCATGGTGAAAATCGATGATGACTTCTATCCGGTAGAGAAAGCCCAAGCGATTCTTGAAGATGTATCCAAGGCCGGGATTGCAAGCTAGGAGAACCACATGGAAACAAACCGAATTGATATCGGCGGGTGTTTTGAGGTTGATTTTGATAAGTGTCCTCTCCCGCTGGATGTTATTCCGAATTACATGGGGATTAACCTTTCCGCCGTTGATTCTGTGGTGTGGCAAAAGCAGGATGATGGGCAGTTAACAAGCATTACCATCTATTTCATACCACAAAACCCCGAATAAATAACCAAAACTGCAGACGTATGCAGTCAAAGACCCTCGCAGATGCGGGGGTTTTCTTTTTCTAATAAAATTCTGTTTTTTCTCTTGACTAACAAGCTTCTGTAGTGTATATTCAATATGTAAGATTAAAACGCGCAAAGGGGCGCGACACTCAAGAAAGGGGATCATCATGAAGTTCTACGGCAAGAGCGAAGAGGTTGCGGCGAAGATCGTCAATGCGTTCCAGACCGGTACCGTTCCCGCCGCTATCGCGCAAGCGTATATCGCGGGTTGCCGTGACAATCATGCCAAGGGTTATAGCCTTATGAATCGCTTCATCGTCGCCCTGAACGGCTATACCGATGCCATGGGGTTCAACGGCTGGAAAGACCTCGGGCGGAACGTCAAGAAGGGTGAAAAGGCGTTCTACATTCTTGCCCCGCTCAAGAGCAAGATCACGAATGAAGCGGGTGAAGACCGCTATATCACCTACGGCTTCAAGGGCGTTCCGGTGTTCGGACTTGAACAGACCGAAGGGAAGGAACTCCCGAAGACCGCCGAAGACGTTGCCCAGTATATCGACGCTCTCCCGCTGATTGAAGTGGCAAAGGCGTGGGGGTTGACGGTTGACGCCGAAAACGGCAAAGACGGTGAAGCTCTCGGTTGCTACACTTTCGGCAAGGGTATCACTCTTGCAGTTAAGAATCTCTCGACATGGGCGCATGAATTGATGCATGCCGCCGATGATAAGCTTGGCACTATCGGCAAGAAGCAGGGTGACTATGCTTATAACGAAGTTGTGGCAGAGCTTGGCGGCGCGGTTCTCTTGACCATGCTGGGCAAGGCCGAAGAGGCCGATATTGGCGGCGCTTACGAGTATATCACCCACTGGGCGGAAAAGACCGATAAGAACATGGCGGATGCTTGTGTTGCGGTTCTGGCACGGGTGTGCAAGGTGGTTGACTTCATCATGCAGACCGCCAACGGCGGCAAGAAAGAAGGAGAAAACGAATGAAGTACCTAGTTGCTGTTAAAGGATGCTCCGAAAGCCCATATTATAAAGTAGGATCTCATTTTCCGTCTGATGTTTGCCTATCTAGAGTCTTACGCGATAGTGTTGATGAAGCTATACAAAAGCATTTTGAAGTGTTCTCCCGCATTGACACACCTTTAGGAGACCCATTCTATTTCATGCTAAAACTTCAGGATTTCCTGTTGTATAGTGTCCAATATGACGAAGAACACAATGATTATATGATAGTAGGTGTTACGGCGCTTGACGCGGTAGATATTGGTTAAGTGGGAGCGGAAGCACTTGAAGCTATCGAAGGGTAATAAGGGTTATTACGGTGATAAACACCTAAGGTGGAATAAGTAATGAATTATATCGACGGTAAGCCGGATTATCTGTATAGGGTAGTCCCAAAAGACGCCAAAGGCTTTATAAACTGGAAAATAGGTTATCAGGATGATAATCTATTTAGAAAGTATTATGTTGATTCCGCACAAAAAGCCATAGACGCTTATACTCGGGATTTTCATGATGACCCGTTTGAATTCGCATTGTCCTTGGATTCATATATGCTTCTTACGTGGAAAGTAGTCAAGGACGGATCCGCTTTTGCGGAAGGTATTCTTATCTCAATAAATCGGCTGGATGAAACAGGACTTGACCATGAGTAAATACGCCATTGTTGATATTGAATCACCGGCAATAAAGGGGTTCGATATAGGGGATAATGTTATAAAGTCTTCTTTTTATTTTAGAAAAAGTCGGTTTAAGAGTTCTTTCGATGCGGCAATCCAAGATATCTTTGACCGAGAAAAAAGATCGGTATAGTCAAGGATCCACTAGAATTTATGGTAAACCAGAACAAATATGTCCTTGTTGTGGTTACGGATGACTATATCCTCTCAGGACTTATCCGGTTCGATCTCTATTCCGATATTGTGGGGAGTTTAACTTTTAATCCTGAAAATCTGAATAATTCCGACCAAAAACAGCCGGAATTGACATAAAACCTTGCTAAAAACACTATTGTGGGGTATATTAGAGCTAAAGATTCTGCATATTCCTAAATAGTAGAAGTCATAAGTCATTATGGTATAAAGAGTTAGTAAAATAATTTAAGATAAATACAGAAAAAGGACTGCATACGTATGCAGTCAGGGGTGAAAAGTGAGTAAGAAAAAGGATAGTTTGGCATGGGAAAACGTCTCTAAAGGTCAGTGGGACGTTGTATGCTCACACAATAGTAGCTCAGGACATCGTTTGCGGGAATCCGCCTTAAATCATATCCGCGTCCATGCAGACCTATATGAACCACTGTATATTGCTATGGGAATGCCGGAAACATTCCTTGTTAATACTTATGTCAAGGATGAAGACGGAAACCCAGTAAAAGAGCGGCTAACACCATCAGAAATCGCCTATATAGCCAAAGGACTAAAACATCATGGATAACCCCTTTCAGATTCCACAATCCGTTCTGGACGAAGCCCTTCCATACACGGTTAGCTTTGGTAGCGCAAGACCTCGATATAAGACCTTTAAGGATGCTTTGAAAAACATCAGGAGATTGCTCAAAGACGGGGTTGTAGATCCTTTGTTGCTTGCTATGGGAGAAGTTAAGGTATTTAATCGCGGGGAGCCAGTAACATTATCCAAAGATGATCTAGAATACATCGTCGGGAGTGATGAGGATTAGAACAGGATGGCTAAGCACAAATTTGCGGTAAGAATCGGACGGGGTAATATCATCCGCTTTACCCATATGGGTTCGGTTATAGACTATCTGAGGATACTTGTCCGGGACGGGCAGCTAGAACCGCTTCTATTTGCTATGGAAGAGGTTAAAATAAGCTATAACGGGCGGCTAGAAAAGATATCAGAAGAGCATCTTAACCGGATTATGGGGATAGATTGTGCTGAAACAAACCCTTAAAGGCGCGGCCAAGACTCTATTACATCCGCTCAGGTGTCTATTGGATACCTTTGTGTATAGCTTTTGTGTCCATGACTATCCGTGGGAAGTCCAGATGGAGGGTCGTGAATTCTGGACGGCGGAACGTACAAGACAAAAGTGTATTGACTATCTTACTGAAAGAGTAAATCAACTCGACCCTATGGAATTAGCTATCGGGTATCCGGCTGTATATCTGGTAAGAAACGGCCTTAGAATCCACCGTTTGACGGCGGATGAAACAGCCCAAATACTTAAGAGGAGAAATAACGAATAAAAATTCTCATTTTTCTCTTGACTAATGCTTGTTTGTGCTGTATATTAAAAGTGTAAGATCAAACAAGCGAGCGCGAACGCTCACAAACAAGAGAAAGGGGATAATCATGCGGCTTACTGATTTGGCAAAGCATTGCAAGGCGCTCATTCAGAAGTATCCCGAACACAAAGCCGAAATCGTTGAAATCTATTATGAGGCGGAAGACGAAGCCGAATCCGGAAGTGAAGACCATGAAGTTGACATGGCGTTTTCCGATTTGAGGGAACTTGAAAACCGAATTCAGAAAGTGGGTGCCTGATGGCCGGAGTCAGTACGGATATCATGAATAACCTCTTGTCGGGGGTTGAATTCTTTGGCAAGAAGACCGAACGCAAGGCCGTAGTTTTGAAGGAATCGGATGGATATGTTTATATCATCCCGAAAGACGGGGGACGCTGGGTATATCGCGCTCCCTATGAAGCATTTGACGGCAAGACTGTAACACTGGACAAGGTTGACTATCCGGCGGAAGTCATTGAATCGCTCAATGAACCGGTTTATGTCTCCAAGGCAGCCCAAAAACGGGAAGACGTTTACTAGGAGGATTCCACTATGAAAAAAGCTATCCTTTGGTTTATCGGCGGGGCGGCAAGTCTCTGTGTATGCTCCCTTATGTGCTATCTGGGGGAATCCCTTTCACTTTGGTGGAGGAACTACGATTCTTTCGCCATGTTCCTGTTTGTGTACCTTTCTGCGATGCTTATGGCCACTGTGGGGGTTGCAACATTCTTTTTCGGCCAGTTTTGTCTGGTTGTGGCTATCAAACACGTTTATGATATCCTGAAACAGGATGAAAGGGTTAAGAAATGGCTATGAGACTGTTTAAGAAAGCTCAGTATGTCTATGAAAAGCGGGACGGCAAGCAAGTCTTCGGCTTTTTCCCTTCAAATGATACGGTTGTCCTGAATACCGAGTATATTGAAGCGGTAGAATTGCTTGACCGGGACGAATTCAGTAAAAGTTACATCCATTTTTACGGTAAGATCTCCCGCGTCAGGACAAAAAGCGGAGGATCCTATGTCATTGCGGCAGTACCTGAAGACTTCTAGGAGAAAACACCGTGAAATCAATTCCATTGCCGGTAAGCACAGTACCCTTCGGTAAGACCGTTCTGGTATTCAAGAAGACAAAGACGTTCCAAATCAAAGAAGACGGCGGATTCTATGTAATCCGCTGCAAGTCACTGGGTATTGACGTTTATTCCAAGAAACTGTTCAATCTCCGGGAGGAACTGTATGAAGCTATCCGCTCAAATTGGCGGGAATACGCTCTGGCGGATGATTCAGAACTATCCCCAAAGGCTATCCTGCTAAAGCGGACGCTTCTCAAGACCATTGAAGAGCGGAGGCCGGTAGAAGACCTCTATGACAGTCTTTCAACGCTTGTATCGGATGCTTTCTGTGAAGCAAAGGATTCCGATTTATCGTGGAAGTCTTCCGTCGCATATAAGCGGCTTAAAGAAATCAAGAAAAGCCTGAAATCTAAGGAATAGTCATGTTCCGTCTTGAATATATCGATCTTGATGATAAAAAGACCGTCTTACTCTGCAAATCAGAGGGCGCGGCAATATTTTATTGCCTTCTGGCACAGGCAAGGTATCGTGATTCGGTCGAATATGCTTTTAAAATGCCTCATATGCGGATAGTTGGCCGGGAAAGTTATCCTGAAATACCTATATATCCAGATATCCTAAAAATAGATTTATGTGGAGTAGGACATGTTGTACAGTGTTTTCCCTGTCGTCCGTTTGCTTCTGTTTTTGATTTTGTAAATAGTCTATGTTCAGACAATCGTGAATACAGTATCAGCGTAAACCATGAATGTATAGGCTATAATGTATCTAATGCTACTATCGAAGCGAAAGATGTATCATGGACACTTTGGTAGAGTACCCTAACAATACTGCTGTCAGAAAACGGAATTTCCCGATCTTTTTCAAAGAAACCATAAGAATCCTGCTATTTAGGACTGCATACGTCTGCAAAAAGGGTGAAACATGAAGCGTTCTAGGTCAAAACGGATGAAAATAACCCGCCGGACGACACAACTATGGTCTTTTGTGGAGGCGTGTAGTCATTACGCGGCACAAACATCTCGGTTAGAAGCTTTAATGTGTACAGAAATAGACCCCTTTGTAGCCGCTCTTGACTTTCGGGGCTGTTATCTCCAGAAAACGGTATTCAAATGTAGCCTAAAAGTAAAAGATGACGTGCTATCAGGGATAATGCAAGCCCAAGGATTTCCCGGTGTTAAGTATGGCTATTCATTTAGGCAAAAAACAAAAAAGGTTATGTTGACAAACAAAGAAAAACAATTCCTTATCCGAAGGTTGAATAAAGAGATTTAATATGAGAAAACAGCCTAAAAAAGGACAATATGCTCGTTGGTTTTTCGTTATCAATGGAGAAACCATGCCACATTCCTACGGGACGCGGCTAGCTGCTCTATTGAATACCAAAATAGACCCTTTTGTGGCGGCTATGGACTTCCCAAGATGCTTCTTTTTTGTATTACAACCAAAACCGCTTGCTAAGGAGTTCTGGCATATAAGTATAGGTGCGCCGCGATCTTATAATAAGCCAAAGAAGCTACTATTGACTAAAAAAGAAAAGGCTTTCCTGATAAGGCGGCTGGCTTATGACTAACATAACTAAAGCCCTTACCGCAAAACGCGGAAAAAGAAGGCTTATGACGGGTAGACGCTTACCGAGGTGGAAAAGTACCGGAATGCGGTATATGCTCCCGGAAACCCTTGATTCTACAAAATCGGAACCGGTTCCGCTTGATTCCTATTATTCATGTATATCGGTTCTTTTGCATCTTCGGAATTATCTTTCCGGGGCGGATCCGCTTCTTGTGGCACTCCATATTGACGATATCCTGCTGTATAGAGAAACCATAGGAGGTATGGTACTGAAAGAGCATGGAGACTATTTCAGGAGAAAACGGAGCCATTATAGAACACTAACGCCTGCTGAAAAAAGATTTGTAACAGAAAGGAATACATAATGACAATCTGGGATATGGTGGTAGGTTTAGCAATATTTGTTGTTGTCTGTATGCTATGTCTTACGACAGTCATTAAATTGACGGAACACGATCCAAATCCCTTCGCAGTTGGGGATAAGGTCTCTCTTATGGGAAAAACCGGGGTTGTCAGTGATTCTTTTACCGCTTTTGGAAAAGGCATTGTCAAGGTCCGGTTTATTCTTTCAGGTCCAAACGGCGAGCATTTTGAAGAAATCCAGTGTAAAGTGGAAGAATTGACCTTTGTAAGAGAGTAAGTCATGGATAATAAAGAACTTACAGAAGAAAACATGTGGGAAGCTATAGGTTGGGTCGTATACGATCCAGTCTGTTATGATCAGATACAGGAAGCGTCAGCAATAGGAACTATTATTCGTTATATATGGGAGTCACAAGAAAAAGCCATAAATAGCGCGGGTGAAGCACTTTCAGCTAACGGAGATACCTTTTATATTGCCATGGTAATGACAAGGATTAAAACGGCGGTTGTCTTCATGTCTACAAAATCCGGTTCACCTCTTTATGAATTAGGTTATATAAGAGACCTTACCGAAAAAGAGAAGAAAACAGTCTTAAAGATCCGGGAAAAGATCCTAGAAAGAGCGGAATAAATGCTTGAAAATGACTTTTATCCCACACCAGAAGCTCTTATCTCCCGGATGTTATCACGATACAGCCGGGAAGCCTTATCAGACATGACTATACTAGAACCATCCGCAGGTAATGGAAACATTGCTGATTTTATCCTTGACCAAACCGATAGATGCTTTTCCCGAAGGGAATACAGGGCAAGGAATATCCATTGTTGTGAAATTGACTATGAATTGAGAAGTATTCTATCAGATAAAGACTTCCGCATTGTCGGGGATGACTTCCTTAGCTATTCCGGCGGTTGGATACTGTATGACCTTATAATCATGAATCCACCATTTTCCCACGGGGTTGAACATGTGTTGCACGCTTGGGACATCCTGAAAGCGGGCGATCTCGTAGCTATCCTGCCGTCTGAAGTTTTCCGGAATCCCTATACAGAGCAACGGAAGCTCTTGGCGCGGATCATTCAAGACAATGATGGTTCTGTAGAGGATGCCGGGAAAGCATTTGAAGACGCGGAACGGAAGACTCAGGTAGAGGTATCCATTATCCGCCTTAGCAAAAAGGAATTGAGCGGGATTAATGACCTGTTTTCCACCAATGGATTCCAAAAGAGTAGGATTGACGATTCCGCCCCGGATACGGTAGAGAACATGCTGGCAAAGCGGGATGTAATAGCCTCTATGGAAGATGCTTATCATGCCACACTAGAAGCCTTCAAAACCGCCTATAAATCCCTCTATGAGCTTTCTTTGTGCGGAAGCCAATTCGGTCGGAATATGGCGGGTGATTCCGAGGGAAGCCGCCATGGAACGGTACAAGAAGCCTTCTGTAATTTTATGGGATCCACAAAGCTATCCGGAATAGCTACAAAAAAGGATTTCCAAGATGTCTATAAGCAGTCTTTCAATGTGTTTGTCAATGACTTGCGCCGCGCCGCGTGGGAAACTGTCTTTGGAACTACCCAAATGGAACGATTTATGACCGAAGGTGTCAAAACAGAATTCCGGAAACTTCAACAAAGCCAGTATTCCATAGAATTCAGTCAGCAAAATGTCATAAAGCTCTTGGATACCCTGTTTTTGAACACTAACAAGATCGGCGAGGCGGCTATCATAGAAGCCTTTGACCTTATGACAAAATATTATAAGGAAAATCGTATCCATGTAGAAGGATGGAAAACAAACGATTTCTGGCGGGTGAATAAGAAGATTATCCTACCATTTGTAGTAGATTGGACATTCGGGACACCCCATATATCGTGGAACCAGACCCAAAAATTGAACGATATCGACCGTGGATTGTGCTTTTTGAGCGGAAAATCTTTCGATACCATCAAAAAGACCTCTGAATCCATAGAAGCGGCCTGTAAAGAGAGGTGTTTATTTGGAAAAAGTGAATTTTTTGATTTCAGGCTGTATAAAAAAGGAACAGGTCACTTCACCTTTCAGGATAGCAACCTGTGGGAAAGCTTCAATATCGCGGCATGTAAAGGAAAGAACTGGCTACCACAGGATACTTGAAACTGCATACGTATGCAGTCATTTACCAGAAAAGCGGGAACATACATACCCGATAGTCAAAAACGGCAATAGAGCTATTCCCATACAACAGAAAGCCATAAATTCAAGACTTTCGTGGCGCTGTAGAAACTCAACACCCTTATCGGCTATATCATTCAAGAAATCCCTTATCACGGTAAATCCTCCTTACCCTATATCGTGGGTATCCAAAAAATAACCATCCTCAGAAGCGGATTCCCAAACACCAAAAACGGCGGCTATATAATCCTCTGCTAACTCCATATCCTCTATATCCATATCTTCTCCTATATCACCACCCATACCAATATCCCTGTCACCCCTATAATCGCGGCTATCCATCTTAAATCCTCTCATCACCACTACTAACCACCGTTCGCGGCGGCCAATGACTTATTTATACCATAATATACCCATATATACACTAAAATCGGTATACCTATGTATATCCACCTAGATATGTATACGTTTATAGCCCTCTCTATACATATCCCCAGCACCCACCCGCCAAGCCTATCCCGAGGGGGAGGGGGTCTTTTTACTTGGATAATTATTTACTTTTTTAATGGTTTTTTAGGGTATGATTGCGCCCCCATCCGTTTTACGGCAAATTTTCAGGAAAGTGAAATTCGTAAGGGGTAGGGGGTTGTTGTCAAGTGGATTTTGGATTTTTGATGAAAAAAGGCATAGGGGGTAAAAATTTCTGGAAAATTTTTATCAGCGGGGGATTTTGTATAATAAAGTAGACCGCTTTTAAAGATTAATCTAGAAGGAGTTATGACATGTCCCGCCGTGGAAGAAAGAGTAAAGAAGAGACAATGACGCGCCGCCGTCAGGTGTGGGAGTTGATGCTTAGGGGGATTCAGAAGGGGATGATGGCGAAGGTATTGGGAGTGGATCCGAATACTATTACACAGGATGTAAAAGCAATCCGCGCCGATCATGCCGCCTATGTGGGGAAGTTGGACATTGATAGTGAGTTTGGGGATGCTTTGGCGAAGTTTGACCATTTGTTCCAGTTGGCTATATCGGATTATGCGTCCGCCGAAAGGAACTCGGATAAGGTGTCTTTCATGGGTCAGGCGAATGCTATTATAGAGCGGAAGCTGAGATTCATGATGGATACGGGTATGCTACCGAAGGCGGCCCAGAAGATTGACGGGACGTTTGTGGTCGATGGTATTGATATCAACCGCGCCAACGTAGAGGAATTGAAGAACAAACGTGATAACATTATGAAGCGGTTGGGAATCACGGTTCCGTCTTTGATGAAGCAGGAAGAGAACTAAGGCGACTGCAAACGTATGCAGTAGGAGGAACGGATGGATGTAACAGTCTATGGTATGCCGCTCAAGGTGTTATCGACGCAGGATGAGCTGATTCCGGTGGTATCTCCGGGATCCGATGTCAGTGTCATGATATCCTTTAACACCCAAGAATCCGGGGATATTCAATTAGATGTCCATTTGGAGCGGGAGTACGGTGGTAATTATCTTCCCGTTTTTGCTTGGCCGGACATCAATATCTCATTAACTCCGGGTAATACCTTTTATGGCGGTTCTGCTCATTTCCGGAGAACAATGGTCGATAATGGTCTTTGGCGGTGGCGGCTGGTTTATACCGACGCGGATAACGTTACTAGAGAGGTATTCGCCTATTATCAGGTACAGGATCCGGTCATCATCCCCAGCACCACAATGGTCAAGTCTTCCGTTGGCGGGTGTTCTGCCACAACGACGGGGCTTCCCAAGCTCTCTATAATCCAAGGGAATGATCTTGACGTTGATGTATTCCTGTACGATAATCAGGGCGATCCGTTTATCGGTCTATCGAACGCAACTGACGCGGAAGTGCGGTTTGTCTGTATGTTAACCAGACTCCCCTCGGGGACTATTCCTTTCGCGGATATTTCCTTTGATTTGCCCGAATTAGGGGACGGTTCGGTACGGTTTACCATTCCTTCGGCTATGTCTGCCGCCATGACGCCGGGGATTCACAGGGCATATATACAGGTAACGTGGGCGGATAAGATTCTGGAATGGCCCCAGATTTTTGACTTAAATGTTCTTAAGCAGAGGGTTTAACAATGGATTTGATTCCGGGCGGTCTTGCACAGGGGAAATCCCCCTCCGATTTTGACATAAATGCTCTTAATCAGGGAATCCGAGTAGAGATGGAACATACCACCAATCCCCAAGTAGCGCGGGAGATTGCTATGGACCATCTGACCGAAGACCCCGAATACTATGATAAGCTGGCTTTAATGGAAAACGGGGCGTGTGACAAATACCTCAGTAAGAGCATTTATGTGCATAAAGGAAAGTATTGGCAGCACGTCGATGGTACCCTGTGGTGGAGAAACCCTGAGAGTAACCGGATCGAGCCATACAACCCCAAACCCCACGACAAGGCCAGTCAAGAAGCCGGGAAGCCTAAAGAGCAGCATATTGATGTCAGTACCCTACAAGACGTTCCGGCCAAAGCCCTATCGGGAGCAGTATTCGCATTAAGAAGACTTACGGCAAATCTTAAAGACGGGATGGATCAGCAACAGGCACTTGGTAAGATGTCTCAGGACGCCCGGATGAATGCCAAGTTGATTTCGGATCCCAAGGAACTGAATGACCGGATCAAGGCATTTACCGCCATAGGATTCCGGGAAGCCGCCAATGTCTATATGGAACGTCTCCGGGATGTCGCGGGTGACTTCCCCGACGCGGAACCCCCGAAGCAACAGCCCTTGGGGGATAATGAAGTCATGCTTGGTGGGGAGCGGGTTCCGTTCAAGGTCTTGAAAAAGAACATTGGCGGGTCAACCGGGGCATATATCGCTGAGGCCGGTGGCAAGAAGTATGTGGTTAAGGAATACCGTGGGAACGAATCCCAAGTCAAGAACGAGTTTCTTGCCAACCTTCTCTACAACACCTTCAATCTTTATCAATCCCCGGCGGCAGGATCAAGCCCCGCGCCGAAGTCACAAATGGCGGTATTGAAGAACAAGAAGACTCTTTTCAGTCCGTTTATCGAAGGGGTAGTCACATTGGAGGATAAGAGTCCTCTTGACTATGCCGATGATATGGTGACGACAGAAATCCAGAATGCCTTGTCCCATAACTTCGTTCTGGATGCGTGGCTGGCCAACTGGGATGTGGTAGGGCTGACTGAAGACAATATCGGGGTATCGACCAAGAGCGGGATACCGCAAGTCACACGTCTCGATAACGGCGGGGCGCTCATGTTCCGCGCACAGGGTTCTCCCAAGGGGAATGCCTTTGGAGATAAAGTTACCGAACTGGATACGATGCGGGACTTTGAGATAGCCCCGACGGCGGCTGAGTATTTCGGTCAAATCTCTGACGAATCCATGATTGAGAGCTTGAATGCTTTTGAGAAGAAGATTCAGAAAATCGGGGCGTCAGGGCTATATGAGTTGGTATCGGAAGCCGGATTCAGTGATGACGCTTCCAAGGGTTTGACTTCCCGACTCATGAACCGGTACGACTCCATGATGGACTACCGGGACCGGCTCCAAAGAAAGCAAGTCGCCAGAGTAGCCCAAGAAGGGGCGCAAGCCAAGGAAACCGGCTACCACCCATCGGGCGATTCGGCGTTTGAAGCATTCAAGGAAATCCAACTGAATCCGATGGAACGTCTGGCTATTAAGGCATTTACCAAGCTTAAAGAGGAGGATGACCCACGGAATTACTTCCAGATCAACGAAGCTCTTGCCAAGGGTAATTGGACCGAGGAAGCGGTGGCATTGGAAAAGACCATAGAACAGCTCCCCAGAGTCGGGGCGTTGACTATGCGCGGCGTTGGATTCTATGAAGATCTATTGGATCACTGGGATAATTGGACCTCCGGGAATTGGTCAAAGGTGGAGTGGAAAGCATTTTCTAGCAGCACCCTCCATCCGGGGATGACTTTTGATGCCGCAGACGGGGTGACTTTCATCATCAAGAACAAAGGTGTTCATGGCCGGTATGTAGCTCCGGCATCGGATTCGGTGTACGAAGATGAAGTCCTGTATAAGCCGGGGGCAAAATTCCGGGTAGTCGGTTTCAGTTATACCGACAATACCACCGTATCTATGGGACACACGGCCACAACTCTCGGTAACTCCCTTATTCTGGAAGAGCTTACGGATGAGGAATTCGATAAACTCCCGGATAATCAGGAACCTCCGAAGCAGTATTCCCAAGAAGAGATATACAACCTCATTAAGGGTACGGCGAAGCCGACAAGTACGGATGCCCTGCGGGAGTACAAGAAAGAAAACCCGTTCTGACATTTTCCCGATTTTTCCCTTGACTTTTCCCCATCTATAGGGTATAGTACAAAGGTAGACAACAGCCTTGGAGACAAACATGGAAAAGAATGAAAGAAATGCCCAGTCGGATTACATGGAGCCTCACGTCCCTTGCCTCCACTGTCAGCACCTTATCAGTGTCGGAGGTAACATCAAGTTTAGCGGGTGGACGTGCAAGGCGTTCCCGGAAGGTATCCCGACGGTTATCCTGAAAAACCGGATTAACCACAAGTCTCTTGTGGATCTCTTTCCGGGACAGAATCCGGAGTTTTTCTTCAAAGGGAAGGAAAAGGACGGAAAGACCTTCGATTACGATGGGAATCTTATCTAAGTCGTTGTGCGGCTTAGACTTACCAAAAAGAAACGGGGTGATGTGATGTGGCTCTTTACGCGATTTGGCTTCTTCTCCTCTGTGCGGGATCACAATTCCAACCAACAGCTCATCCGTGCGCGGTGCGTTGAACACTTGGAACGGCTGAAGACGGAATATCCGGAACTTCTCGGTGACTATGACATTATCACCGATGAAGGAACGGACTACGCGGCCCGTATCCGGGTTCCCAGTGTGGTTTGGCTGGAACTGTCGGATGCGCTGGCTCAGGACGCAACGGAGTATGATAACTTCAAGGACGCGGCGTTTGAGACGGGAATCTCCAAGGGGTACGATATTCTGCTCCACGAGATTTGGAGTCTTGGTATCAAGCGGCTGTCCGAGATCCCGTCGCTGTAATAAAAAGTAATTGAAAAACCCATTTTGTGGTATAATCTTTGGCATAGCCTATCGGGCTATGCCTTTTTCATTTGAAGCAAGGAGTACACAGTGGAGAATCTTTTTGGACTGCATACGTTTGCAGACATGCTTATTCGGAAGTCCAGTTATTGGACGCGGGTAGATGGATCAAAATGGTGGCACAACCCCAAGACCCATGCCATTGAACCCTATAGCTCCCCTACACCTTCCATAGAGATCAGCCCGAAATCCCAGATGAAAAAGCTCCCGGAGAAGGCGCGGAAGATTGTAGAATCCAACCCGACTTCCGGACTTGGCGTTGCTATCAACCGCTTTCAAGAGTTGGAACCGGAGCGGCAAGCCCGCGTACTTGATACGTTGGCATCCCCGGCCAAGACCGTCATTGCCAGTACCGATATCGGAAATACCCTTGGAATCGACGGGCACAGTGAAAGCGGACTTGATGAACCACTTTCCCATAAGCTCTTTGAAACACTCGCGTGTACACAGCTTCCGCTGGAAATCGCGGCGGCAAAAGCTGTCTTGTGGAATTCTGCGGAAAATGTTATATACCCATTGATAAGAGTTGTTACCGGAATCTTCGGAGAAGATGCGGAACACATCTTTGATAGCACTGTTACGGAATTCCATAACAGTCTGGATAACGCCGTAAAGACTGCCGGGGAGACACAAAGCGGAATGCGCACCAAGGATGTCGAACATGGCGCACTTGGCGCGGCAGTAAAAGGATTTGAAGACGGGTTCTTTGATAAGCTTGACCAACTCATTGATAGGTAGAACAAAGCATGTTTGATACAGAAACGGTTAATGAAATCCTGACGGATGCGCGTGGGTTATCATCGGCGGTTATGGAATACTTTAACCTGTTCACACTAAAAGAGTTAAATGTTCTTCCGTTTATGGAAAAGGCCAGTGATGTACTCGATCTGTGTGGTATGTATCAAGAGGTATGTGAGATGTCTCCGCTTACCGCGTATTTTGCTCTAGCCCGGTGTCATTACCTTGCTGACGAATTAGACACAGAAATGTCGGTTATAGAGCAAGCTATCGCTGCAAAAGAACAGCGCGGAGTAACTACGCCGCTAGACGCGGGAAAGATCATTAAACATTGGAAAGACACCTCAAAAGACAAATATCCGGTAGACTTCAAAAAGCTTCGGGATACACTATCCCCGGAAACCGTGGTATCGGCCATAGGTGAATTACGCCGTAGTATTGACTATGATAATATGCCAGAAGACATGCAGACGGTAGCAAAAGCTCTTTTGGACGATTTATTGACGGAACCACAAGAGATGCAGATATTGGCCGTAAGAGGTATTCTCTGTATTAGTGTAGAGGATTAACTATGTCAGCACAGAACCAACCAACCGGGGCGGGAACCCCGCAGCCGAAACAACCCCCACAACAGCAAAAGCCGGAACAACCCACTCCGCTCCCTGCCAAGGATGACGACCCCAAGAGCCTTAAACAGAATCTTGTCGTGGCATTCAAAGATGTCATTGAATATGTCAAGACGGCAGATACGGCAAATCCTTCCGTTCTAGACCTCATTCAGTCCTGCATCGACGGTCTTGACGCGGTGTTTTCGTCATTAACCCATAGATTTGAACAACTTCCGGAATCCCCTGAATCCGATGAAGATCCAAATTACCAAGCCGAAGATGCCCAAGGGAGTGATATTCCCACCATGAAGAGCATAGAGCTTGGTGCGGTAGTCTTGGCTAAGGCGTTGGACTTCGCCGTCCCCGACGGGAGCGAGATTGTCCTTAATCCGACAGGCTCTTCCCGGTGGAAGGCCGTATCAAACTCCTTTGCAAGTGACCTTCATAAACTGACCGACGCGGTATCAGCGGATCAGAAAGTGCTTTTCTATATGCAAGCCGGTCTTTGCCTGTCTGCCCTGAATGAGCTTCTTAACTTCGTTTTTCCGATTATTCCGGACACGGAAGTCAAAATGTGGAAAAGAGTTATGATAGAATTAAGGGCAAATATGAAGAAAGCCATGAAGTCGATCAATGGCGGGAATGCTTCATATGCCAGAGCGTATGTCCGGAAGTTGTCGGACTGCTATGTGAAGTTGCAGGAACGGGTGAAGTTTCACGAAGCGAACATTGACAATATGACGAAGCGTATTCACGGTATCTTTAATAGGAGTTAATCATGTTTGAAGGTCTTTCCAAGTTGGTAAAGGGTTGCGAAGAGAAGGATATGTCGGTCGGCGCGGCTGACGCTCTCGCTTCCATGAACGGTCTTACCGACCAAGCCCCTGCAGCTCGCCCCGCTGTTGAAGGCGCGCAGGATTTGGACAATTATATCGTCGGTATCCCCTGCCCGACTTGCGGCGCAGTCTCCAATGTCTGGGGTCCGCGATTCCAAGAGTTTGCCGCCAACGGTGACTCTTTCCCCTGTCCGGCCTGTAATATGATGCTCAGGCTGGCCGACTATGCCAGCGGCCTTGATAGCCTCAAACAAGCCCTCCCGGAAGTGACTCAAGTTGTCCAAGCCACGGACAAGCCACTTGAAGAAATTGTCCTAAACCGTTTGCAGAAGGGGATTAACGGCTACCCGTCAAAGGATGAAATCGACCATAATCAGCGTACTATGGCGGCTAAGTCGATGGAAGACGAAGCCCAGATTCGCCAGATTTACGGGGATCCCCAGACAAGAGAACAGGAAAAAGGCGTTGTCCTCCGTGAATGGGAACGTATCAAGCACGATCAGGATTCCGGACTTCCCGACGAAGACGTATGGAAGAACCACCTTGACCGGATGCAGCAAATCGCCCGCGCCTGTAATAACCCGCGTCGGGCTGCTATCCGTGCTGCTCACTTTGAGCTGGAAGGTCTTACAACTGCGGCGGGTATCCTTCGTGACCAAGTGGAAGCCCTGAGCGGTAACGTCAATATGACCAAGGGGCTGAAAGATATTGCCCGTCTCGCTCTTGGCGGAACGTGGCTCAGAAAAGCCAATGAACCCGAATCGGAAGACACTGGTGACATAGACCAAGAAGAGCTGGATGAACTCATGGATCAGTTTATCCTTGACATGCTCGACGCCGGTCTGGATATGGACGAAATCGAATATTACAGCTACTTGGTCGCTGCGACTATGCAGAAGTCCAAGGGCGGTAACGGTTTAGAGAAAAGCTGGAAGTGGCAGCGCAAGGACGGTTCTTGGTGGATGACTGACCCCGAAGGCGGGAAGCCCATTCCGTATCGTGAGGGTGATACGTTCTCCCATTTTGCGGAAGGTGCTAAAGCTCAGCACGCCAAGAATGTAGCTGAAGGCAAGGTAAAGGCTATTGATCCGGCAGAATCCTATGGAAAGCTACCTGAAGAAGCACAACAGCGGGTGCAAGCTATTATGGCGCAGTTTGCCAAGGGTAAGAAGGGAATTGAAAGTATTCTTGAGAAGGCACATGCCCGTATCCAGCGCGTCAACTATCTCAAGGTTGGTCGGTTCCCGCCGGAAATCCTTAATAACCCAGCTTTTAAAGCCCAGAATGAACAGGTTGCCGCACTCGCGCATATCGGCAAGGCATATCTTAGCCGCGCTCTTCGTGATGATGTCACCCCGACTCAGAAGCAATTCTGGGCCGCGATTGCCCACGTTATGTCGGAAGACGCCATGCGGGAGTCCAAGAAGCGTAACCTGATTAACAAGCCGTTCTTTACAGCCGGTGAAGGCGCGGCCCCCGACATTCGTTCTGGAATCGACGTATTTGTGGGCCACCAAGCCGCAAAGTGGCGTGAGAAGGACATTAAAGCCGGGTTCTCGGAAGAGAAAGTCAAGGCAAAGATGATCGAACGTGCGCAGCACATCGCGGATCAGATGAATAACCCGATGAAAGCTCTTAGCCGTTCTCAGCAATACGAAGCTCTTGGGTTCCACGATCAGGCCAATATGTTCTACGCCCTGCATCAAGAGCTTATGGCGATGACACCGGCCCAGCGGAAAGAACGTTATCTCAAGTATCTTGGGAAGTCCAAGGCCCAGCGTGACGCTCTTAAGGCGGCTATTCAGGCCCGTAAGCTGGAACGCCAGAAGAAGAAGGGTGTCAAGGCTGAAGCCAAGCCAGCTAAGAAGAATGAGAATGCGCCCAAGGTAAGTCCTGAAGCGGCCCCGGCCAAGAAGCCAGAAGCACCTAAAGCCGATAATAAGGAAGATGCTCCGAAAGAAGATGCTCCTGAAGCCGCAAAAGCGGTTCCGGTTAAGGCACGCGGCGAAGCTATCGACATGGCAAAGGCCCATAATGATTCGGTTCCTGTAAACCCAAATAAGAAGCAGACGCTCAAGTTTGTCAATGACAAGCACGGCGGCGGGAATACTGTAGTGGAAGGGCCGGGATACAAGCTGTCAAATAACCTCTATATCCGTGATATGGGCGACAGGATGGCTCTTGTTCACGCTGGTAGCATGAAGTCTTTCGGATTGCGGAACGCGGACAGTCTGGATCAGCTCAAGACGCTCGCGAAGCATCTTGAAAGCTCTTACCCAGATGCTATTGCTGGTGATGAAAAAGCTATCTATAGCGTCCCGGACCTTGGTTCTAAGCTCGCCGACTTCTACAGTACGGGCAAATGGCCCGAAGCGGCAAAAGCCGAATCTAAGAAATCGGAAGCTCCGAAGGCAGAAGCCCCGAAAGCTTCAGCTCCGAAAGAGCCTAAGAAGGACGAAGCCGGTAAAGAAGACAAGGCTCCCAAAGCTGAAAAGGCTCCCAAAGCTCCCAAGGCCGAAGGTGGAAAGAAAGGCGCGGATGGGGTAAACGTCCAAGCCCTGAATAGTCTCTTCAACGGCAAGGATAAGTACGAATCCTACGATGAAAGCGGTCTTGAAGCTATCCGCCAACTCGCCATGCAAAAGAAGAATGTTCTCCCGGCTGGCGCGCCGCAAGCGATTATTGAAGACGTAGCGGCGGAACTCAAGAAGCGTAACAAGGCGAAAAAGTAATGGACGGAATGGTTCCGCTATCAGTAAGAGGTGATATCAAGAAGAAATCCCGCCAAAACTTCTCCGGGGGTGGCGGCGGGAATGAGCCTCGCCGGGATCCGGTAAGGGACGCGACACAGTTCAACTTCGCTCCTGCACCGGCACCGGCAAAAGCGGCTACGCCAAAGGTTCCACGGATGCCAAAAGCACCGGAACCTCCGTCGGATATGTTGTTGGATAACGAGCCTGAATTTGAACAGCCTCGTGGTACAATACCTACGCCGAGTGAGTTATCAAAGGCGTTGGATTCGTTGGATAGATTTACAAAGGAAGTACGCCGTGGCAAAATTTAAATGCCCCCACTGTGGGGATATTGTAGAATTGAAGGTATTCTTGAAAGACATTACACACGCCAAGACCCTTGATCCGGACGCGGAAGATATTGTTGGAGCTATTGCCAAAGCTTTTGCGGACGCCGTTGAAGACAAGGAAAGCCCCAACACCGTTGCCAGAGTGTCCACCCGCGTCAGAAAGCAGTCCGACGCCCTTTCTGGGCTGTACGGTGATATGCTTTCCGACCTTATGGATAAGCGGGAAGCCGCAGTCCAAAACGGGGAAGTCAGGAAAATGCGGGCGGAAGACTATGAAGACGAAGGAAACCAGTATCTCTCGGAAGAAAAGGTATCTACCGGAGAAGCTATTGCGGCCAAGATGAATAAACTCTTTGGAGGCTAGTATGTTCACAAAAGATAGTAAGTCAGTCGTCGGGATTTTCGGTAAGTCGTTGAGTAAGCAGGTAGTTAAGAAAGACGACATCCGCGAACTCGGCAAGTCGGCTATGGAACACCTGAATAAGTCGATTGTCATGAAAAGCAGGAAAGATCCCCACGGAGCTATTTCATCCATCCGTAAGAGCTGTTGGTATCTCAATGAGGTCATCAAGGCTCTTGAGTTGGCTACCGGCGTGAAGCTTGAGAAGTCGGCAGATCAATCCAATACTGTCATGGATAGGGTAGATTCCGCGTCGGATTGGATCAACACGGCTAATGAAAAGGATATCTATGGCGTCCTTGATGGCTGTGTCGGCGCACTGAAGACGGCTATCTCCGCTCTTACAGTAGCGGCGGAATCTGTTACGGACGACGAAACGGTAACGAAAGACCTTTTCTCCAAGGTAACAGAGCGCGGTATCTATAAGGCTTGGCAGCACGCCGACGGGACGTGGTGGGATCACGGGGATAACGGGCAGATTACACAGGTACAAGCCCCCGGATCGAGTACAGCTCTCGATAAGCCAACCTGTCCAGAATGCGGTGCCGAGGTTGATAAACCCGGACTCTGTGAGAACTGCAAAAACACGATGTCGGCGGCATCAAACGAAGGCAGGCTCCAAGGAAACCTCCGTTATAAAGATACCGGAGAGGTTTCTTCACTCCCGCAAGGCGAATACTAGACACGGTAAGGAAATGTGCGATGTCGGCTGAAAAGACCGAAGAAGAACTCTTAAGAGATTTGGTGCTTATAGACAAGGCAATACGAGAGAAGGAAGCTGTCGGGCATCCCGGAACTTACGGGATGCCTGATTTGCTATACCCAAAGGGGTTCAAGCCCGGATTACCTACTTATGACATAAAAGGACTGCATACGTCTGCACCCGGAGAGGATTTCCCCGATGGCTGGACGCGGGAACCATTAGAACAAGAAGAGACTGACCTTGAGTACAAGACAAGGCAGGACAATGATTTAATGTCGTTCCTAGAGGCGAATATCTACGTAACCAAGGACGGAAAACGAAGATATTTCCGGGTGATTGACAAGATCAAGCCGTTTATCTGCGACGTGTTCTTTCTCCGCTCAAAGAAGGTGATTGTCTGGAAGCCCCGTGGTGGCGGTGGGTCTCTTGGCGCGTCCGTCCTTATTTGGCTTCTTATGATCTACCATAAGCGGTCTGTTCTGGACATTTCAGGTTCCGGCGAACAGTCAAAAGTCGTGTATAACTACGTCTGCCAATTCTGGGAATGTATCCCCGGACTTGCCGAGGGTATCCTGACTGACGAACCTCTGAAAGAAGAAACCAGACTGAAAAACGGGGTGAAACTCCTTGTAAAGCCCGGAACAGAAAAGCAAGTCCGTGGTAAGCATATGTCTACTCTGGCTATCGATGAAGTGTGTCAGGAAGACGCCCGCGTAGAACTCGCTTTCCGCGCCGCACTCCAAACGGTTCTCTCCGAAGAAGATTCCATTATCCTGCTATTCTCGACATTCCACCTCCCGTCGGGCCTGTTTCAGGAATACTGGGACATGGCGGAAGAAAAAGGATTCACGCGGGTTAAGTGGAACGTATTCGATACCATGCTTCCCTGTAAGCGCGGTCTTGAAGAGGCCACCGCCGATGATCCAAAGGCATTGTGTTATTGTGAGAAATGTGATTTGACAATCCCAGAATTCACGACGGATGACCGTGGCAGAAAGGTTCAAATCGGGTGGGCGTGGTGTCACGGTCAGGCTAGGACTTCTCAAGGCTGGGAGTCATATGACAAGATCGTAGCTGCAATGCGAATGAACATAGGAACAAACGTATTCTCGACCGAGTTTTCGTGTGAAAGGCCAAACTACAGTAATTCTATCTACGGCCCGGAAGTCGTTGACAAGGCTCTAGCTGATTTGGTACCGATGTCAGAAGACGGGGAACTCCATGTCGGTATCGACTGGGGTATCCAATCCAAGAACTCCCTTGCTATTACCTTGGTGGAAAGGCGGTTAGAACATCTTTTCGTCCATGAGGCGGTATTCTGGGATCATAAGCTTGTATCGGACGTGGTTATCCTCTTGAATGAGTGGACAGAGAAATACCGGAAGCCACTGAAGATCTATTGTGACCGCTCCCACCCGTTTAACAATGCCGATCTCAGGAAAGCGGGGTTTGAGGTAAATCCTGTAGATTTCGGTACTTACAAGAATATCGGTATCTCCAACATATCCAAATATATGATCTTCCGGCGGATGAAAATCAACCGCAATCTGGGTGTTCTTATTGGACAGTTGAAGAAATATCGGTCAGACGACGCCGGTAAAGCACTCAAGATAGATGACCACGGCCCGGACTCCCTTATGTGTGCCTGCCTTGACTGGAAGTTTGAGAATCTTTTCGGGGAAGATGCACACCGCATAACCCTAGAGGATTTGAGATCCCAAGAGGAAAAACAGGCCATGTTGAATGCCAAAAAGGTCAATATCGCTGCCCTGATACCCAAGGACATAACTTCAAGAATTGCAATTCCTAAGAATTTTGGGATAAATGGACTTATGCCGTAGTTGTTTTGTCGGAAACCCGTTAGTACAATAAGCTTATGAACTTACCTATTTTCCTAATGTTAGGGAAGTAAACAGGAGGATACACAATGAACGATTCAGTGCTTGATGGTCGCCTTGGGATCACGGTTTCCAAGGAATTCTCCCCGTGTTGCGGTGAGACGATGATGAAGTGGTTCCCCCGTTCACAAGGCGAACGCCGGGAATGCTGCTATTGCGGCAATAAGTTGAATGCGGTCAAGGCCAAGGAATTCCACGATTCCCAGTATACCGGTCAGTGCCTCGAAACGTCCGGTACGATTGCCAAATCGCGGGAAGTCCACCTTCAACAGGTCTGGTTTGCCAAGAGCATCTTCAAGAGTGCAGACGTATGCAGTCAGTGGCTCATTGCAAAGAATATCCAGACCAGCACTTGTGAAGAGTCGGATGCGTTCTACTGCTTTAAGGGTATCGACTGCGTTCCGGGTTCCGAGCGGGTGATTTATGTCTCCAAGGGTATCCTTGGCGTCATTGGTCTTGAAAAGGATGCTATGGGCGCGGCTGATTTCACGTCCGGCGGGAGCCTTGCTCCGGCTCAGGGTGATGAAACGACTACGGAAGAATCGACCACTACCAGCGAAACGACCACAGAGAAATCTCTTGTCGATCTGGTAAACGCCTTTTTCCCGGCCTAATTATGCTTAACTTTGACCCGATTTCAGTCCTGAATAAGTCCGCTTTTACGGAGTCTGAAGTCCGCAAAGCGGGCGTTGATGCCATTAGGCGTATGCTGACTGATAATGGGTATTTTAATATCCAGCTTGATGATACCGCCCACCAATGCCTTGCTGAAGCAGTGCTCCAAAATGCACAGATCATAAGCAAGTCCACCGGCGGTATCCTTATCCGAAAAGCTGGCAGGGAAGCTCCCGCCGGTGTTGGCCCGGATAAGATCAAGATCGGTGATTCAGTCCAGCTATTGAACTGGAAGCCAATGGGTGTCAAAGGTGCCAAGATCGACCTGTTCCCGAAGGGCAAAGTAACCAAGACCTATTTTCGTAAGTGTCTGGTAAAATCGGGAGATAGGGAAGAACTTGAAGATCGTCTTGAAGCGGTAGAGCTTGACGGTAAAGGCCCGGAAGACGTGGTGATGAAGGATGGCAATAAGCTGCCATACATTTTGAAAGACAGCACAATCATTATGAGGTATCCGGATATGGCGCAGCCGTCCGGCGAAACAGATCATGTATCCTATGGAATCATTTAAGGAGGTAACAAACATGGGTAAAGCTAGTATTGCGCGTAGCGGCAAGGGTTCGACGGTCTCCAAGGGTGGAGTCGCCCGTAGCGGTAACATGACCCTTTCCAAAGCTCTTCCGGGTTCTATGGTTGAAGCCAAGGGCGAAGGTCGGGTTTCCTCGAACATCCCCGGCGCGGCTGCTCAGGGTGTTCCCGATGCCAACGGTAAGGACGAAGGTGCGTTCGCCCGTGAAGGCAATGAGAACATGGAAAGCACGGCTGTCCAGATGGCTCGCGGTCAGGTCAGCTATGGCCCTGCCGAGTCGAATCAGGTTGCCCGTACCGGTGGTCAGGTCGGTCTCAGCCCGAATCAGGTTGGTGCGTGGAGTCAAAAGGCTACCAAGTAACAGCCGCTAGGAGGTTACAATGGGCTATTTTGATTACAAAGTGGTTAATCTGAGGGATATGAGTCCTGACGATCAGGAAAAAGCGTTTAATGACCTTGGGCATAATATGTGGAAATTGGTATCTGTTTATGACCGTTTAGCCTATTTTGCACGCGGCCCTGAAGCTATTGATCAGATTCATCCCGATTACGGCACGGATGCTGCCGGGGCTGATAACAAGAACTATAAGCTAGATCAGCCCCAGAATTCCCGTCTTTTCTCGTCTATCTCGTCACAGGACGGAAAAGATGCTCACGCTCACAGAGTGCGGGTAGTTATTCTAGATGATGAAGCAATAGGTGATTCTTGGGTAGAGGAAGTGTTCGGCCATACCCACGATGTCAAGGAACTGGGACTTCTCACAAAAGCCGACGGCCATACGCACACGTTTGACGTTGATCTTGGCATGACTGAAGAAGAAAAGACGGATGACTAACCAAGAATTAAGTACAGGGAATGAACTCAATAGGGGGTGTAGTGTAAAAGCTACCCCCCTGTTGTCCTTAAACGATCATGGCCGCTTCCAGCTTGCCATGCGGCTGTCACCTATTACCCAGATCATGAAATACAATGAAAAAGACCGTTCACCATATCAGGTAAGGCTTAATACGGATATGGACTTCCCGCCTGTGCATTCCAGCCGGTGTGTCTTCAAATCACAGAAGGCCAATGACAAAGAGGGGAAATACTTCAGGGAAGCTATGGATTTGGCTATCCCGACGGCCCGACGGGAACTCTTGGCGTACAATATCGACCTTTGCTGTAATTTCGGACTTGTCCCTCCGGTGGTATGGCGGGAGATACCCGGACACGGCTCAGGATCCCTTCAGGCATGGACACAGGCACAGTCTGGTAGCTATTGGCGGCATAACCTTGGATACGACTATACAAAATCCGCATACAACCCGTGGTTGCACCGGCTTGTAGCTTTCGATATACTTATAGGTAACGTAGACCGGCACGCCAAAAATTGGCTAATGGATGATAAGGGAAGGGTTTACGCTATTGATAATGGGTATTCATTCCCGAAGCGGAACGATTGTAGATTCATCTCAAGCCTCCCGCTGAAAGGTCTCATAGGAAAGCCGCTTTCCAAGGATGTAAAGGATCTTTTGAACTCAATCCAAGTAGAACGGCTGAGAAAAGCTCTTGATGAAGCAGGATTCCGTTGCCGTGAAGAGTCAGGAGTGCTAAGACGGTTGAATTACCTAAGAGGTCTTCAACAGTGGCAGCCGGTAGGACGGGTAACTCAGGACTAAAATTGCAGACGTATGCAGTAGGAGGAAGAAAATGGCACAGACATGGTTTGCTAAGACACCCACAGTAATTGCGGATACACAAGGTAAAAGCTCAATGGTGGCTACTTTCGATGCCCTTGAAACCAAGATTGAGTCGGCGTTCGATGATACTTCAGATGCTATGGACGCGGCTGCGGTTGGTGTTCTTACCTATAAGGGAACAGTGACCGGGGACGCTGATTTTGTGGCTATCCACGCTGCCGGTACTCTTGCGGTAGGCTTTCTGTATTCGGTTACGGCGGAAGCCGAAGATGTTGTCACTGGGCAGACATTCAGTGCCGGTGATGAGATATTCTGGGCTGGTGCTACTTGGCTGTCGTCACAACTTCCCATACCTACACCTGTTGTGACAGCAGACGCAGATTTTACGGTTGACTATCTCCTCGCCGGGGATGCAAGCCGGAAAGCCCTGACATCTACTATAAAAGTGACCGATGTTATCGTTCCGCCAGCCACAAAGGTTCTTTGGGTAGATGCAAATCGTGTTGATACCTATACGGCTGATGGAACTATCCTTCGTCCATTCACCACAATCAATGCCGCCGTAGCTGTTGCTACTATCGGAACGCTCATCAATATTGCAAGCGGTGCCTATACTGAAGATATCGTTCTTCCTTCAGGCGTGTCCTTGCACGGTTCAGGAAACTCAGCTGTCTCCATTACAGGGGATGTCACGGTTTCTGTAGGAAATCCGGTTAGTCTCCGGTTTATCGTGTTCTCCGGTAATACCAAGGCGTTGACTATCAATGCGTCATGCTCCATGTCAGACTGCTATATAGCGTCGAGGCTTGCCGTTGGTGGTGATGCTGTCGTGCAGTCTTGGAATACCCATGTTATCCCCGCTGCTTCGGATGTACAAGCGATTACAATGACAAGCACCGGCAAGCTGCAAATGTTCCTTGGGACAATTGCATCCACCGGCACGGCTAATGCCATCGTTCAGACTGGCGGGCGTCTTGTGCTGAATACCATGATAGTAAGCTCTGCTGCTCCTACCGGGACTATTTTGTCTACCGGCGGTACTGTTATCGGGATAGCGGTGCAGCTTATCAACACACTCGGCGGCAATGCTGCTGACGTGTCCGCTAACGGTGCCGTTGCTACCGATCCAAACATGCTCCTAGGCGTAATATCTGTTGGCAATGTGGTTTGTGGTGCCAAACCTACGTCTGTAGAGGGTGTTCAATTCATTTCTGCTGGTGCCTTATCAGGTACTGCGATAACTTTCCGTGGGTCGGATAATATCAGCTATTCCCCTGCTGTTGTCGCCGATTGGAGTGGTACAGCACCGGTGGATGTCAAAACTGCCCTTGATCGTATTGCTGCGGCAGTTGGCCCTATTGCATAGAGTAGCGGTAATAACAATGGATAATCAAGGAGCATACTATGGCTAATCAGAATTGGTTTGTAGCATAAGAAACAGCTATTCAGGACTCACAGACAAAGAACTCTTTGTCAAACACTTTTGACAATCTGGAACAACGTATTCAGGATGGTTTTGACGATGCTGATGACGAAATCACAGCAAAACAGGTTCTTGCCAACACTATTGATACCGGAACTGGCGCGTTTGTGATGAGTGTCATGGATGCCCATGTCGGAACTACAGCACAGCGGCCAACTTATACCAAAGCAAACGTTGGGTATCGCTACTTTGATACAACCCTGAGCAAGCCAATTTGGAGAGCTACCGCTGGTTGGGTCGATGCTACTGGTACGGCTGTCTAATAGCTATAATGGGTTGTATCAGAACAGGAGGAACGTATGGCACAGACATGGTTTACGATACAGCCTTTTGAGATGGTAGAAGGTCGTCGGCCCGCTCTTTTTGAGGCGTTTGACACACTACAATTCCGTATTAAGGACGCTTTTGATGATACCTCAGATGCGGTAACAGCCGCAATCTTTGGTATTTCCGGTGCTGTAAATACCTATGCGGAATTGCCCGATCCGGCAACGTTGGAACCAAAAACCATTTATATTGTCCGCCAAAATGCGGGATCCCCGTCGGGGAATGGTCTGTACTGGGTTCAACTTGTCGGCGGAGTCCATCAGTGGGCATTCCTTGACGCCCTGAATATGCAGGACGCCTCGGAAGTTGAGTATGACAATGCGGTTTCGGCTATTCCGGCAACAAATGTCCAAGGCGCTGTCGACTGGCTGAAAGCTCATGGTGGCGGTGGCGGTGGAACGTCTTACAAGATCTTTGTCAAGACCATTGACGCTACAGATATGGCAAATAAATGGTTTACCCTTCCGTCGGCCCCAATAACAGAGACGGATAATATTATGTCCATAAGAAACGCTCCCAGCATGACTTATGGCTTGGATTACGCAGTAAATATCGCCGGTCCAACGGTTATGTGGAACGGCCTTGGAATCGACGGAATCATTGATGTAGGTGACGTAGTAACCATTATGTACAAGGAGAGCTAAGAGATGATGACACAAACGAAGTGGATTGCGAATAACGCAGTCACAGCGGCGAAGATTAACACGTCCGCCATTGGCAACGGTCTTCAAGGTGCCGGTGGGACGGCTATCTCGGTTAAGCCGAAGGAACTCAGTGGTATTACCGTAGATGCTGACGGCGTGAGTGCAACAGTAGATGCGTCCACCATCAATGTGAACGGTTCCGGTCAGCTCTATATTCCGAACAGTGGCGTGACTTCCACGCAAATTAGTCAGTCAAGCAACTTTGTTTGGACAGGTATCCACAATTTTACCGGCGCAACCATTACTGTCCCGACCATCACTGGCGGCTCTAATGCAAATGCACCTACTACAAAGGCTTACGTCGATGCCATCGCCGAAGGTATTAGCTGGAAGAACTATGTCAAGGCAGCTTCCGCTGGCTCTGATTTGACACTGAGCGGTGAACAGACTGTTGATACCGTGGCTCTTGTTGCTGGCGACCGCATTCTGGTAAAAGATCAGACAGACGAAACATAAAACGGTATCTATGAGGTATCCACAACGGCATGGGTGCGTACAGCCGATGCCAACACCGGTGAAGAGCTTGTAGGCGCGGCAGTTATGGTAGCAGACGGATCTGCAAACATCAATAAGCAATTTATTCAAACCGCGACTTCTATCACGATTGGTGTCACAGACATAACTTTCGTACAATTCGGCGGTGGTCAGACATATACAGCCGGGACTGGTCTTACTCTGATTGGAAACCAATTCAGTGTCGTTATGGGTGCCGGTCTTAAGGAACTCCCGACCAATGAAGTCGGTATCGACCTTGCCACAAACAGCGGTCTTACGGTTGGTGCTGGTGGCTCTGCCGATCAGCTTGCGATTGACCCGGATACCGAAACCGGAGCGACGGTTGTTCCGCTCAACCTCAACTCCAATGGTGCTGGTATCTTGGTTGATAACGCCACGGTAACGAATAACTCTGGCACATTGAATGTCAAGGCCGACGGTATCAATGAAACCCATATCGACTTTGGTTCTGGTGCCAATCAGGTGGATAGCTCAAGCGTTCCTGTGGATTCCACATACACCCCGGTAAATTACACGCCGAGTATCACCTATGCCGGTATCACCAATCACCTAAAGGGTATTGATACCGCTATCGCCGGTGTCAGTACGGAATCTACCAAGCAAGTCGGTCACACGATCACCGTTGGTGAGAATACCGCTGGTTATATCGACATCTCTGGATGGTCGTTTATCCCCAAGAACGCTCAAAGCGTCCGGATTTTCCCGCTTGGCGGCCCGGAACAGGCCAACTACAGCGTGGTAAGCGGTCTTTCTGGTGTTACTCCGGACTTTGAAATCGACCTTACCACGGACGCGGAAAAGATCATCATCAATGCCGCTGGTGGCCCGACTGTTACCCTGAGTGGTGATCTGACAACCGGTGATAACATCGTAGTAGCTTACGTTGCCTAAGACTCTCAATCGCCGGGGGTAGCCAATCCCCCGGTATTTTTGAGGTAGCCATGCCGTATATCAAGAATATCCAATCTACCGTACTCACACTGAATATCCCGCTTACTGGGAATAGAATTATCCTTTTCCCGGACGAAATCAGTGAAGAAATCACGGATGAAGAGTCCTTGGCTCCGGAAGTCCAGCGCGCCGTCCGGAATAGGGCGGCTGTGATACTGGATTCGGTTGAAACTGCAAACGTATGCAGTCGCCTTGTCTACAAAGGTCTAGCCAAAACGGGGACATTCCCGACAGGCCCGGAGAAGGGATGGCTGGTAGCGGCGTCCGAGAATTGCACAACTCCGGATGCACAAAGCATGGAAACCGGGTGGATTGCGCTGTATAATGGCTCTAACTGGTATGTATATTGTGGGTTATAACTATGTATCTGTATAACAAGTCAAAGAACATCATAGACCTCCCCACAGGCGAAACACTCTTTCCGGGGTGTTTCAGCTCTTACATATCAAGTGTTGTAAATCCGTTTATGCAGCAAATTATCCGGTCAGGGTCGGTACAAGTCCTGAATGACCTAAACCGGTATGAAGCGGTCGGATATAGGATTCCTTTCTGTTATGCCGGGAACATATCCAAATCCAATGAATTTCCTTCCCGTTTGGAAGTCCAAGACGGGATGCTCTACATAATCACGGCGGATACCATAGACGGAAACCCGGAAAAGACCAATACCGGGAAGACCTTTTTGGATGGACAGACAATCATTTGGTATCATGGAGATTGGTGGGAGCTGTCAAGATGTGACACAGAACCCGATTATTATCACTGGGGTGCCACATATTCATGTGATACCCACACTTGGACGGTTGTTCTGGTAAGTGTGGATAAGATAGGTCCGGAATCGGATTGGTCATGCGCCGGATTATCTTGCACACGGACTACCTTATCCTCCACTCCACCGGCGGCCCCAACAGTAACACCGGTATGTCCGGAACAGCTTGATATCTATGACAGTTGTACGGAATCGGTGGATATTTATGAGCGTTGCACGGATCCTGTGGATCTTGTTGATATTTATGAAGTTTGTGACGACCCAGTACCGCCGGAAGTTTTGGTGGATATTTATGAAGTATGCGCATAGGAGAGCAAAATGGCAATTATTCTTCCACACACAACGTCAGATATCCAATTCTTCCGCTCAAACGGGGTGTGTTATCGTAGAACCGACTGGGGCGTTGAAGGCACGCCTGATACGTCGTGGGACGAAATTGTAGACACGCCGTATAATGACTTCGGTACTTATGCTACGTGTTCTGATTGTCAAAACGCGGTGTCCGTCCCACCGACATGCCCGTGTACTACTGATACTTTTACACAGGTGGCAAACAGCACTATCCCTTCTTGCGGATATACGTTAGATCCTATCTATAGACAATATAGACTAAACTTTGCTAATTTCCAACCATGTCCGGACGCGTTCACTCAGGTTGTGTCTGAAGATCAACCATTGATGACTGATCTAATAAATGCACAACCAATCTCACAGTGTAATTGGAAGTGGACTGTAGATTATGTAAATGAGTCATCCCCCATTAGGATACCGGGAACATTGCTAGCTCCAAAAGGTTGCGGCCCTTCCGGTTGTGGTGCGGGTATGTATCTACATCTTAAACCGGGGGTAGCGTGGGTATTCTACTTTTCTATGTCTTCTTCTGGATCGGGGTGGAGTTGGAGTTCTACTCACGTATGGATTAAAACAACAGGCGTTACGCCCGCTGGCGTGTATACGGCGTTGCCTTGTGGGACGGATGCTTCTGGCTATGGGATTGCTGGTACAAGCAATGCGCTAGCCCCGTCTTCTTTTGTTATAGAAGCCGTAATACCATAAGGAGAACAACATGGAATACCCATGTATGGAAGCTACAGACAAAGAAGGTCTTATCCGGTGCAAACTCAATAAGTTTGGCGGTATGCCGGATATCAACGTATGTCTAAAAGCCTGTAAAGGTGATGCAGAGAAGTATCTTGCAAGTATTTATAAACCTTCTTACGTGCCAAATTGTCAGTACCTTGGAGAAGACGGTAAATCATGTAGCGACAAGACGGTTATAACCGAAGTATGTCCGAAGATCAGTGGCGGATCCTGCCGCCACTATCTACCCGGAAAACTTCCAGATTGCGGGTGTAATAATGGTACAGATCAGACTTCCAGTTAATGCCATACCGATTCCGAACTTCCGTTCTGGCCGGGTATGCTATAACCTAAGTAGTCACGATGTAACCGGCTACCGAACGGGCGACTGGGAAGATTACACATCTCAATACGATTATTCGACTTATGACGATTGTCCGGATTGTATAGCGACCGCATACGTATGCAGTACCCCTATCAACTCAGGGTCGGTTCCGGCGTACTCCGCCTATACAAGCCAACTGGACTTTACTAGCAGGCCAACTACCATTACCCTCGGTACTACGGTATCAAACGGCCTTCTTGTACTGTCCAAAGAGGTTCCGACAATAACCTCAAACAGCCTAACTGTCGCACACGGATTTGTCATTATCCCCACTACAAGTTTGGTGGATTGTGTCTCTTTTACGCTCACCGTGGGTAGCTATAGCGTTGTGTTGAACGGTACGGTAACTGCGGAACAGCTCACGTATGCCTTGGACGCGGCCAGAATTCCATATATCCAATCCGGCGGGAGCATAACATCCAATGATCTGAAGACGCTGACATTTTCCTTTGAGCCGTTGTCGATCAACGTATCTTTCGTAACTTTTAACAGCTCCGGTACCGTGGCGATAACCCCGACATGCTCTTTTATGCCCGTCATATCCTACCTTAAATGGGTGGCGACCTATGATTGCGCAAATGCCAGATGGTCACTGTCCTCATCGTCAAGCACCGGCCCGGAATATCCGTGGTTTGATAACGATCCTACTGGATATGTAAGAGTTAATAAACAGTCTTATCTTTCACCAGACCTAGGCATTCTGCCAGTACCAACGTGCTATTTCTACTGGCAAGCCATGTATAACTGCTTTACAAGCTCTTGGTCTGTAACGCTTACCTACGTTGATACCACAGGGGAGGTACAGGATTGGACAGACTGGGGCGTATATTATGTCAAAGTCACAATAACTCCGGCAGTCCCGGCCCCACCGGCGGTAACGCCGTCATGCTATTACTACTGGTCGAGCTACTATGACTGCGGGACATTGACTTGGAGTACCCCGAATCCTGATTTCGTGGATACTATGGGTTTTGAACAGCCTTGGTCGGTATGGGATTATTATGCAAACTGCGTAACCACAACAAGTTCTGTACCGGACGTTCCTACTGATGTTCCGGTATGTTAGGAGGCGAAAATGGCGTCACTTGATGACTTTCTGACCGAAGCTGATACCAATATGGCGGCACTGAAAGCAGCTTGGGAATCTCTTTCAAACCCGGAAAAGATCAAAGCCGGTCTTATTCTCAGAAGAGCTTTCAGTTCCATAAGCGAGATGTTCCCGGAACCTACGGAGGAAAACAATGGCTAATCCGTGCGATTATCCCATTGATTTACACGGGATTGCTTCTTCTCCGGCATCAATACCGGATAGGAAGATCCTCTATACCGGATATGCCTTTCTGGTAGATACGGCTTTCACTTGTCCCATAACAAGCATCGTTTTCAAGGCTGGAGACCTGATATTCTGGGACGAAGCCTATAGCACGGGGACTTGGAGAATAATGCGGGATAATATCCCGGAATAGTAACGTTGTTGAATGTAAGTCGTTGAAAATGTAAGATTAACGGTTAGGGTAAAGTAGTAACTTCCAAGGCACCCTAGTAGAAGTCCTTGCTATTATTGCAACTAAGTGTGTTTGTTCACGTTGTCTACAAAAACAGAAAAAGGAGTCTTACGATGTCGATGTCTCACAAGAAGGTTCTGGGCGATAGCCAAGTTGTCACGATCAAGGGTAATTACTCGGAAGGTCTTGGCGATATGCAAGTCACCCGCGATGCGGTTGTTGCTCTCGCTCAGGAAGTCAATGACCTTTACACGATTACCTCCGCGTCTGCCGACTTTGCCGCGTTTAAGGCTGCTCTTGCCGCTCGCGGCCCGCTCAAGTACATCACGTTCATTTACTAAGAGAGAGGCCGATTATGTCAGTGGTCGTGCAGGAAGTCTTTGGCGGGGTTGCTGGCGTAACGCAACAGGTGGGGCCGACGTTTCAATACTCGGCCTCACCTTGGCGTATTCTGGCTATGTTTGGTGCCGGAACCGGGACTGTAACCCTCAAATGTGGCGTATCACCCAACGTCTATACCATTCTGGAAGATACTTTCACGGATGAACGTATCCTTCCAACGGTAGATAATCCTTTCCCTATTACGGTAGGCAATTCGGTAGTTACGTGTGAACTCACCGCCGGTTGTGCCGTCCGTCTCGTCTATGAGGATAATATCGGATAATGTCTGAAGAAGACGCCCTTGAAGTCAGCCCTATTGAGAAGATGCGGCTCGGAGATACCTCTGTTGACAATATGATGGGGGTACTCGGACAGCTTCACTTGTCCAAAGGGAACAACAGACTCGCTCATTATCGTGATGACAGAACAGGGAAACAGGTCTACCGGGATACCGGCGCGGCGGCCAGCCGTCAACTTACCGGGGATCCTTTCAAAGAGCTTGCCGGTGGTGAATATGTCGAACCCCAGCATAATCCGGAAGTCCTAGCCGCTACGGTTGAAAATAACACCCGTCTTGGTAGGTCAATCCGTACTTATGCTAGAAATACGCTCGGTTTGGGTTGGCACATTGAACCTAAGCTCAAAATCACCAAAGAGACGGAAGAAACGGTCAAAGAACGGGTAAAACAGCAAACCGCTATCATTGATCGCCTGTTTTCCAACCCTAATGAGGACATGCCGACCAATTCAATCTTCTACAACCTCAAAGTTGACGAAGAAACCACCGGTAACGGCTATCTCGAAATTGTCAGAAACATTTATGGGATAATCACTAATATCTACCATATTCCGGCCATTACGATGCGGAAGCGGGTGACTACAGACGATAACGGGGATAAAGAAGTACACGGATTTGTCCAGATTCAAGGCAATGACAAGGTGTATTTCAAGGAATTCGGTGATACCCGACCGATGTCGGCCAGTACCGGTGAGTATTTCAAAGACTCCAACGTTGATCCTGATGATATGGCTACCGAAGTCATTCATTTCCGGCTCTACACACCCATGAATTACTGGTACGGCGCGCCCCGTTATATCTCGGCAGCCCCGGCGATTACTGGTAACAGATTTGCGGCTATCCGGAATGTCAAATTCTTTGAGAATGACGCGGTTCCCCGTATGGCGGTCATGGTATCGGGCGGAAAACTGGGTGCCGAAACCCTGCAACAGATCGAGGATTATTTCAAGGGTAAGTCCCTTGGACTGGAAAAGTCCCATAACTGCCTGATTATCCAAGCGGAACAACAGAATACAGGCTTTGACAAGTCCGGCGGCGGCCCGACCATTGACCTAAAACCCCTCACGGTAGGCGTTACTGAAGACGCCTCGTTCCAGACCTACCGGGAAGCCAATGACGAGGAAATCCGGGAGTGTTTTGGTATCGGTCAGGTGTTCTTTGCCAGTGACTCTACCAATAGGGCATCGGCGGCCTGTAGCCGCGAAATCACCAATGAACAGGAATTTGAGCCGGATCGGTTGGAAAAGGAATACATTATCAACCAAAAGCTCATTCCGGCCCTTCTTGGACTTAAATCGGACGAAATCGTAGTTACTTTCCGGTTTGAACGAATGAAGCTTACAGATCCTCTGGATTTGGCCCGCATGGATCAGACCTATGCCGCTCTTGGCGCGTTGACCCCGAATGAACTCAGGGAATCAATCGGTAAAGATCCTTATCCGATGGATTATGCTTTCGCCAATAAGCCGATTCAGGTCAGTATGGCCCAGATGACGCTCCACCAGTCCGAAGCTGTCAAGGATGACTGGAAGAATGAACGTCTTTATACCAAGGAAATGAACAAGATCCAGCAACAAGGCCAGCAACAGCCCGGAGCCGGTGGCGGAATGCCCGGTATGGGCGGTGGAATGGGCGGCGGTATGGATATGGGTGCCGGAGACGCAATGGGTTTGGATGACATTTTCGGCGGACTTGGAGACAATGCCGGAGAAGCCCAAGACCAAGGCGGTCAAGACGAAAATGCTGAAAAAGAAGTGACCGCAGAGGTTGGCAGTGGATATAACCGTAATACCTATGGTAACATTGAACTTATGAAGATCCAAAGCATGATCGAAAGTAGTGGTCTTCCGGTGGAAAAGAAGATTCTAATAGATCTTCTCATCAAATCGGTAATCAGTGATAAGGAGTAAAACATGGCGGAATTGGCATTGGCAAAATGGGTCGCCACAACCAATCTGTCCAAGGCTTATACGGACGATAAGGGAAAGCCGCACGTCACAGCCATTGTGAGTGACAGCCTTACCGATCTTGAAAACGATCAGATGACACAAAAAGCCTTGCAGGGAATGGTAGAACAGTTCAAGAAGGGCGTTGACCTTATTGATAATCACCGTTCTACCTTTGGTTTTGGCCGCACAGTTGACGCAAATCTCATTATGGATAAAGACAAGAATGGCTCTCCTTTCTGGAAAGTCATGGTAGACATTGAGCTTGACGATTCCTTCCCGGAAGCCCGTTCTCTTTACAAGGAAGTCTTGGACGGGAATTGTGCCAAACAGCTCAGTATCGGCGGTTCCGTTCCCCACACAGAAAAAGATGCAATCGGCGTGGCTTTTGACAAATCCGGCAAGATGGTTCGCCAGATCAACAAAGTCGCTCTTGACCACGTAGCCTGTACCCGAAAGGAAATGGCTGCCAACCCCCGTACCGGTTTTATCGGAGCGGTTATGAAGTCGCTACAAGAATTGAACGCCTTCGATGGCCTTCAACCGACATCGCTTGAAAAGGATATTTCTGATAGTGATAATCAAAAGGTAGAAGGTCAAGAAATAGAAGGACTTACAAAGGATGTCAGTACAGGAACTCAATTTCTTGCCCAGATAGGAAAGCTCATTAAAAATGGAGGTAACTCGATGGCGAAACTCATGAAGGACATTGCGGAAGATCCCAACACCCAACAGGACGGTTTCCCGTTGGACAGTTTTCTCGCAGAGGACGAAGGTGCCATGCTGGAAGACAACGTTGGAGGTGACGCGGTAGCTGGTGACGATGCTATGATGCAAGCCGCTACTGACGCGAATGCTGGTGGCGATGTGATTGATCCTGCCGCTGAAGTCAATGCCGGTACGGTCGCTCCCGTTGATGCCGGTGCCGGTGAATCCGGTGAACTCTTTGGTGACGCTGGTGCGGCTCCCGCCCCGGTCGCTGATGAGATGGACAAAGGTATGGAAGAGCTGGAAGGCGCGGACGCCGCTGTTGCCGATGCCGGTATGGATGACGGCATGGGAATGGACGACGGTATGGGTGGCATGGGCGGTGAAATGGACATGGGCGCGGATGTCGATATGAACGACGGCGGCGAATGGTCTGACGAAGAGCTTATGGCGGCCAAGGCTGTCCTCAAGGCCCATCGGCAGAAGATGCTCGCGAAGCAGCAAAAGACGGTCAATGTGGCCGGTATGCTCTCCGAAATCGCTCTTCTGATGCAGCACACCCCGCTTGCCAAGGGTTTGAACCCCAAGAAGGCCGACCGCGTTGGTATGACGCTCGCCAAAGCCCTGAGTGATGTCCGGTTTGTTCTCGCCGGTCAAGTCCTCAAGGAAAAGTTTGTTCCCCAGTCGGTTATGGGAATGGCGAAGCTGATTAAGGAACAAGGCGTGTTCGCCCCCGGTGGTGACTTCATGGATGCCAATGATGACAAGGTTAGCGGTTCGACCGACATTGCCTCCACCAACGTTACCGGTGCGGATAAGCAGCCCGAATATGCCAAGTCTGCCGAAGGCCCGGAAGGTGGGGCGTCGGAAGCCAAGAACGTTCTCAGCAATGCTATCGCTGCTACGGCAAAGCTCCCGCAGATGGGTAAGGACGATGAATTCGGCAAGTCCAAGAAGGAAACCCTGAATCTTGTCAAGGGTCTTGCTACAGAGCTTGCCAAGGGGTTTGACTCCAAGGTGCAGAAGCTCCAAAGCATTATCGAAGCGCAGCAAAAGACGATTGAAAGCCTCACCAAGGCTCCCGGCATTGCTAAGAGCCGTAGCAACGGTCGTCTGGAAATTGAAAAGAGTACCAATGAAGGCGTGTTCAATGGTCTGTTTAACATTGCGGCTAACAAAGCCACGAGTAAGATGTAGTCTTAAAGACTGTCTAAATTGAATTTATAGGAGGAACACAATGCGTAATGGTGAAATGCTCGAAAAGAGTATCAAGACTGCGGATATGACCACTGGTGGTCTGTTGAACCCGCAACAGCAGAAGCAGTTTATCACGCTCGTCAAGAAATTCAGCGTGCTTCTGCCCCAGACCCGTTTTGTTGAGATGCCCCGTCCGATGATGGACATCGATAAGCTCTGGGTTGGTGAACCGGTCACGGAAAGCGTTGACGAAGGCGTTGACACTGGCAATCTGAGCCGCGCCAAGTTCCAGCGTATCACTCTGGTGGCGAAGAAGGTCCGTTCGGCTTGGAACATCACCACGGAAGCTCTGCAGGGCAACATCGAACAGAACGATTTTGAACAGACCATCATGGACACCATGGTTGAACGTATCGCGACTGACCTTGAAATGCTCTTCATTCAGGGTGATACCACGCTGACAACCAATGGACTTCTGCGCCGTTTCGACGGTATCTTGAAACTCACCGATAACGCTCATGTGGTCGATGTCAAAGGTGACAGCATCTCAAAGGGTATGTTCGCCGCGATGAAGCGTGCTATGCCCAAGCAATATAAGAACGACCCCGCCCTGCGTTGGCTCATTGGTGACTCTCTGGCGGTTGACTGGAACGATACGGTCAGTGACCGTGGTACTATGCTGGGTGACGCGGCTCTCCAAGGTGCTGAAATGGCCCCTCTTGGTACTTCGATGACCCGTGTTCCTCTCATCCCCGACGATATGCCGATCACCATCAACAGCGGTAAGGCCGCTCAGGTTGTTGGCGTGAAGTATGGCCCGTTCGAGATCAGCGCGGACAACGACACCATGATCCTGAACATCGACGGTCTTGGCCTTGTGACGGTTACACTGAATCACGGCACGCTGAACACCACGGATGTCTGCAAGAAGATCAATGACACCCTTGTTGCTAACGTCGCTTATGGCATTCAGTACGAAGCTGTGGCAACAGATAACCGTATGGGTCAGATTCGTCTGGAATCTCCGACGGTTGGCGTGGCCAGCTCCATTGTCCTGATGCCGGTTGCGGTTGCGTCCCAAGCCTATACGACCCTTGGCTTTGCGGCTGATCCTGCCCCCGCTGATCCGACTGTTCCCCTCGCTCCTGTCACCTATAGCGGTGTTGGTAGCGGCACGTACACCACGGCTAACGAAGGTAGCGCGATTTTCCTTGTTAACCCGAAAAACTTTGTCTGGGGCATTCTCGACGGAACCCGTATCTTCACCGAGTTCAACAAGAATACCGACCAGATCGAAAGTATCGTGTACAACCAAGTCGATTGCGCGGTCGAAAACGTTGACGCGGTGGTTAAGGCCGTTAACATCCGCCGCCGTGAGCTGACCTACTAAGTAGGTCGCACATAGGAGACTCATAGGGCCGGGGGTGAAATACCGCCCCCGGCTTTGTGTTAGAACACTTTTGTAGATAACTTTTCCTTCAACTGGTTATTTACTATTATTGCAATATGTATAATAAGGGAATAAAGGAGTGTAAATGCGTTATTTTACTTACGTTTACCAGAATCCAGGCACCCGACAGGAATATGGGCATGTAACCCATAGGGTGTATTGGTTCCGGTACGCTGAAATAACACAAGTTGAAGACGTAGACGGTGATTATCTTAGGTTCCATTATAATGTTCCGGACATGGGCTATTACCCGTTTATTGAAGTAGATATAAATGGAAATGCACTTCCCATGCCGCCAAATAAACGGACATCTATGCTTAACCCGTTAAAATTTCCATCAGATACAGGTGTACCAAATGCCCCGGAATGGCGGCAGTTGACAGAAACAGAGGCTGACCCAGTTTTGCTTTATCACTATTTCCGTGAAAAACGATACCGATAAGGATTTTCTATGTCAGCAGGAACAGGCTATCCGGGTATGAGGGGTCATGGTGGTCTTCTAAGCACCATATTCCGCTATTGCAGTATTCAAGACTTGCGGGATGAAGGACTCACAGAAGACCGGCTCCCCGATGACAGGGCTATGATGCTGATCCAGTTGTGTTCGAGCTGGATTAACCACATTACCCGTCAATGGTTTATACCAATGCGACTCCGCGAACGTGTTGACGGTAGAAATTGTAGTGTCGTGCAACTTCCAACGGCAACGCCGATTTTGGAGATATTAAACCTCCGTTTGACCAAGCCCGGATTGTTCGATATGACATATCCGAATATCGCTTATGAGGTCAAGGATAGGTACGTTCAGCTTTTGGACTGGCAGACACGACTACCGATGCAGCCGAAATTTGTTACAATGGATGGTGTATTTGGTTGGCTTGAAGAGACGTTTAACTTCTACAAAACAACCACAACAGGCGCCCTTACTCCCGGAGTGCAGACGTTTGCAGTCGCAGATACTACAGGATTTAACGCCGGAGATACCCTTTTGTTAGGGTTTGATCTCCCGCCGAAATCCGAAGCAATACAGGTGGTGTCGGTAAATCACGTAACAAGTGAAGTGACTACCGACGTGGTTTCAGTAAATCTTCCGGCGGGATCTCCTGTAATCAAGTACGGAAAGGTTCCCGGCCTGATTAAGTGGGCCACAATGCTATTGGTCAAGGACAAAATGGTTCCTCTGGGCATACGCGGTACTGATATGGATACAGAGGGGCCGAAGTGGTGGGCCGACCGGTTGAATAGCGAATCCGTAGAGGGCTATTCATACAATCTGGCGGCTATACCGAAGGCTTATGGTCATGGCGGTGGCGAATGGACAACAGGAAATCCGGAAGTTGATGATATTTTGCAACAGTTTTCAAGTGGTCAGCATTTCTTCTACATAGGCGGTATCCCTTAAGAAAAGGAGTAACAATCATGGTGTATGATCCTCGCGCAACGACCGAAACGTTCAACCCCGCTCCTCGCGATGCGTCCAATATGGCCCGCGTCATTCTCAGTGCGAATGATGTGACCGATCCGAGTGTTGCGGTGGCTGTGTCGAATCTTGACACGATTCTTGACCATAATGACGTTCTGGAAACCCAAGTTGCGGGTACGATGGGTGAACAGCTCTGGGCTGATTTTGAAGCAACCCGGTAATTTGTTATAAGACGTTGGCACGACGGGAGTAAGCGATGGCCTTGCAAATGCCTTACCGGATGAATCCGGCTACCTTCGTGGTTAAAGCCTATTCGTCCGGTAAGGACACCCCCGCCGACAGGTTTTATCGGGAACCACAGGGAAACCGTGTGTATTCCTCAGATATCTCCATATCGGGACAACTGGTAGGGTACCGTGGGTTCTTTAACTCTACCCGGACACAAACCGGTCAGGGTGAGAACTCTCGGGGTTCTGCCGTTTTCAGGCCAACTGTTCTTGAAAAATCCGGATGGGTACCAAAAAACGGTGATAGGATCATTAAAATCAACGATACCCCGTGTGACTTTATCGTGATCCACGTATCCCCGCTAAGTCCCTATCGCGGACATGCTCTTATGACGTATATCGAGTGGGAACAAAACAGAACTACACGGGAATCCATCTAATGTTCGATATCAAGTGGGACGGATTCAAGGATCTCAATGACTTGGCGGATAAATTATCCAAAGTCAGTGAGGCATCCCTGAAGAAACAAGCTCTTGCCGCCGCACATGATTTCGGCCAACGCCTCTATGATGAAGTCATGAGGTGGCTGGATTCGGGTAAACAGGATTGGCCCCGCTTGAGCGATGTCACAATGATGCTCAGGGCCGCCAGAAACGAGAAAAACACCCCCGGAGCCGGGGAAGACATACCACAGTACGGATCCTCACAGCCATTGGTTGATAAAGGATCTTTCAAGAGAGCTATACAGCTTGAAAAAGATGATGCCGGTGCCGTGGTAGGCATTCTAATCCCCAAGGGTGAGAACGGTAAAGACATGGAGATGATCGCCCGGATTATCGAGGGCGGAGCTACAATCCCTGTCACGGACAAAATGCGTTCGTTTTTGGCGGCAAAAGGTATTCATTTAAGGAAGACAACAAGGGTCTTGGTGGTTCCGGCAAGGCCGTTGTTTAATCCGGCGGCTGATCTGTTGGACGAAAACCTTTCGGAGTGGATGGAACCATATGAGGATGTAATCCTTAAAGAGATCGGTCTGGGGGATTAGTGACGTGCCAGATATTCATTTCCTTCTGAATGACAAGTACAAAGGTTCCGATTTTACCTTTGAACCTCCGCTTCACGGATGGCCCCGCGCCTGTCTGGACGATTGTTCCCTCCACCTTTGTAAGCTCAATGGCACGGAAACCGACTATTCTCCCGCTGGTATCTACCGAGAGACAACGGTTGTGTTCCCCCGTTATTACGCAAACGGTCTTACCGGCTTTTATGCGTTCAAACACATAGCCTCCGGTGAAGGGGCAATCGGCTATCAGTTCTCCAATGACGGCGGCCAGAATTGGTATACCTATACGACCGCTTGGGTGCCCGCCACCGGCCCTGCTATAAATACCTATATCACGGCGGAACAGGCGGACGCGGCTATCCAGTCATTCCCTGTAACCGAAGATAAGAGTTTCCGGCTGAAAGTCCACCTTACTCCGGGTACAAACGGAAAATCGACACCGATTCTCCATCAAGTCATCTTATCGACAACTCTGGACTTCGATTATCAAGACGATTTCCTGAAATCCATGATGATACACTTGGAAGACAATATCCGGGTTCGGTGTATCCTCTATTACGACGCAAAACACACCAATATTGCCGCTCCGGAACACCAATGGAGTAGTTTTGTATCCCCTGTGGAGATCTATAACACCGATACCGACCCAAACCGGACGACAAACCTATTTAAGTCCATTCAGGCGTCCGAATCCGGGGCAGTCTTTGAATTGACCTCAAAACAGACCGGAAGACTGGTTATTACGGCTTTTGCTGTCCCTACGGTCTATATTTCCTCCCCCGACGCATGGATGGAGATGTCAAAAGCAACCGCAGTTGTGATAAATGACAACACATTCAAGAAAATGGGGGAGATTTGCTACGGGGAGGACGAGTTTGAATACCATTATTCCTCGTTTAAAGCCCGCCAAAGTACCGGTAGAATCTATTTCAAGTGTACTTGTACCGTATCGGTACAATCTTCCCTGAAACATGACTGTGAGGCTCTTTCGGACGCTCTGGAACGCGCCCTGAATCAGTACCACTGGATACACTCTTATGAAAGCGGCGAATTCTATAAAGTCATAGATCCAACGCCAATTACGTTAGCCAACAGAGTTGCTATGGGCTTGTTTACAAAGGACTATTCAAGTACAATTTTTGGTAGGGCGTGGTTGCGCCCCGATCTCACCAAAGAGGTCGATCTGGTACAACGTATCCGGTACATAACGACCTATTATGGTGAAGAAGGCAATATCATAGAGGATTAGGAGAATACAATGGAACGTAACTTTGTTAAGAACATTTCCCGTACCATGCTGACGTTCAACCTTCCGAAAGATTCGGATGGGAAAGGCCGCTCATTGTGTCTCGCCAAGGGTGAGATTTCTGCCGCGATGTCTGCGGAAGATTTGGCAAGCGCGGAGATCCAAAAAGCCCTCAAGGGCCGCTTCATCACGAATGTAACCGCTTTGATGGCGCGGAAATAGCCATTATGTATTCAGAATATCAACTTCGTTTTGTAAAGGAGTATAAATAATGGCTATCTTGGCGGTCGAAGCGATTCATCCTGGAGTGTATGTAATTGAACGGGATAATGAACCCCGTATCGTCGGCGTCGGCGTTAATACGTGCGGTTTTGTCGGTTCCGCCGAAAAAGGGCGTACCGACCGTTCCGTTTTCTGTTCCAGCTTCCAGCAATTTGTAAACAACTACGGTGGTAGCTACCGTGGCAGCCACCTCTATCAAGCCGTCCGCTATTTCTTCAAACAGGGCGGAACTCGCTGCTATATCAACCGCGTTGTGGGTGATGGGGCTGAGAATGCCTATGGCAATCTTCAGAACCTCGGTAGTGAGCCTTCGGCGGCAACGATCATCTCTGGCAGTTCTAGTCCGTTCAATATGGAAGACGGGGCCGATATTGACCTCAAAATCGACGGTGGCGGAACCCAGACGTTCACGTTTGATGCCGATCCTGCCGTTGTTACCGGGTCTACCTTTGACGGAACCGGCTTGGACGGTTTGAATCTGGTTGTATCCATCGACGGGAATCCCGATCAGACTTTGACTATTACCGGTCTTGCTGATCCGGCCACGGTGAATGAAGTCGCCGCGTTCCTCAATGGTGTTATCAGTCTTGCCAAAGTCACGGTAAGCGGCGGGAACCTCCGCATCACCTCGGACTCTGCCGGTACCGCCGCCAGTGTGGAAATCGTTAGTGGTACAGCCCTTACCAAGCTCGGCCTGACCGCCGGAACCACATACGGTACGGGTAACGTTCCCCTGATCGACGCCGTGACTGCCGCTACAGTGGCTAACGTCATCAACCTGACCATCACCGGGGGTACGGCTTCGGCTACCACAACCGGTCGGGTACAGATCCAATCGACCAGCCTTGGCCCCACGGCTTCGGTTCAAGTGCTTTCTTCGTCCACGGCCACCGCAATCGGGTTTGATAACCTGATCCACTACGGTTCTGCCGCGACGTTCCAGAATGCCCTTATGGTTGCCGCGAATTCGGAAGGTGCATGGGGTAATCAGCTCTCCATCACGACTGCCGCTTGGTCTACCACGTTCCGTAACCCCGTTACCAATGGTGACTCGGTTGTGGTGGTGTCGAGCCTTCGGGATATGAAGAAAGGCGACGTTATCTATGCCTATGACCCGACGACCCCCGCAAACATGTTTGTCAACCTGATTTATGACGTTGATATCTCCACCAAAGCGGTGACTCTGGCCTTCCCGGTGTCGGGTTTGACTGCACAGCTCCCGGCGGGTTCGATCATCACCAGTTCCAGTAACCACTTCATGTCCACCACGACTACGGCGGCCCTGAATGACGGCGATACCCAAGTTACGGTTGGTGACGTTGCCGGTCTTCAAATCGGCGGTCTTGTAACGATCATGGACGGAACCTCCATGACGGAAGTGATTATCACGGGTATCGACGGCAATATCATCAAGTTTGACGATGTAAGCCTTGTTACCCCGATTGCTTCGGGTGCCTTGGCGGTATCCCAAGAGTTCCAGATGACCGTCTTTGAGAAGGGCCAGTTCCAAGAACAGTTTACCGGCCTGTCCATGATGGAAGACTGCAATACCTACGTCATGAACCTCCTCAGCGGTATCTCGAACCGGTCGGTTAAGATTGAAGTCACAGACCTCTATGCTACCCCGGTTTATGACTGGATGAAGATCCCCCGCCCGGTGGTCAAGCAAGTCCTCGCCGGTGGTGTCGATGGTGCTACCCCGGTGGATGATGATTATATCGGAAGTGACGTTGACCCCAAGAGCGGCCTGTATCTGTTTGACGATGTAAGTGAGCTTAACTTCTTTGCCGTTCCGGGTATCACGACCACGGCGATGCAAGTTGCCGCTACCGCGTATGCCGAACAGCGCGCAGAGCTTCTGTACGTCATGGACTGCCCGGAATGGACTGATCTTCCGCAAGAGGTATACAACTACCGCGTGTTTGAGCTTAACATCAACAGCTCCTACGCGGCCCTGTACTACCCGTGGATTGAAGTCAATGACCCGGATAACACGGATACCAATATGCTGATTCCGCCCTCGGGTATCGTGTGCGGCCAGTACGCCCGTACAGCGGCTACCGAAGGTGTGCATGTCCCCCCGGCCAATACACTCCTCCGGGATGTTATTGACACCCAGTACCATGCAAGCGATGCCGACCAAGACCTTCTTAACCCGGTTGGCGTTAACGTTATCCGTTGGTTCCCCGGCGACGGTATCCGGATTTATGGCTGCCGTACCCTGTGGAACACGATGGACGGTCGCCAGTATATCAACGTCCGCAGACTCCTTAACTATGTCAAGGCTAGTCTCCGGATCGGGAACCGTTGGGCTATAATGAAGGTCAATGATCCACGTCTATGGCAGCAAGTAGAACAAACAAACAGTGAGTTCATGTATGGTCTCTGGTCTCGCGGTATGCTCTATCCGTCCAATGACGTTACCAAGGCATATTATGTCAAGTGTGACGCCGAGCTTAACCCGAATAGTGAACGCAAGGATGGACGCCTGAATATGGAAATCGGTCTTAATCCGCCCCTGCCGGTTGAGTTCTTTATTATCAGCCTTGGGCTGTGGGATGGTGGTAGCTCAGTAACCGAAGGCATTGCCTAAAGGAGAATGGGGGGCGCAAGCCCCCCTTGACCGATATGAGTGATCCGTTTCAGGGGTTTTTGTACGATGTGACGCTGGATAACGGTAGCCCGACATTCGGGTTTCAGAGAGTGTCGGGGTTGTATTCCCTTGGACGGGCAGAAAAACGGTGGGAAGAAATAACAGAAACGTATTCCCCCATAAAGCTGCCCGGAGTGCTTGAGTGTGGAGACATAGTGTTCTCCCACGGAGTATACATCAAGGGTACGATTTGTGACCAATGGTTCAACGATGTTACATTGAACCTGAAAAGCGGTGCAACTACCAATCAGGATAACCAGATACGGGTTACATTGAACGTCATAGCACGCGGAAAAGGATACAAGCAAGGCGAAGGTATACGGTACAGGATCTATAATGCGTATCCAAAAGCTGTCCGTTTGAGTGATTTCAATGCCATGTCACAGGAAATCCTTGTTCAACAACTTGTAGTGGCTTGTGAAGGCATAGTTCCGATATATGCTTCTGTAGATGTGAGTGAATCTCAGCAATACTATAATGAGGGTATGTCCTTAGCTTAGGAGTGTTATTATGGCTGATGTTACCAGTTATGAACCTTATCTTGGTATGAAGTTTCAAGTGGACATTCCGCCCTATGAAAAGATTGGCTTTTCTCAGGTGGATGGCTTGAATAGCGTCTCCGCTGTTGTACAATACCGTGAAGGAAACATGCCAATTTGGATGCGGAAGTTCCCCGGTCTGATTGAATGGCAGCCCGTTACGATGCAGCGCGGCCTCAGTAATAGCACGATTCTTCTGGATTGGCGTAATCAGTGTGCGTCCTACGAGGACGCCAGTGCGACAAACGGCGGCTCCGGTTACGGTGATGGTATTATTCCTCCGCAATACCGCAGAACCATCACTATTAAGCTCTATGGTAAGGGCGAATCCTCGTCCGGCAGCGCAAATAAGACATGGGTTTTGATGAATGCTTGGCCCAGTGAGCTTCGTCTTGGCGCTTTGAATGCAATGGGTAGCGAGGTGGTTATCGAGTCCGTTGTTATCCAGCACGAGGGTATGAAGGTTATCAGCAGCGGCCAGAATAACCCTAATGGTGCGCCGCAAAGTGGTTTGAACACTTAACTGCATACGTATGCAGTTGTGCTTGTTGTCTTAGTCTTGTTGTGAGGGTGTGCGATGAACGAAACACATGTTACGTTGCCTATTGGCATTTTTAGTGAAGGCCGCCGTCTCCGGGAAGTGGTTATCCGTCCCATGACCGGTGGAACCCAGAAAAAGCTTGCAGCAAAGCAGTTGCGGGCCGACCCGATTAAGCTCCTTAATGCCCTTCTCTTGGATTGTGTTGTATCCATCGAGGGTATTAACAAGCTCTCAAACGGGATTATCAATGATCTCTATATCGGGGATCGTGATTTTCTGGCATTGGAAATCCGTAAGGTATCACGCGGTAACGATCTTGTGACAAAACTGAAGTGTCCGCATTGCAATGAAACGCTTCGTATGACGAGCGATCTCAGCAAAGATATCGAATGCGTTGAATACAATGAGCAGGATTATGTCGTAGTAGAAGATATTCCGCAATTCACCGTTAGCAGCCCCGGTTCTACCAATTCCGGGGTATTTACTCTCCCCAAAGGTAACGATCAGGCTGCGGCTATGCGGTATATCATGAAGAATCCCGTGGAAGGGACTCAGGTTTTGATGTTCAATACTCTCATTTCTTGGAACGGAAAGGATCGGAATGAACTGACCCTTTCCGTTTTTGATGAATTGGAAGTAACAGAGTCCGATTTCTTCATGGAAGAATACCAAAAGATGCTCCCCGGCCCTAACTTTGAGATTCCCGCTACGTGTCCTATGTGCCAAGAGGATCTTAAGTTGGAGCTGGCAAGCTCGGATTTTTTGTTCAAACTTCGGGATTAACCCAAGATGAGCTGAATCAGCTTATCGAGGATGAGATAGAGTCAATTCGTACACATGTATGGGTTATATGCGCCGTCCAGACCGGTTGGACTTATAGCGAAATCATGTGTATGCCCGAAGATGAACGGATATATTGGTTTGAGAAGTGTCTGGAAGAACTGGAAAAGCGGCGTAGACAAGAGGAGGAAGCAGCATCTAGGTCTAGCTTTACGCCGATGTCACTCTAGAGTAGGAGATTACAATGTCAGCCGGATCAGGAAGCTCCACAGCACGGGTAACACTGATTCGCATTCTTGCGGACTCTACGCAAGCTGTTAATGCCCTTAAGGATTTGGCTTCCCGGCTGACACACACCACGAAAGCGTATCTATATCTCAAGCATGTCCTTATGAATATGATTAAGGCGTTTGATGAGATAGATTCTGTGGTAAGACGCTCTTCAGATGTATACCTTCGCCAAGGAATCGTACTCAATGATATCATTGACCGATACGGAACGCTTTCTTCCGGTTTGGCGGGGGCTGTAGCAACCTACCAGCAACTTATCCGTACCCAAGGCATGACAGAAGCCTCTATGGTCAAATTGGCGGTTCAATCCCGCCAACTCAGCTCTATTTTGAATAGGGCGGTTGAAGATATCGCCAAGACCATGAGACAGCTTAAAACCGACCTTGGACTGACCAATTCAGAGCTTGAGCGGATGAATTCCGCTATGGGTGCCATTGCATATAGAACCGGCGCGGCTATGGAATCTATGGCGCATTTTGCCACCCAAGGCGGTGCTTTGGCTAAGATGTTCGGTGGTACAAAAGAAAACGCTATGGCTCTCGCGGCAGCCTTTGAGAACGCTACAGGGTCAACCGCCAATGCCAATGCCATGTTTGACATGTTCATGCGGGATCTTCAATCCTACGGTAAAGAGTTTGCCGGTCTGCCAGCTTTCTTCCATCAAGCATCTCAAGCGATGCTTTCCGACCCGGTGAAAGCTCTTGGCATCCTTCAGCAAGGTATGTCCAATGTGTCGGCGGAACAGCGGCGTATGATCGTTAGTACCGGAAAGTTGAATGCAGTCCAGATCGAATGGCTTAACACCCTTGGTAAGCAAGCCGGTGCGCTCAATGCGTCTTTACAGGCCCAACAGGACGCGGCGGACGGAACTGTAACACTGGCATCGCTTTATGACAAGATCATCGGTGGTATAGGTGAACAGATGAAGCGGCTTGTAGAAGATCTTAAGGCGTTCGCCAGAGGATTTGGGTCGATTCTTAACCCAGTTATTGCCACCATGATAGCTCTATTCCGTGGATTCTTGTATGTCTTGAATGCTCTGCCGACTCCGGTAAAGGGTGTTATAGGGCTTATAGGCGGTATGACTTTGGCTTTCGTAGCGGTAAACCACGCGATAGCCGCTCTTGGTAGGCACGCTGCCGGTATCATACCTCCTTTGGAAAATCTCGGTAAAGAGTTTACCTCTCTTACCATAAGAGCCAATACTTTCGCTACAATGCTAGGTACAAGAGTAAAATCGGTATCCGGTCAAGCATTAGGGTGGCTTGGTGGGTTGTCCATGTCCATAAGAGGTCTCTTCTCTGGGGGTCTATGGGCCGGTATCGTAGCCGGATTTACTGCTCTTTGGGCGAAGATGGGTGCGGCGGTTATTGCCGTTAAAGCCGCCATAGCGGCTGGTACCGCCGGTCTTGCCGGATTTGCCGCCGCAGCTCTTCCTGTTATAGCAATAGGTTTGGCTATTGTAGGTGTTTTCCTTGGAATAGCAAAGGCTCTTGGAGGGGTAGGTAATATACTCATTACACTAAAGGGTTGGTGGAACTCGTTTTATGCCGGTGTAAAAGATTCCATGAAGGGCATGGGGGATGCCTTTACCATTCTCTTTGCCGCTTTTAAGAATCTTTTCAGCATAACCGACGCCGGGAAGGGGAAAACTGAAGAATTCTCAAGAACCATGTTCTACTTTGGTAAAGTAGCTGGTGTTGTGCTGAAATCCGTGGCATATCTGGTATACGGCATTGTCTGGGCAGTCGGGCTGGCTATAGCGATCTTCTCTGACCTCACAAGTGCTGTTATCTATGTGTTTAAGCTCCTTGGTGGTCTTGGGGCTTCAATAGGCGGCGCACTTATAGGTGCGGTAGGGACAGCCGCTAAGTACGTGTCAGGATTGGTATACAAGGCTGCGGAATATCTATATGATGCAATAGTAGGAAAAGCCAAGGCAGCCATTGCTACCGTTACTGACCTCTATGAGAAATTCCTTGAATGGCTCGGAAGAGGTAAAACAGCCCAAGATTACGAGAAAACGGATGAATACGCCGCAGCCAAGAAGCGCGCCCTTGCTGCCGCAGATGCTTATAGCCGTCAACAGGCAGCTATTCACGGTGTAACCGGCGCGATGGACAAAGCAGCAAATGCCGCAGAAAATCTCAACAGAAACACCATAGACTCCAATAAGAGTCTTGCCGTTATGCTGGAAAAGCAGCGTGCAATGAATGAGGCGGCAGAAAAAGACATCCAGACCGGTATTGTGATAACCGAAAAGAGAAGGACTCAGGTTGAACCGGGAAGAGCGGTAGCACAACCGGCTTTCCGTCATATGGCGATGTCAATGACAACTCCGTATAGCGCACCTCAGAGTCCTAATCAGACGGTTGAATCACAGGGGCGGCCCGCCGGAGGCGATAGGGGTACAATATCAGTACCCGTCCAGATCGTTCTTGATGAGTACGTTTTGGGACAGGCTTTGGTTAAAATTGACCGTAATAACAATATACTCAATTACGGTGAACCGAGTGGCCCGTTGCATGGAATAAGGTAATACTATGTCCTCGACTGCGAACTTTATCAAAGACACAATGAAATCCGACGTTCCAGCACCGGCGGCAAGCGAACCGTCACAGCAACAGGCTTTTAGAGATGTTGACCAGAATGTTACCGGTAGGGATGTTGGTAATTCATTGGCTGTAAACTCTGTTTATGGCATGGGTTTCCACCCACAAGCCAAGAAAATGACACTTACCAGAATGGCTATAGCTGGTAATAATCCTAAGTTTGTAAAAGACCAATCAGCCGAGATGGTATGCCATTATAATCCCGAAACAGTTCAAGAGAACATCGGAGCTAACTATCTTACCGCCCAAGGTGTTGCGGGTGTTCGTGTGGAGAGATACCAATTCAAGGAAGCACGGGCTAAGACTTGGAACATGACAATCCTTCTATCATCGTGGGGAGATGATATGAATCGTAGGCATCCCGCCTGTATGAATGTCAAGGATTCCTTGAACTGGATCAGGGAATGTATCCGCCCACCGAAGGCAACCGGGTATTATGAACGCTATTCTGACGGATCTGTAGCCCAAATGGACGCCCCGCCTCCGATATTTGTAAATATCTTTGACGAAGCGTTTGTGGCATACATGACGGATGCGGTTATAACGTATCAGAAGCTTTCTCCGCTTTCGGGTGAGCCTATCCGGGCGGAAGTAAACCTTAGTTTTGTGGAGTATGTCAACGTAAAGCTGTAACTGCATACGTTTGCAGGAGAAGAATATGTCAGTTTTCCACGGTAGCCGCTATGAAGGTCTTCCTTACACAACGATTCCGGGTTCGGATGATATCCCCCGGAAATGGTTACATCCGCGCACGTCCCTTACCCAACAAGACGTGAATTCAGACTGGATCCTCTATACGGTAACTGTCGCGGATAGCCTTGACGATATAGCTTTCCGTTTTGCCGGTTCCGTAGAGGACAAAGAACGCCTATGGTGGCTTATCGCGGAAGTCAATGGTATCCTATGGCCGCTGGATCTGACTCCCGGCCAGCAAATCATTATTCCGGTGAGGGAATTGAATGAACTGGGGTAAAAAGGCTACTTCCGTCGTTAAATCCTATGCGCAGAGCCAAGTTAAGAAAGCCATAGGGAAGTGGAAAGCGGAAGCCAATAAGCTTATCCGCGCCGGAACATGGCGCACCGGAATTGTTACATCTCTAGCCCGTGGGACTGGTTATGCCAGTATCGGCGGGTTCAAGGTCTCCCTGTCGGCCAAGCTCAGGATACCTTCCATCGCGGATGTTATCAATATGGCGGCTGGGTCGGGAAGATCCGGCGAAGTCCTTACCATTATACAGGCCATGAATGCCCTTAAATCGGCTTTCCAAGGCTCAAAAGGTATTTCCGCCCTGAATATCAATAACCCATTGGTTACGCGGGTGGGTATCAATCTCAGTACATCCGGTACGTCGGCACAGACATCCCGGCTTGGACACCAATCGGATAAGGTCAGTAACATATCCGGTACAAATGGTGCTATCGAAGATACTGTCAAGGCAGTAACCGACCTTGAACAGACATTGGCTTCCGGTGGTATGAAAACCACGGCAAGCTCCGGATCTGATAAGGCAACCAAGAGTTTTCAGAACCCAACTCCGGTAAACCGTAATAACGGGATTACCTACATTGAAATCGACGGTAAGCCGTTAGATGAGAGCTATGCCAAACTACTCCAAAGGGCGGTAGTCCACCTTACACATGAACACAGAATGTCTACTGTGGTATTGACTTTTGATAACACACTGTTGCAATACACCAATGACCCGCTATGGGATGAATATAAGCCGATCCGGATCAAGTTTGGGTACAAAACTACCGGATTCAAGCAAGTCGGCGGAACGTTCTACTCGCTCGGCCCAAAGCTGGTATTCGGTCAGGGCGCAGGAAATGTCGGTATGGTAGAGCTTACCGGGGTCAGTGAAGAGTTCATGATGGGGCTGGGACAAGAACGTATTGTCTGGAATAATCTCACAGATTCCCAGATTGTCCAGCAAATTGCCAAAAAGTACGGATTCCTTGCGGCGGTACAGGATACTCTCCCGGTTTGGGGTCAAGTATCACAGATGAATCAGTCCGACTGGGATTTCCTTGAAGAACGGGCCGAACAATACGGCTACCAGCTCTATATCGAGAATAGCATCCTCCATTTCCACAAGCCATTATTCCGCGACAGTGGCATTAAGATGGTTTACTACAAGGGTGATGATAGCCAGATCAGCGGGTTTTCTGTCTGGGGTGAGCCGCTGCAAGAAGGCAATGTCGTGGAGGGTTCCCAGATCGACCCGCTTTCTGGACTGCCCTATACGGTTACGTCCCAAGATACGGATGATCCGATTTCTCAGGTCGGGATTGGAAAGTTTACCACAAATGCCGCCACCTATGGAACCAATAGCGGGGTGAAGCGGTGGGCTGATATCGTATCCTATGGCGGGAAGCCTAACCAGAAGTATGTCTACCACTCCGGTAGGGATCCTTTTGTCCTCCAAACGGAAGTCCAAGGGTTCTCAGAGAACTCCCGCTGGATCATGAAGGGTATGGCAAAGGTTGTCGGGGTGGAATGGTTAAGAGCCAGAGACAGCATAGAACTTGCCGGTGTCGGCAGGGCTAGTGGCTTGTATTATATGACCGATGTGTATCATAAGTATGAAAGAGGTCTTTATACCAATGAAGTCCTGCTTACAAGGACTTGGAAAGGTGGGCCGGGGAAATCGAAGGTTGAAAACACCCCGACGCAGCTTGTGGAGGTACAGGAATAATGGGATGTAATTGCGGATCAGCTATGGCAAAAGCAGCCCGTGCTCAGATAACCACGATGTCACAACCCACGGTGGTACAAAAGGTTGTGACGGTAGACGATGCCAAGGTAGCACAGGAACAGGCCAAGGCAGAGCGGGTAGATACAAGAAAAGCTCAAGATACAACTCTATGTCCGGTATGCAAGGTAGAAGTGATTTACCGGCTTGAAAACGTGAATAACAAGTGGGTACGTGTGAAGTGGTGTCAACGGTGCAATACAAGGATTAAGTGATGTTTTCAAATACCGGTAAGAATGTCTATCCGTTTTGCTACCGAGCGTTTGTGGTCGATAATAACGACCCGGAAATGCTTGGGCGTGTCCGTCTCAGAGTCCCTGAAATCTTCGGGGAGACTTTGGTAACAGACTGGGCATTCGGAAAAGTCGGGGTAACAGGATCCGACGGGGAACACGAGAAGGGTGACTTCCACGTTCCCAACAAGGGAGACGCGGTTTGGTGCGAGTTTGAGTCAGGGAACCCGAATTACCCCGTTTGGTCAGCGGTTTGGTTCTCTCAAGCCACCCCGCCACCGGCTTTGGCGCAAGGAACGGCGGATAACACCGTCCAGAGCATCAATCCGGCCACCCCAACCGTTCCAGACCCGTATAAGGCCCAGTATCCCTATAACCATGTCTTCAAGACGCTTTCCGGACATACCGTGGAGTTCGATGATACTCCGGATCAGGAACGTATTAAGATTTATCATGCTTCCGGGACGTTTGTGGACATAGATACCGCCGGGAATGTCCGAATCAAGGTTGTCGGGAATGTCTATTCCGAGGTCAACGGGGACGTTTCAGAGCGGATCCACGGCAATGTTATCAGGGTTATCGAGGGGAATCATACCCAGTACGTAGTTGGGGATGAAGAGTTGAATGTGGACGGGTATAATACAACTACAGTTAAGGGTGAATTTGTACGCAACTCCGAGACGCACATAGCGGATAATGCACCCCGAATTGACCATAATTAGAGGTAGAAGATATGCCCAAGGTATGTCGTATTGGAGATGTTCATGCGTGTGGGGCGGTAGCCACCGGCGGGAGTCCTACAACTTACGCCAATGGTAGCCCAGTGCATAGGGTAGGAGATATCGACACACATTGCGGGACTACTACACAAAAAGATGGTAGTCCTACAGTTTTTGCCGAGGGAATACGGGTTGCCCGGATAGGAGATGACCATAAAGGCGACCCCTGCCCGCATCCGCCTAACCCACAAGTAACGGGTAGCCCAAATGTGTATGCTGATGAGAATTAAGGAGTTATGATGATTTCCGCCGAAGACAAGGCAACGTTACAAACCCTACGGGAAATGCTTCTCCGGGATGTGGATGAGTATCAATTCAAGCAGTTGAAGGAATTCCGGGATAAGCTGGTGGATGAAATCCGGGTTATGAACTTTGCCATTAACAAGCTCAATCACCAAAGAACCATGATTGTCAAAGCCAAGGGTATTCTGGTAGCTTCGGACTATGACCCAATGAATGCCGTCTTTGATATGCTTGTCCACTACATAGATAGGGAAATAGCGGCTATCCAGCCAACATCAAAGTTGGAAAAACAACTTGACTTGGAGCGGCGGTTGGCTACCATACAGGGCAAACGTCAACTAGCCGCGTTACTGGAAGGCTTTATCGGCAAGGATAATCAATAATGGCTGACCCAAGGGGATTTCTAGGGCGCGGTATGGCTTTCCCGTTCCGGTTTACCCGGAAATCGGGCGGCGTGTCTGCTTTTGGAGCTGTTACACAGTCCGAGAGCGATCAGCATATCATAGAAAGTATCCTTCAGATCCTTGGAATCCGGGTAGGCTCCCGCGTCATGCGGCGTTCTTTCGGTTCCTATCTCCGGGAAATCGTATTCCGGCCTAATGACCCTGCTTTGGATGCCAAGGTAGAGTATGCCGTCCGGGGTGCCATAGAACGGTGGGAACCCCGCGTGATTGTGGATAATCTGGTTATTGACAGGACGTTCCGCCAAGAAGGGCGGCTCGATGTCAGTGTAACCTATACAGTGATTAAGACCAATGTAAAGCGTAACCTTGTCTTCCCGTACTTTCTTGATCCGGCGGAACAGGAAGCATGGGTTACGGATGCCCAAAGTACGGCACAATTCGGTTAGGAGTCCTTCATGGCGACACAAACTTGGCGCGTGCCAACAATAGACTATACTTCGCGGGATTATGAATCACTCCGCGATGACCTTCTCAGGACACTTCCGTTCTTCTGCCCTGAATATACCGATATGAACCCCAGCGATTTCGGTGTCGTTCTTATGGAACTTTTGGCGTACATGGGGGATAACATCCATTTCTATATCGACCGTATGGCTGAAGAATCTTTCCTACCGACCGCGATTACCCGACAGTCCGTTGTCAACCTTCTCAAGCTGATTGACTATGAACTCCGTGGGAAGACCGCCGCGACCGTTGATGTGACATTTTCCATCGACCAAGCCCTTTCGGATGACCTACTTATCCCTAAGAGTACCCTACTGCATACGTATGCAGACACTTCGGCAAATCCCATCTATTTTGAGACTTCTGTTGCTTTGACCATTCCTTCCGGGTACACTACCGGGACAGTCAGCGCGGTAGAAGGAAAGACTTCCGGAACGGTGGGTGACCCTATCATTCTCGGACAATCCAACGCAGCCCCAAATCAGATCTTCACACTTCCAGAAACTCCCGTAATTGATGATTCTGTAAGCATTTATATCAACGAGGGTGCCGGGTATACCAAGTGGAAAATCGTAGAAACCCTTGTCGACTCGGAAAGCTGTTCCCAAGACTGTATGCTTTTCCGGAATGCCAACGGGGTTGTCAATGTCTATTTCGGTGATAACGGTCAAGGAAAGATCCCCGCGAACGGGGCTATCGTATCCGCGATTTACAGGGTTGGCGGCGGGACTCAGGGGAATGTCGGGGAAGGAACCATTACCATCGTCGATTCCCAGATTCTCTTTAACGGATCCCCGATTTCTGTCAGCGTAACCAATAACTCATCCGCCACCGGCGGTACGGACGAACAATCCATCCAATCAGCCAAGGTGGAAGGCCCGCGTGCGCTCCGTGCGCTCTACAGGGCTATTACGCTGGAAGACTTTGAAGCTCTTGCGGACACCCGGAACAATGTCAATGCCGTCCGAGCCACGGTAGACCGTTGGCGGAACTGTAATCGGTCAAGTGCCATACCGGTATCGCTGTTTGTGGCGACAGAAGACGGTTCCAATATGAGTCTTAGCCAAAAGCAGGATATCCTTGATTATCTGGCTCCACGGCAAATCGCGGGAACCACGGTAGAGCTGTTTGATCCCAAATATCAGCCGATTAACCTTGAAGCGAATGTCTATATCTATGCCAACTATGCGACCTCGACGGTGGATACCAATGTCAGGGAAAGCCTGAATGACTATTTCAACGTCCAGTCCAGCTCTTACACGGGATTCGGGAAAGCATCGTATCTTTCCGACATTACCAGTGTCATTGACGGGTCGGAAGGCGTTGCCTATGTGGACTTTGTAAAATACTCAAGGCAGCCCACCCCGGAACTGGAAATCTGGACTGGGAATGCTACATTTGATTCTGGTGCTTGGTATATCGGAGATGATGCGATTAACGAGGAATGGACGGTGGTGTTTACTTCCCCAACCGCGTTCTCTGTAAGGGGTTATAACTCCGGTATCCAAGGCACAGGCTCTTTGGACGCCCCGTTTATCTCGAATAACGGTAATTTCGGGTTTACTCTGCTTTCTGGTACAACTCCGATGTCGGCCCAAGACAAGGCGGTTATCCGGACTTCTCCGAAGATTGCCAATGTGGTTATGGATACGGACGAGTTTTTCACCGAGGGTACGGTAACACTTCGGTATGCTTATGTGGAAGAATCCTCAAACAAGGGATGTGTACGATAAGGAATGAATCATGGCGAATGCTCTCTATACAGCGGCAAAGAACCGTTTTCTCACAGGGGCTTTGAATTGGACTTCCGCGACAATCAAGGTGGTACTCATTGACAAGTCCGCATACACGGCTGATGTCTTAACCGACGAATTCCTGTCCGATATCCCTCTTACGGCAAGAATCGCCACGTCTTCCGCTCTTACGACGAAGACCGCCGTTGCCGGGGTAGCCGGTGCGGATAATGTCCTTCTGACTTCGGTTACAGGGCAGGTTGACGCTTTGGTTATCTATCAAGATACCGGATCGGAAGCGTCTTCTCCGCTTATCGCGTATATCGACACCAGTAGCGGACTCCCGATTTTGATGAATAATGGCGATTTCAATATCCAGTGGAATACCAGTACGACAAAGATCTTTTCTCTTTAGGGGTAGCCGATGGGTGTGATAGTCACTCCAAGACCTATATATAGCACGGCCCTTGTGGGGTATCCGTCTTCGGTTACACCGGTAAGGCCACCTGTTTTGGGATCCACGGTGGTTGTGTCTCAGCCAACTGTTGTGGCGGCCCAAGTCAGTACCATCATGCCGACACAGTTCTTCATCTACAGAGGCGTGGAAGGCCCACAGTTGGTCATTTCGTGGGAACCCCCGTCTCCTGCGCTGGCATCGGATTACCGGCTTGTCCGCAGGGAATATGACTTCCCGCAACACCCCGACGACGGAATCATCGTATTCACGACCGAGGACGGCGTAACACCGTTCCTTACAAGAAGTTACACTGATTTACCGACCTATTACTATGAGAATCAGGGCATTACCGGGAAGGGTATTGCTGCTAATAAGGTGTATTACTACCGGTTCTTTGCCAAGTCCGTATCCAGTGGACAATGGGTGACGGATGAGGAGAATCTAGGGCGCGGGATGGGACTCAATACAGGATACTTTCCAAAGAAGTTGTGGGAATGCCTCCCGGCGATTTACCACACTCAAGATGGCGAGGTTTAGCGATGGCGGATGAAGATATTCAGATAGCACTTGACCCGACAAGGGATGATTCCACCGGGGAATACTTCAATCTGGATGAAACCGGAGAGAAGAAAGGCCCACTTCAGCGGTATCTGAAGACTATCGGCTATGTTTTGGACGAAGCAAAGGGTCTTTTGGACGCTTTTCCCGTCATGATTGACGTGGATAACACAGATCCAATGTTTTTGGCTCCTATGGGGAAGTTGGTCGGTATCAACTTCAATGATGACATTTCCACTACTCAAGCCCGCGAAGAAATCAAGAAAGCGGTGCCTTGGTATAAGCGGAAGGCCACCCATTCGGGAAATGAACTCTATGGGTACATGATCTCCCGCGTCAACTGCCTGAGCCGGGCGTTTGTCGATAATGTGCTTATCTCGACACGGAGCACCAATTCCCTGAAATACACATATAACGAATCCGTCGATACGTCGGATCCGGAAAAGCGGTATCTCTATGACCTTCCGGGGGACATTACAGGCTTTTCGGAGGATTATGTTCATAAATCGTATATGACGCCCAGAGAAGTTACCGCGTCGTCCGCCCAAACCGGTCATGACGCCGTATTCGCGGTGGATCAGTCGGAACAATCGTCTTGGAAGCCGCTTTCGTCAGATACTAATAACCATCTTCAATTCACCTTTGATGATGAAAAGCTCCCGTCGTGGGTTAGGGTATTCGGCGGTGACGGCGTAAGAGACTTTGCCTTGGAACACTCCGCAGACGGGGTGACTTGGTACAGGGACGCGGAATACCGGATCGGGTGTTTTGAGCGATATAATCACTATTTGGGTACGTATGTACCCGGAACCACACAGTTTTACACCCGAAAGTCCCTGATTGAGAGCGTTCCGGACGAAAGACTCTACGTGATTACGCCCTCTACTACAGTTTTCGGGTATTTGACCAAGGCCGCGACTGCCGAAGACACCATTATCGAGGTATCCGATCCTACGCTGTACGCGGAAGGAGAATGGATTCTCTTGGCCAACGGCAGTTATAAGACCTGTGTACAAATCAAGGAGATAAGCGGGAATCGTATTGAGCTTTACGGTAAAATCATGATGTCAAACGATTTTCCGCAATATAATACAGTTGTTTATAAGACCAATGCAGTTCTAAAATATCCATATGGTTATGTGGTTGGAACCTCAGAGTATTCTGGTAATAATCTTAATGGGTTGACAGTCCGTTTTAATATCAATGGACACATAACACTTATAACTTTTTCTGGGTTTGACGACGCTTCAACAGCATATGAAGCAGCTTTGTACATGAATAGCTTTCTTACTTATGGTTCTGTAGAAGTGGTTGATAACAAACTTCGTGTGGTATCAAACATTATCGGAACCGGTTCTTACGCCTCGGTTGTTGACGGAACCGCACTTTCAGAGCTTGGATTGACCGCCGGAACCGGTTATGGCTCATATAGTATTGACAGAGATGATGGAATGGTTACTATCAGAGGGGATCAGTTTGTAGATGATGACCAGTTGGCTATCATCTACACCGCATTGGAAGACAGCACTGTAATCAATCAGTGGTATTCGTTCAAAGTACCTCAATATCTCCGGGAACCTGTCCAGTATTGGCGGGTATCTGTGCTGGATACGTGGGGCGGCGAAAAAGAAATCAAAGAGATTGAATTGCACGGTAATGAATATTACCCCAGACTTTATCGCCATGAACGGATTGGCCTGTATCTGAATTTCGGGAATATCCAGCAAACATGTACTGCAAACGTCTGCAATAAACCGGTAACTCAGGAGACCTTGGCAAAGCTCATGCGGTATTCATGCACCGCGATCCCGGCGGGCTATGAAATGGTTCTGGGTGTCTTGGATTGCCACTATGGAGAGGATGCATATCAGAGAGTTAATCTATTTGAATCTTATAGGGATGGTTATATTCCAGATATAGTGACAATAGATACTGGTTCCGTTTCATCCGATTACTATGATACCATTGTGTTGGGTGAAAAACCGAGTACATTAACAATTACACACTCTATAGATGATATGTGTATAGTCTCCCCAAACCCAATTTCTATAGTCGGTAACACAATTATAGCAACTGGAGGTTTTATACTAGCCGATGGAGCAGGACTTATTGATGGCTTATGTATGTCTGGATGGTCTATTACTATCAGTGGTATAACCGCTTCAGGCTCAGGAACACTCACATACGCCGAATTCAATGCTTTGTGCTCCGCAGCCGGATTAACAGTCTTATCTTCAGGCACTACCCTAGATGTTACACAATTACAGGCTCTTGGATTTGATATGGTTTCCCATACTCCATTTACTATGTACATAGTTCTTAAGATTTGTAATTCTGGTTTTATAAATGCAACCTTTGATATAACTTATTAGGAGCTGTGATGATTAAAGGTATCTGGAAAGACGAGATCTATGATTCCTACGGGAATCTGTGGGAAGTCCGAGAAGGCTCAAATATCTGGGTCGAACCGGCTCCGCGTTTTGTCATGGGTTCAATTACCGGACAAATCAACCCCGGAAATATCCATCTGGCGGTAGGAATCGGCCTTCCTGAATGGGATACCGCTGTTCCATACCCCAAACCGAACGTCTATCAGACCGAGCTTACCAATGAAGTATTCCGGAAAGCCGTAGACTCCATGACCTACATGAGAATCGGTCACGGAACCGCCAAGGAAGGAACACTTACCGAGATTTATGATCCTTGGCGGGAAAATCCTGCCACATCGCTCTACTGGGGACGTTTTGAGCAGTCCGACCTCTTTAACGGGGCTACAATCACCATCACTTCCGGAACCAATGCCGGAGAAATCCGTACAGTGTCGGATTACGATCAAGTAACTGGTAAAATTACTGTAAGTAGCGCGTATCCAGAGGCTTGTGACGAAACGACCCAGTATGAGTTTACTCCGAGTGCGGCTGCGGTACCGACAAACGCCATTGAGTTCCGGACGGTCTTGGATTACACCGATCTTACATCCGGGGTGTATCTTAGGGAAATGGGTTTGTTCGGCGGGGACGGTGCGGATACCTCGGGCGGTGGGTATATGGTAGATGCGATTAACCACCAGAGGATTTGGAAAGATAGTTCGGTAAAGGTTGTGCGGTTTATAACTCTGTCCTTTAATCCGTAGGAGTCAATTATGGGATTGTCAACCGGGAATTACTCCCGTAATATGTTCGATGAAGAAAAACAGTATCTTTGGGCCAAAGTCCAACAGGGTATTCCGTGGATTGACGCCGATGAGAATGATGACCGCCTTTCTGTAGCCACCCAGCTACGCCGACTTATCCAAATGGTCGGCTGCGGTGCCATAGGCAATGGCTGGAAGATCTCAGCCAACGGGACAAGCCGGTATGATTTTACCGTTACCGGGGGCGATGGAACCCTTGACGGCGCGGGCCGCTATCTTGCCAATGGCTATGTACCGCTTCTGAAAACCGATGTCAACTACGTCAATTCCGGGGCGACACTGGCAAATACTTCGATTTGCCCCAGAATTACCAATATCGTGTACAACTCCGGAACCGGCCAGACCCTTATTGAGGATTCGGCGGCCAACTGGAATACCAATGAACACGTCGGAAAGACCATTTATCCTGATATCACGGCGGGATACAATACCACGGTAGTCTCAAATACCGCGAATACTATGATTGTTACCGGGGATGCAACAACTTCGGGGGAAATCGGTTCTTTCTACCGGATCAACCTTACCGATACCACTTCCCCGGCAACCCGGACGGATACGGTATTCCTGAACGTCTATGTGGATGAGTATGATTCAACAGATGACCCGAATCTTGAACATCAACTGGCCGTCCCGGTAACAGCCCAGCTAAGGGAAAAGCTTATCCATACCATTTATGTCCGGGAGGGTGGCACGTCTTTCCCTGATTACGTTGATGCCGACGGAAATCAGCATTATGTGTTCCCGCTTGCGCGGATCTACCGTAACGGTACCGCTCTTACTGATGGACATATTGAAGACCTCCGGAAAGTTGCTCTGGAATCCTTGGACTGTTCCGCTTCCGATAATAAGTGGATGAATAGCGTCAATCTCTGTACCAATGGTTCTTTTGATACCGGTTGCGGCGGAACGCTTACAGACGGCGGAATGTTTCTTGATAGGACATGGGGATACTGGACTTCCGCCGGTGGTACGGTTACAAAGGCCAATAGCGGCGGCCCGGATAACTATCCTTATGTGACAATGGTTAACCTTGCAGGAAAAGGACAACTGTATAATACCCTCCCCGTGAATGCCGGTTTTGGAAGTCAGTACCCTGTATCGGTCGGGATAGATATCAAGATCGACGTTGCCACCACAGATGGTTCCTATGCCGGTGCAAGTCCGCTTGGACTTCCCTATTCGGGTAGAATCCTCTATGGCAGTTCCGCCTATTACATCTACAATCCGAGTTCTTTGGGGACTTGGCGGCGTATCAGTGTGCCTTTCCCGATTACTCCACAGGACTTCCCACAGATCAGTATTGAGTTCGGGCCGGGAGTGACCGCCAGAATAGCCAGAGTAGCTGTTATGGTAGGGAGTCTACCGGTTGTTCCACCGATCCCGTCGGGTAAAATGGCCTATCGGGCGCAGGATATGCAAGTTTATACCCAACCAACCCCGGCAACGACTTGGTATATCCGACACCATATGGGTACCCAGATGCCATTGATTCATATCTGGGACGGTTCCGGATACTCCCTGATGGAACGCTATGACAGTGTGGAGTTTATCAGCCGGAATGAATTACGGATCAATTTCGATACCGTGCAGTCCGGAAAAGTGGTACTGACTGCAAACGTCTGCAATGCCAGCCCGACCCGGACGTTCGATACCGTAACCGGTAGTTTGATACAGACGACTCCAAACGCGGAAGCTCTCGCTATGGCTATCGTGATGGATGACCTTGGGGATCTGATAGAATATGACTCAGCGGTGGTGAATATGGATAATAGGATTATGAATCTTACTACACCCCCAGACGGGACGATAGATCATGTTCTTATGGTAGGCGCGGTTGATAAGTTGACCTACCAGTTAACACCAGATACCTTGTGGACAATAAATCACGGTTTGAATACGGAAGATGTTATTGTTAAGTGCTTTACAACAACGGGAGAAGCAATACCCGATGTGTTACAGATACTCAATGAGAATGAAATCCAATGTACTTTTTCGGAATCCGTCAGCGGGTATGTTATGGTCAAGGGCCATATATGGTTCCCGCTCAGTGTGAGTAACTAAAGGAGATTTACATGTCAACGTATGTCTATGGTGGTCGCGACTTCAAAGGGAATATCGTCAGTAATGCGGCTATGCCGTCAGTGGCGGGATCACCATCGACGTGGCCTGCCCCGGTTCAAGATGGAAATTATGGGCATGTCCAATGGTCTACTGTTAATGGAAAGCCCTATTGGTGGGATACCAATACAAATCTGTGGACTTCGTTCAATTCCGGGCCGGAAAACGATCCTTGGGTGTTCTATTGGTATCTGGGTACACAGACGTTCGATCCAACCTCTGTCCCTCCTATTCAGACGCTAGGAGACGGTAGGCAGCAGTCTAAGATTACAATAGCTGATGCTACTACAGGTGCATTACTTCTTAATCATAGTCATGATGTTCTTGTTCCTCTTGGTGGTGTAACTTTCAACTTTTCACCGTCAGGTGGTGGTGATACTTATGTGTTTGAGAGCACTTTCGCTGGTAAGCTGAGTGGCGGCACAGTCTCGTTATTCAACCATATCTACGGGGGGTTGCCGTCCACCACCACTATTGAAGGCATTTCAGTACCAACGTTTCCTACTGTCATCTATGAGGATGGGGCTGGTATTGCCTTACTTCCGGATTCTGCTGGTACCCTTATCACAAGCGATTTGGTTATCAATGGCGACTTCAGCATTGATCTTGTTACAACAACCGTTGCTGCGTGGGATGCCCACTACATCACCTTTGGATTTACCATTATGGGCCAGGTTCCGGCTTAACAGTGAATCCAATAGGGTAAATATGTTATAATAGCTTGTAACTTATTGGACTTATTACGGAAGGGACAGGCTATTATGGCGGAATGTGTACACCATAACGATACGATACAAAAAGTCGGCGAATTTGCAGCCAGACTGTCAAACCTTGAGAAACAGGCTGATGGTCTGGCTGTTCGTTTTAACACTTATTCACAAGAAGTAACCGTCAATACCACGGAAATCGAACACCTGAAATCGGAGTTTGATGATCTCAAAAACGAATACGAATTGAACAAAGACCTCATAGATCAGTGTCAAACCGTTACAGGTAGTCTTGCCAGTCAGTTTGAATCTTTGGCACAAACGGTAAAAAGCGTTACAAATCTATATGATTCAAAGGTTAACGTCACAGATTTTAACACGTACAAAGAAAATGTGGAAAGTAATTTTGGTATAATCAAGGAGAGATTGGCAGAAAAAGCCACAAAAGACTCAATGGAGTCGTGGAAATGGGTCATTGTTGCACTTGGCTGTGGCATAGTCGGTGCAGCAATCAAGTCACTCTTCTAGGGGGTTGGTATGGAACACCGTAAACCAGTCATCATGGTCTTGGACGACAATAAAGAGTATATTCACTCAGTCAAGTCCCTTTTGGGTAGACAACTCCCGGAATTTGACGTAGTGTGCTTTACAGATGCTTTTAGGGCGGTCGTACAAGTAGAATCTGTAAATCCTAATGTTCTGATTATTGACATGCTCTTAGACCGCTTTGATGGGATCAAGATACTCCGGACGATGCGCAGGAAAGGCATCACAGCTCCCGCGATTATCCTATCCGGATATGGTGTGGAAGCAATTTCAAAGCGGATTTGTCCTGAGAACCACATCTCCAAGATCATAGATAAAGCACAGATGTCCGAGCTTTTGGTTACAGCAATCCTTGACGCGCACCATTCCTCAGAAAGTGCTATGGCAGAATAACGGCACATTAACGGCAGGGTCTATCATGCTTATCGAATATGCTATGGCGGGCGCAATGGGGATTGTCCTTGGTACCCTCTCGGCGATTCTCGGCTATCTCAAGCAGAAAGATCCCGTTAACTTCTCCTATAAACCTCTTATTCTCCGCATTCCTTGCGGGGTTTGTGCGGCTATTCTCCTTAAATACTACTGTGTTGAAGGTCTTGAAGCCCTAGCGGTTGGTATGGCGATCACTGAATTCAACGATTCTGGTGTAAAAGTAATTCTAAGGCGGTTTTTCGGGAAGCGGGTCGATTTGATACCGGAACCCGAAGAGGAAAAAGAAGAAACAAAATGAAGCTGTTCACTTCAATAATGTTTCTACTCACCCTGTCGGGATGTTCCTTGACAGGGTTTTCTATGGAACACAAAGAGACCGAAGACGGCAGACCCTATACCGTCCTTAACCTCCCCAGAGACAGAGTATTCATGGGAACGGGCTATGATTGCATGACTTATGACAAAAGGGCTATTTTTGGTTACAAATTATTTGACTTTGACACCAAATGGGGTATGTTTGCTACAGGGCCGATGGCGGCGGATAACTACGCTGGGGTCTATTTGGCCAGAAAGACCTCCTTTTGGGAATACTGGCTTACTATTTACGGCGGGAGAGACTTTGACGACGATAGAGGTACTATAGGTCTTGGATATATGAAAACCTTTTGATATTTTTCTATTTTTCTCTTGACTTTTGTGGAAAAGTCGGGTACAGTACAAGTAGAGATGGCAAGGGGCTGTCTCAACTATGGGAAATAAAGGAGAAATACTATGAAGACGTTTGTGAAGCTGCTCACTGTGCTGTTGCTGTCTTTTGGTGGTAATACTGCTTTCGCCTTGCTTGGCGACCCGATTCCGGTTGTTGAGGACATGCCGACCGAGGAAATCGCCGGTGTGCCACAACAGATCGTGTCTTCCGGTATCAAGGCACAATTCCGTATTGGATTCTGGCGCGGTATCCTTTGGAGTGGCGCGGCTGGTCGTCCTGAGTATGGGAAGGTGACTTATACCGCATATGGCCTTCCTGAAGGGCTTGTGATGGAACCAAGTTCCGGATTCATATACGGCACTACGTATGTACCTTCTGGAACATATTACTTCAGTGTTCGCCTCACGAATAGTAAGGGTAGCTGCTTGCTCCGTAAGGAAGATAAGGCATATGCCATCATTGTGACTGAAACATCTGTAAATAACTTCCCTATTCTTCCTTGGGATAAGACGCCTATCGGATATGTAGGAGATACTTTTCTTGTTGACATCCCCGATGCAGTCACCTATGATTACGTCAGTATCGGTTGGAATAGCAACATCTCCGGGGCGGCTCTTGTTCTCGGCCTTGATCTTAGCACCTTGACGGTTACGCTTGCCGACCCCGGAGTTTCTTCTGATGGAATTAGCTTTAATACACGCATAAACGGTGGGGGTTATACCAACTGTGTCTATGGAAGCTCTATCCTCTGCCTGCCGGAAGGGTACGATGAAAACCTTGTCCAGTATGATGAAACAACCGGAAACGTCGTAGACTCCAATGGCAATATCCTTGTCTATGGTACTCCGGAAGACAATGATGATGGAGATACAGGCACTACCGTTGTAGTATCGGATGAAACGCCTGTAATGGCCTTTTCCGCCACACGAGAAGTTACTACGGATAATGAGGAAGTGGTTGCCGACCTTGAAGTTACGGCTCCCGCCGTGGCTACACCGACGGTAGCGGATGTCCTCCGTGGAAAGACGACCCAGTTTAACTATGACCTCTATGTTATGCTGGAAATCGGTGATGGCGTTCTGTTTATTACCGATACCGGTGAAGACCAAGAGCTTACCGAGAGTGCCAAGGAGTTTACCAAGCGGATCAAGTCGGGTAAGCACCGTATCTTTGACCTTAAAATGACTCCCGTTTTGCGTCTTGCTCTTCGCGGCGTGAAGATCAAGTGGTATGCCGGCTGTGTGTCCGATGAAATGGAGGTTTGTGGTGGGATCGCTACCGCGACTACCGAATTTAAGTAAATCTTGCAAGTAATTAGGCTACTTGCTATTATTGCAACAAGGGTGTCAAGATCAAGTGGTATGCCGGTGCAGACGTATGCAGTCAAATCCCCGTCGAAAGGCGGGGATTATTTTTGATATTTTATTAAAATTTCTCTTGACTTCCGGCGGATTATCAGGTATATTATCCGTAGAAAGGTGGGAAACTATGCTGACTTTGGAAGACCTCAACAATTACTTTGACAAGGGTTACACTATTGGTACGCTCAATGATCTATATCGTTTTGGTATCGAGTTGGAGTGTGAACTCAAGACCAAGAAGTCGATTTTCCTTTTCAGGCCACTCCGTAGGTTTGTAAAGATCCTCCGTTTTGTGGATTTCCCGGCACAGAGGGTGTCGGTGGAAGATTGTACGACCAAGAATCAGTTTGAATGCTGGATTACCGATCTACTCTAAGAAAGGGGATAAATTGAAGATAGAAAATATGATAAAGGCTCTTGAGGCACAAGGGTATAAATGTGTTAAAGATGACACTTCCAATTCCGGTAATAGGAATTCCGGGGATTGGAATTCCGATAATAGGAATTCCGGTAATAGGAATTCCGGGAATTGTAATTCCGGGAATTGGAATTCCGGTAATAGGAATTCCGGGAATTGGAATTCCGGGAATTGGAATTCCGGGAATAAGAATTCCGGTATTTGTAATTCCGGTAATTGGAATTCCGGTAATTGTAATTCCGGTAATGGGAATTCCGGTAATTGTAATTCCGGTAATTGGAATTCCGGTAATTGTAATTCCGGTAATTGGAATTCCGGGAATAGGAATTCCGGGAATTGGAATTCCGGGTATAGGAATTCAGGATTCTTCAATCGATATCAGCACCTTTTCTTGTTTGATAAGCCTATTTATGATAATTTTGAAATGCCAGAAATTAACTGTTTATATTTTAATCTTACGGAATGGGTTGAAGAAAAAGATATGACAAAAGAAGAAAAGAAAGAGAATCCTTCTTTTGTTACAACGGGTGGTTATTTGAAGGTTAAGAGTTATAAAGAGGCATTTACAGAATCCCTTATGAAAGCACCAAAAGAAGAATTGGAAGCTATTACAAAACTTCCGAATTTTGATATGGACACTTTCAATGAAATTTCCGGTACAGACATTTTGGCTATCCTTTTGTCTAAATCATAATAATGGAGGGTATTATGGCGACGATTCAGATTGTAAAGGGGCTTCGTTATCCGAACACGGCGGAATACAGAATGGCTATGTCGTATATGCGGGATTAAATCAATAAGGCCCGAAAAGCAGTTTTTTATTCACAGGAGAGCAAGAATGCCGTCAGCAGAAATCAGGGATAATATCAAGAAGAAGTGTCTCCATTGGCTCCGGAAGCAGTATTACAACGTCATTCTGGAAGACATTGCCAATTACCACCTTTTTGCATGGAAAGGGGCGGTGTCCTGTGGTGTCTATACCATCGCCGACGCGGACGATTTGGAACACTTCAAGGAACAGAAGTGGTATCCCGACCTTCCGGGACAATATCGGGTGGTATTTACCTTCCCCGGCATCGTCAAATCCTCCGACGTACCCGATACGTGGGGTATTGTCGAGGTCTATGGCGCGGAATACATGGAAAAGCGGGAATCGACTCCGGAAGCCGAATTCAATGAAATGGCGGAATTGGAAATCCTGAAAGATGTCATTGCCAGTACCAACCCGCAAGCCCCGCAGGAGGAGGTTTCGGCGATTATCCGGACATTTTCGGAGTGTTTCAGCGCGTCCGGATTGAATGAAAACCGGAAGGATTTGATTGAACTGATCGAGACCGGACAATTCCAGTATCTATTTATGGAGAAGAAAAATGCTAACTAAGCTGTGTTCGGATCTTGCTACAATTCGCAACATGAATCGGCAGTACCGAAATTGTATCCGGCTTATGGCACTGGGGGTCATCCATGTCTTCTTTGCCTCTTTTATGTACGCTACAACACAAAACCAAATCCTGCTCTATATGCTCGGTGTCGGGGTTCTGTGTATGGTATTCGGGAAAACGGAGGCGTTAAACATATCCGGTCTGCTATCTTCGTACACAGCGCCTATCTTGAAAGAGATTTCACCGCAGGGTAGGACGGAAGACATTGGAAATCCCGACCGGATGTTTTATGCCTTGGAAATTGTCCTTCTTGAGATGGAATCGGGGTACATGGTAGCCAGAGCCGCACATAACCTCAATGTCATGATCGGACGGCTATCAAAACTGGATTGTTGTGTAAACTCAATAGCCACAAAGTTTTACAGGGTTTTCACCTTAATCGATAAGTGGCGTCCGTCTGAATATATTTGTGGTATGTGGGTATTTTCAACAGTCTTTACCATGGGTGTCTTTGCCCATAACTTCTTTATCTATGGTGAATACAGCATTATCGGCATGATTATGTTCGGATTGTGGGTAACGGCGGTGTGGAATAACAGGATACTCTTGGATACACTGTTCGCAGACCTATACATGACACGGCTTTATTACAATAATCCGGAAAAATACAGTGAAGCTTTCAGTATCTACAATGATAACCGATTTTTGGACGTTCCAAATGAAACTGTCTGATATTCTAGCCATAACAGTGCCGGAGAAGTCGGGGACGACGCTGGTAAAGGTCTACAAGCACGATAAAGAAGCCTTAAAGCAGCTTGCCAAGAAAAACGGGATGACCATGATCCGTTTTATATCGGAATTGGTAAGGAAAGCCCGGTGATAACCGATATAGAAGCCTTCAAGGCCCATGTAGACTCTATCCACCGGTGTACTCTGTGCGGATTGAATGCTACTTGTGAGAAAAAGATGGTAGCCGGTGGGAATCCAAATGGTCATATTCTATTGGTCATGGACGCCCCGCGACCGGAAGAGGTACAATTCAAGCGGCCCTTGTGCTATAAAGACGGTCTATATCTACAAAGCGCCATGATACAGGCCAAATTTCAACAAGGGGATTGCTTCATAACATACGCGGTCTGTTGTACCCTACCGGAACCGAGACAGTTGAAGGTAGAGGATTGTAGCCCTTGCTTTGGGCATCTGTGGAAGACCATAGAACTCTTTAACCCAAGGCTTATTATCACGGTAGGTCAGGCCGCCACCGGTATCGTCTGTGATACCAAAAAATCAGCCAACGCGATACAAGGGGTACTGCATAAAGTAGGGCCGTATAAGGTGTTACCTATAGCCCACCCTAGCTTTATGCGGCTGAAAGGGACTCGGTTACAGGTGAAAAACTATATCCAAACGCTTACTATGGCAAGAAAATCGGTATTTGCATAATTTTTCTGATTTTTCTCTTGACTAAGAAAGAATCATCGGGTATAGTATAAAGGTCAAGCAAGGGGCTTGATAACAAAACAGGGAGAAAAACATGGAATATACTGAAAGTCAAATATATGACATGTGTTCTGCGTTTAAGTACCTTGGAAAGATTTCATTCTGCCTTTTTACAAGAAACGTAATGAGACTGCTTGATGGCCCAAATGCTAGGACGTTGGAACCAAGACCTAACGCGATTACTCTCATAGAAAATCTCCGTTTGTATGATGATGCAGATATTAGCAAAATCGTGTGTAGCGACCATAGCTATAATGAGATTTACAAGCTATTCCCTGAATCGTTCAAGAAGTCTGATAAAAAGATAATGGATCTCGGTATACGTCTTCTCGAACGATACCTGACAGAATAAACAAAGGTCAACGCAAGATAACGACCAACAAAAAGGAGAGTATCATGAAAGCCACGATGACACCCGCCGAAAAGTATCTTGAACACCTTGAAGAAGTGGAAGACCGTATTGACGCGGTAGCTGTCCGCCTTATTCATGGTCATATCGTTGCTACTTCGCTCCGGCAGGAAAAGGATGGCAAAGTGGATGTCTACCTGATTTCCCGCGAAAACGGAGAATATACCTGTACGTGTCCGGCTTTCAAGTACGGGAAAGACCACTGGTGTAAGCATATGGAAAAGGCGGCCCGTAAGGGATTTATCACCCGCCCGGAAAAGAAGGTTCTGGGAATCGCATAAAAATAATAATTTTTCTCTTGACTTTCTTTTTCCCGTAGTGTACAGTGTAAGAGTCAGCAAAGAGGCTGAAAAGATAAGGGATAAAAATGGATCTGTCTGACAATATCAAATCGCTTATCGAAACAATTGCCAGCGCCACCCCGAAAACGGTTGAGTTGGAGAACGCTAGTCTGGAGCCGTCACTTCCGGGAAATTGGTCATATCCGGGTGCAAAAGAGCTGTCAGACAAGGTAAAGGGCGCTGTCTTGGCTACTTTTTCCAAGAAAGGGACTTTGCACGACCTTGTTTTTGAACCCTATATGACGGATCGTGTAGACGGCTATTTTGTCACTAACAACACTACGGGTAAAAAGATGATATTCGGGCTTAACATCGCTTCAATGCAGATTACGGTTATCAACAATCTTAGCAGAACATGTAACGGAAAAGCTGGGGTGCCGTCTTTTTTCGGCGAAAATGGGTATGAAGCCGCCGCAAATGACATCTATTGGAGTCTTAACTAATTCAAACTGCATGCGTGTGCAGTAAACCTCCCAAGAAAGGGGAACAAAAATGGCTGGTAAGGCAACGACCGCAAATGGTATCGTCAGTGTCAGTGTCAAGGAAATCGCCAAGACTGTTATGCTTGGCTTCAAGCTCAAGCACGCCGTTTTCATCCACGGCGCTCCTGGCATCGGCAAGTCCGATATCATCCGCCAGATCGGCAATGCCTCCGGGCGTCCGGTCTATGACATCCGGCTTGCCCTGATGAACCCGGTTGACCTCCGTGGTATCCCGATGGTTGTCAATGGCGAAACGAAGTGGATGGCCCCGGAATTCTTCAAGAACGCCGAAAACGCTATCCTGTTCTTCGATGAATTCCCGTCGGCTCCCCCGGCGGTACAGGCGGCGGCCTATCAGATCGTTCTTGACCGCCAGATCGGGGAATTCAAGCTCCCCCAGAGCTGTGACATCGTGGCGGCTGGCAACCGGCAGGAAGATAAGGGGCTTAACTACAAGATTGCCCCGGCGCTGCTGAACCGCTTCGTCCACCTCAACGTGGAACACGATTTTGAGGCGTGGAAGGACTGGGCTATCAACAATTCCGTCCACAGCGACGTTGTGGGGTTCCTGAACTTCAAGAACGACCTCCTTTTCCGCTTCTCGCAGGGAACCAACACGGGCAACTTCCCGACTCCGCGCTCGTGGGCGCGTATGTCGGAAGCGATCAAGCTGATTGAGTCCGACGGGAACTTCTCCGGCATGGACAATATCACCATCTTTGCCGGTTATATCGGTGTCGGGGCGGCTACGGAATTCGTCTCTTTCCGCAAGTACGCCAAGACCATCCCGAACGCCCGTGACATCGTGGAAAAGGGCAAGATGGATATCCGGCTGGAAGACAAGGAACCCAGCGTTGTCCATGCGTTTTGTTCGGCGCTTGTCAATATCGCGCTGAATAACAAGGACACGAAGGATTCGGCGGGTAAGACGGTTCCCGAAGGGTTTGAGGCGGCTTGCAATCTCATGAGTTACCTGCAGACCGCGCCGTTCGGGAATGAGTATATCACGCTGGTTGCCCGTGACTACTTCCGTTCGACCAAGGGTAGCAAGACGATTCCCCAGTTTGTGAACCCGAATTCCAAGTGGAAGAACGTCAGCAAGATCATCGGCTCGATCATGTATAGCTGATTTCTGAAATAATTCGTAAAAATCTCTTGACTTTCTCCCCTTGACCGGGTATAGTAATGATGTGGACATCAAACTCTTGCAAGGTTATTCACTTGCTCTATTGCAATACCGGATATGTGACAAAGGTACCCGGCAAGGGGTCGGGGATTACAGAAAGGGAATAACATGGCTGGTGATAAGACTCTGGAAGAAAAGATTGAAAAGGTGCGTGTCCAACTGGTGTTCGATCACCCGTTTTTCTCTGCTCTTGTCCTGAATCTCCAAAACAAGGTCTATGAGACCAAGGACAATCCGCGTCATGTCGCTACCGCTGCCGTTGACGGCAAGTATATCTACTACTGCCGGGAATGGTGTGACAAGCTGACCGTGGATGAACTCATGGGGGTGGTTATCCATGAGACCCTTCACGTTGCCCATAGCCACATTCTCCCGTGGCGGCGCGGTTGGCGTCAACCCGATATCTGGAACATGGCTGGTGACTACGTGGTAAACGGTATTATCGACGCAAACGGCATGAAGCTTCCCAAGGAAGTTCTCTTGGATAAGAAGTATGCCGATATGTCCACCGAAGAAGTCTACCGTGAATTGGAATCAAAGGCCGATAAGGTCAAGGTTCCCGGTTCCAGCTCGTTCTTTGGAGACCTCCGTGACCCCTCCAAGGAATGTGGAGACGGCGATGGTGATGGCAATGGTAAGGGCGGCGGAAAGCCCGGAAACGGTACCGGACGCCCCCTGACGGAAGCCGAACAGCGTGAAATGGAACAGGAGTGGAATAACCGCCTTGTCGATGCCGCTGTAAGCGCACGGCAACAGGGCAAGGCTCCGGCGGGTATGGATCGGATTCTTGATGAAATCACCAATCCGCGTATTCCGTGGCACGCTTATCTGGACAATCTGGTAGGGGAAGTCCTGCGGGATGACTATGCTTTTGAACGTCCAGACCGCCGTTTTCTCCAGAATGGTATTTATCTGCCCGATTTGTACAACGAAGGGGCTATGGTGGCAGTCGTTATCGACACCTCGGGGAGTATCGGTCAAGAGGAAATGGGTCTTTTCCTGTCGGAAGCCCTTGGTATTCTGGCTTCCAAGAATGTGACTCGAATCCGCTTGATGTGCTGTGATGCGCGTGTGACTTTTGACAAGTATTTGACGGTGAACTCGCCGATTCCGTCGAATCTCCCCGGTGCCGGTGGTACTGATTTCCGTCCGCCTTTCAGCCGGATTAACCGCGCACAGGAAAAGCCACAGATGGTCATTTATCTGACCGACCTTGGCGGTACGTTCCCGGAAGAGCCGGAATACCCCGTGATTTGGGTGGCTCACAATAACGGTGGCGCGGAAGCCCCGTTCGGTACACAGATCAACTTTGATCCGACCAAGGATGAAATGGAAGTGTTCTCGGCGGGTAAGGGTAACGTCAATCCCGGTATGGACTTCGATGAATACACGGATGACGAAGAAGAGGAAGTTGAAGAATATCAGGGAGAGACGGCATGAGTGGCATTCAGACCATCGAAGCGGCTCAGGCATATGCCGATAACTCCGGATACCGTCTGTCTGACAGGGCTGAAAGGGTAGTAAAAGCCCTTGTCAAGACCGGCGGGAAATGCCCTTGTGTGGCGGTCAATGCCCCTGAATGCCCTTGCCCGTCGCACAAGGATGATATTGCGGAAACCGGGAAATGTCACTGTAACCTGTTCCAGAAGGGAGAATGATAAGAATGATTACTCTGAATTGGACGGATTACATCTGTAACTGTGCTGAAAATACGGAAATCGCGGCCCGTTTTGTCAAGGCGTGCCAAGATAAGAGGGTTTTCAATGACTGGGCCGTTATGGGGCCGTCGCTGGATGAAGACCGCGATATCCTGACTTGGGTGTTCTTTTGTCGGGAAAAAGACAACTATATGTTTACCTATGAGATTCCCGCTATTGACTTTGTTGGGAATCGTGATAAGGTAATGAAGCATATGGAAGCTATGGCGGAAGAACTGACCGCCCAAGAGTCCCAGTGGAATATCCTCGAAGCAATAAATATAACTAAAGAGGAGTGGGACGCCAAAGTAGCCAAGGCCGACGAAAACAAGGGAATGCGGCTGGATGGCGAAAACATCATGAAAAAGCGGAAGATTGAGAAGCATCTGGAAGGTTTGCACGAAGAAAAGAAATCGACCCTGATTCTTCCGGAATAGCCAAGGAGATATAAAACCGAAGGTTGTTTACTCTATAGGGTTTAGCCCCTCCCCTCCCCTTCGCCCTATATCGAGTACCCCCTTTCTGCCTTCGGTTTTCCCCCCGCCCCGTGCGGGGGTTTTTATTACAAAAAAGTTATTTTTTACTTGACTTTTCTGCTCTGATCGGGTATAGTACAGAAGTGAAAACAACTGCATACGTCTGCAAAAAGAAAGGGAAGCTATGACGGAAAAGGAATATCGGGACAACCGTAAAATCACGTATATGGATGAAATCATCGAGACCATCAAGAAGGGGATTCCGGAAGAACTTCGGGGGTTCCCGGATTTTGAACTGGTGGCGGCGAACATGTTTGCCAAGATCCTCGAACACAAAACGGACGCTTTCAAGGCGTTGGCGATGGAAACGCTGATGGAGCGGGTGGATGATGTTCGTGTCGATATGATGAATAACGGGACTTTGGATGTTCTTGTGGATGGCGAAGGCAATATCAGCCTCGCCCGTGTTGAAAGGGATGAAGGATAATGATTTCGATTATCAGGGAATCGGAAGAAATGGGTACGGATCACGAAAGCTGCTTCAAGTGTGGCACCCCGACGCCGTACTGGTCGGAACTCCGGGATATTCCGGTCTGTCCGGAATGTGCCAAAACGCTCCAAAACGGGGATTTGCCGTCAAAGCGGGAATGGATCGGGGCGTAATGGATCTCTTTGAACACCTTCTGGATCGGCTACTTATCATTCTCGCTATAGGGGTAACAATTTTCATTTCCGTCAAACTTTTTGCTATTTTTCTCTTGACTTTGGCTTATTAGTCCGGTATAGTGATGGTACGAAAGGAGAAGAAAAGCATGGGAATCACCGAAGATATTGCGAATCTTTCTTCCGGCACGATCAGCTCTTTGACCGGATACCGGGATTATGAGCGGATTGATGAATTCCAGAACGAATTCACCGAGTTTGCTCAGGACTATCCCAACAATAGTTGGCAGAGTTGGCTGGATGCGTACCGGGATTTCCAGACGTACAGAGCAGAGAAAGAGCGGTATGAGAACATCCGCTATGACGATCAGTTTGAAGCCGAAATGGGCCGTCTTTACCGGGAGAGGTGAATCATGACATTCATCTATGCTGTTAAACACGCCAATATGGAAGTTTATCCTACAGATGAGACTATGAAATCACTTTCTGTGTGTATCGACGGTAGCGTTTATCTCCCCGGTTTTACAATAACGGAGGCGGAAAAGCTGGCCGATTTGCTGTTACAGGCGGCTATGGCGATGCGGTTGTCAGGAAAAGAATAGGGTGGAACGGCCCGACGAGCTAAGTATAGTGATTAGTCCGTGGGAATATCAGTATGACCGGCTCTAATTCGACTTAGGTGGCTTTCCGGCGTACAGTTGCTATCTTTTCACGGTAGGTTAGGCACGCGGGCGTTCCGCTTTTTATACTCCAAAGGGGGAGTGATGAAAGCTTTAAAAGTACCGCCCCATTCCGTTATTACCAACTATGAAATCGGCCTCGCTGTAGAGCGGTATGGCGGATCCATTCACTTCCCGCACCGGGATAAGAAGTATTGTGAATGCCGGATCTTTCACAAAACTGGAACCGTTCAAGTATCCGGTAACTTCAAGCTGAGCCAGCTTCAACCGTCAGAGATATGCCATTGCTTTGAGCGGGATGGCTATTATGACACTAATATTCACCGGATAGGGTGTTATTGCAAGCCGATGGCACGTCTTTTGGGTGTCGAGAAGATGACTATCGGGTATTATACCTGTGATAAGTATGCTCTCTACACCCATCAAAACCGTACCAAACTGGATCGGTGGAATGGCCATATTGATAGAACCATTCTGTACTCATTCAGAACATTACCGCAGTATTGGATTGATTGGAATTGTCTTATTCTCACACTGGAATTAGGAGGGAAATGATGCGTAAGTTGTTTGTTTTTGTGGCTTTGTGGCTTTTCTGTATCACATTGAGAGCAGACTTCTCAGGGGTGGTGGTGGATGTCCATGACGGGGATACCATCACGGTCAAGGTAGATTTTGAAAATACATTGAAGAAAGTCCGTCTCTATGGGATTGACGCCCCGGAATTGAAGCAAGCCCACGGAGAGGTCTCCCGTGACATGCTGGTGTCGATGATCTTCTATAAGCCGGTCAAGGTCATGGAAAACGGTACAGACCGCTATGGCAGGGTTATCGGGATTGTAACCCATATGGGTGTCGATATCGGCGGTACGATGGTTCTCAATGGCTATGCGTGGTGCTATCGTGATTATGACAAGGAAAAGCTCTACTGGGCTATTGAAGATGAAGCCAAGAGGGGCCACCGTGGTTTGTGGGGTGCCGGAACTCCGGTCGCTCCGTGGGTATTCCGTAAGGAACAGAAACAGAAATGATACCATTCCCGAATAAAAGATATAGTGTTATCTATGCTGACCCGCCTTGGTCATACTATAACGACATGACCGTATCGAGTGAGTATGAATCCGGAAAATGTCATGGAAAGGGTATAAAACGTCCACCATACGATGTTATGTCATCCAAAGACATATGCGCGTTACCTGTCTCGGACATAGCAGAGAATGATAGTCTGTTATTCCTTTGGACTACCGATTATCATCTGCGCAAAGCTATGGAAGTGATCTCAGCATGGGGATTTGAGTATAAAACGGTTGGTTTTGTGTGGCAAAAGCTCAATAAATCCGGAAATCCGGTGTGTTTCATGGGTTCATATACTTTGAAAAGTGGCGTGGAGCTATGTCTTCTTGGAACCCGTGGATCAAATACCTACAAAATGGTAAAGTCTCACAATGTCAGGTCTCTCGTATCGCAGAAACGAGAAGAACATAGCAAAAAGCCGGACTGTGTACGTGATCGGATTGTATCACTTGTTGGGGGTGTACCTAAGATTGAACTTTTCGCCCGTCAAAAGTGTGACGGGTGGGATTCGTGGGGAAATCAACTTGATACGGAGAATAATCTATGAAAATTGTTGTCATTACCGCTGTTTTGCTGGTATGCTGTGGTTGTTTTGGCCCCACCGAACCCCGTAACGGGCCGGAATCGGATGATGTGGTCTATGTTAAGGCCGAGAATACCGTCTATGCGCGGTATGTCAATGCTGCCGGATTCCTTATCCCGAACATGAAGCTGATTAAACGGGTAGGGCAGATCACCACAAGTAACGATAAGATCGTGATTTATGACAATTATGAGGCGGCAAAGAAAAGCGGAATTAACTTTGCCATTGATGTTTCCGTGACCTTCTAGTGCAGACATATGCAGTAAGGATCCGCCGTGGATAGGTCAATTATTACAAACGCATATTGTTGCCACTATTGTAAGTATTTACTCCGCGAGTATTGAGTCATTCTATATGAAACCGTATTATGTCTGCTGTGGCTATAAATCTTCCGGTTTAGGATCTCTTGTAAAGACATATGATGTATTGGAGCTATTAGCCTACACCAAGGCAGGACGCAATGGAAGATAACCCACTAAAGGTCTTTGCAGAGTGCTGTTCGTCCTGTCTATTCTACGCGGCAGCGGGCGGAAAGCCAACCTGTGTTAGACGGTGTGTTAATAACACTATTAGACCGTTTTATCACTGTATAAACTATACTTCTATTGGTGATACTACAGCCAAATCCTATATTAACGATGTAAAGGACGTATGTCATGGAAGAAAAACTTGAAATAGCCAACTGCTGCGCGTCATGTGTTCATTTTGTCGATGCCTCCCCTTATGACATCTGTCAAATGGGGGAACAGAAGTATAAGACATATCCGTTTTATCTGTGTCCGTTTTATGACCGGAAAGAACCGCTGGAACATACTCAGGCATATCTGGAACAACAGGGCAAAGATTCCTAACATGGACGGATACTATCAATTACCAGACCCGCCGCTACGGATAGATATAGATTGCTGTATGCGCTGTCGATTCGGGTCTTTTGCCGGGGCGGTACAGTCAGCGAACACCGAAATGATGTGTTTCCTGCGTGGTCGGCATGTAAAGACCTATTATTGGTGCAAGAAATACTGGAAGGCGGGTAGTAAATAATGGGTATTAACCCACCGCTGATTATTGAGACGGTAGATTCTTTACCGGAACCTCCTTTTCAAACGGTAGAAGTAAGCTGTTGTAGAAATTGTCGGTATTCCTGCTACCTTGCAGACGGCAGTAGAAATATGTGGTGTTTTAGGATAAAAATTATCACAAATCCTTGCTATGTATGCAGTAAGTGGACTTTTGGGGAGCAGGACGTGGTTGATACCTATGATAGTCGAGAATAACAATGGGGCAGATACCGGATCTTGACTTTCCGCCGCTTATTGTCTTGGTTCCGTGCTGTGAAAGCTGTAAATACTGAGTTCACGGCGTCGAAAGGGTACAGGACGAGGTAATAGCTGTCCAGTGGTGTAAACGTTGGTATCAGACAGAGACGCCGGATGTTAAAGACTTCTATGTATGCAGCCGGTACGTAGAGAGCAACTGGGAGTAACATGAAAGATCCAGAAGAACCACCTTTGTCTATAAAAGTATCGTGCTGTTCTACGTGCAAACATGCCGTAGCGGGACTTCTTTGTAAAACTGTTGGGATGACTATGGGAGCATATGGCCCAAATGAGCAGATTGTCTATGAACCCGTTACTAAGTGTATGTGTTCATGGGAAGCAGTAAAAATTTACTATGCGTGCAGCCTATATAAGGAGAATCCGTGAGAGATTTTAACCTCAATACCGCCGATAATGACACTTGGTTGACCCCGCCGGACTTGATTAAATCCCTTGGAGAGTTTGATCTTGACCCGTGTTCCCCGATAGACAGGCCGTGGGATACCGCCAAAAAGCACTATACGATCATCGACGACGGCCTGAAACAGCATTGGGATGGCCGAGTATGGCTCAATCCGCCTTACGGTAAAGCCATGTATATTTGGATAGAGAAGATGTCCGAACATAAAAGCGGGATTGCTCTGATATTCGCCCGTACCGAGACCAAGGGTTTCCATGAACACATTTTCAACAAGGCAAGAAGTCTGCTCTTTTTCAAGGGGCGGATTCAGTTCTATACCATTGACGGGGTAAAGGCTCAGAATGCAAACGCGCCGTCCGTGCTGGTATCGTACTCTGATTATGACTCGAATATGATTGACTTGGCCGTTAAAAATGGTACTATCAAGGGAAAACATGTAGTTTTGGACAATAACCCTTAAGGAGTTCGAGATGAGTGAGTGTGAAAAGACGGTTCGGGAAGAGTGGGAACAGGACATTAAAGAGGTGTTTCCGACTTCTATTGCCGAAACAGTGATGGAAATGGTCAAATCCAAAGGCTTCCGCGCCCGGATGGCTCAGGAAGATGAAACAATGGCCGATGAATATGTCTGGACGCTCGATGTGGGATCCCCGGAAGAGTTTGGCGGGATGAAAACGGAAGAATTTCTCTTGGGATCGTTCAAGACCCGCCGGGAAGCGGTCGATTTCTGTAGGGAAATGGGTTGGAAAATAACGGCAAAGAAAAAGAAAGGTTAAAATAATGGAAATCATGTATGCTCCAAGATATGATGATAATCTTAACGTTGGCGACTTCTACAAGATCATGGATGAATTCGACTATGATTCGTTGGTGTATAAGACACCGATGGGTGCTATTAAATCTATCCTTGACGACCAAATTACGGATGCAGAGAATGGGGACACGGTAAAGCCCATAGATATGAATTCCTTTATCAATGTGTATGAATATGTCGGGCACACTCCCGGAAAAGACAAAAAAGAGGATAGGAAGGACGGGCATATTTACAAAGTCTCTTGGGATACCTGTGGATATCACAAATACCGATATCTTGGAAAGATAAGTGTGGGTGATATTCTTTCTGGAAAGACATATAATACTTGAATGATACTCCGTAGTTTAATAGTAGAATCCGGGAATTTGAATCCCGTGGTGAAGGGGCAGTACCTTCCGGAGTAACCAAATAATCTACTGCATACGTATGCAGTAAAAATATAGGATAAAGAGGTGTGCCGTGCAGAACAATATATCAGTTATGCCGTGTGGTACAGTGGTAGAATTTGGTTTTGAAGTCCCGCGTGCCAAGGGTATCATAACGGGTATTCTTATCAGCGGATTCGGACACGTAGAGTACCGAGTTAATAGTTATGATGGTACAGATACAACAACCCATTATTTTGAAGCAATAGAACTGAAAGTATCTGATTCGAGTCAGGATACTAAGAAAGTTAATGTGGCACTCCAAAATGTTGGGCACCAGTACAACATATAATGTAATTTCTTGACAAAGCGGTTTTGATTAAGTATACTAGGATAAACATAGCGGGATGGAGCAGAGGTAGCTCGTGAGGCCCATAACCTCAAGGTCGAGGGTTCAATCCCCTCTCCCGCGACCAAGAAAAAGCAGGAGACGCCGCCCTGACTAAAAAGGCGTGACACCCCGGAGAGACAGGGGCTTTTTCTTTAAGAAAGAGGATTGCCATGAAAGCTGAGAAGTGTCTGACAATCGTATGTATCTTTGCTCTTGGTTGTGTCTTGGAGTATAAAATCGGAACCGGTATAGGGTGGGCGACATTTATCATCCTATGCCTTTTGTAGTAAACATGTTGGCTGTAGCCTAGAGGCTCAGGCGCGGGATTGTGGCTCCCGAAACGTCGTTTCGATTACGACCAGTCAACCCAAAATTATACTGGCAAGTAGCTCAATGGTCGAGTAGCGGACTGTTAATCCGTTGGTTGTAGGTTCGAGTCCTACCTTGCCAGCCAAAGGGTTCTTCGTATAGTGGTCTAGTACGAGAGATTGTCGATCTCTAAACAGGGGTTCAATTCCCCTAGAACCCGCCAAACCCCACCGGAGATAGTATCTTCGGAACCGACCCCAGCCGAAAGGTTGGGGTTTATTTTTCTGATTTTTCTCTTGACTTTCCGTCTAAGATCGCGTATAGTGATAGAAGAAAAGGAGGAAATTATGGAATTTCTTGTCTGTGTAACCGCGAATTATCAACGAAATGAGGGTCAAAATGATTATCGCCAATTGGTATCGGTTGAAGACCAGAATGGCGCGCTATGTCTTCAAAAGGTAACAGTTCCGGGGTACTTCAAAGGCAATGACTTCCTGTGGCAAGTTTGTGCCAAGAGTGTACTTGCGAATTCACCAGAAGAGGCAGTAATGGTATTTGAGAAATGGCGTTATACCGGTATTGAAGATTCACGTATCTATTGATAAGGAGCTATAAATGATTCTTAACCGCTTGTATGACCAAAACCTTATTCAGCCGCCGAAGTGGGCTATCCCAAACTGTCAGTATCTTGCCATTACCGGGAGTACCGCCTATGGCTGTAACAACGCAGACTCTTCCGACGAAGACCTTGTTGGGTGGGTAATTCCGCCCAAGGAGATCGCATTTCCCCATCTGGCCGGGGAGATTGATGGATTTGGTGAGCTTAAGCCGCGTTTTACCACATGGCAGAAGCATCATATTGATGATCCGGAAAGCCGGAAACAGTACGATGTTACCCTGTACGGTGTAGCCAAATTCTTCCATCTTTGTATGGAGAATAACCCGAACATGCTGGATGTGCTTTTCAGTCCGCGCCGGTGCATCAAGCACTGTACCCAAATCGGGGAAATTCTGCGGGAAAACCGGAAGCTCTTTCTGAGCAGCCATTGCTACCAGAAATTCCGTGGGTACGCTTATAGCCAGTTGCACAAAATGGGTGTCAAGCAGCCCAAAGAAGGGTCAAAGCGGTTTGAAACCGTACAGCGTCTTGGTTTCGATACTAAATGGGCTTATCACCTGATTCGTTTGTTACTGGAAGCCGAACAGATCCTTACCGAAGGGGATCTTGACCTTGAGCGGAACAGTGAAATCCTGAAATCTGTCCGCCGTGGGGACTGGACGGAAGAAAAAATCCTGTCTTGGTTTGATACCAAGGAAAAGTCGATGGAAGAACTCTACGCCAAGAGTACACTCCCGCGAAAGCCCGATGAGGAGGCTATCCGGAGAGTCCTCATGAACGTCTTTGAGTCCCATTACGGCAGTATCGCGGACGCCGTTAGGGAAGAAAACGTGGCTGAAAAGACTCTTTGGGAGATCCAGTCTTTGCTCGAAAAACGCGGATTCTATTGAAAAGGAGACTGTCTATGGATCTTATTTGCCCTGATTGTGGTGCGCCAATGGTGTTGAAACAGAAGGAAAACGGGGATAACTACTACGGGTGTTCTACCGAGAGATGTAACAGCTATCTTGGGTGCCACGCCGGAACGACAACCCCGGTTGGTACTCCCGCCACGTTAGAAGTACGGCATCTACGGTATAAATGCCACAAGCGGTTTGACCACCTGTGGAAAGATGGATACTATACCCGGACGGGGGCGTATAAATGGCTGGCAACGTGGTTTAAACTCCCACCGGCCAAGGCCCATATCGGGATGTTTGACAAGGCACAGTGCCTGAGACTCCTGCAACTCTTGGATGATTTCTATGCTTCACAGACGAAGAAACGGGATATCCGGAAGTCAAAGCAGCAGAAACGGGCATCCCGCCTTAAACGGAAGTATAAAGAAGCGGAACATGATGAATTTGCGGGATGGGAATAAAATTCGTATTTTTCTCTTGACTTCCCGCTTCCGGTGGTGTATGCTATAGGGGTAAAGGGAACTGCATACGTCTGCAAAACAAATAAGTAGCCGGTTCCGAAAGGGTGTAACCATCCGCCACGGTCTGATTAACCGGGGTAATACCACACGGAGCTGCCCTGATGGTGTAGAAGGCTCCAACCGGCTTGGGTTTTTCTCAGACAATGAAAGGGAAAAGTATGTATATTTGTTCAAAGTGTAATAATCTTGTGTTTGATGATTGTGATAATATCGAAAAAGTATGTCCTCTTTGTGCTATTGGGATAGTACAGAAAGACGGCATGGCGCTTTTTGATAAAGAACCTGAAAAAGAGGAAAATGATTCGCCCGTGGCGGCTACATACAAACAGCCGTCAGTCCAAAGTAATGCCACAAAACCAGCGAACACGAGTAATACTACCATCGGGATAAAGTCGCCAAGTAAGGCAAAATTGAATTGCCCATTTGAAATGGGGCCGCTTTCCGGGGATACCGTTTCTTTTATGTGCGGGCCGGACGACGGATTCGGGGGTATTGATGATATAGAAAATGATAAGATTTACGCGGCTCTTGAAAAGATATTTTCTGACTTTGATATCGAGGTCGGTGCATGTGAAAACGTACATTTTGTAGAGATCCCAGATGGTATGACGTTCGTGGATGTGCATAAGATTGTTGAAGCAAGATTGCTTGCAGCCGGTGCATGTAAAATATAATAAACGAATAATGAAAGGGAATCTATGAACACGCTTGCCACTGTTGAAACCATTACCGCTATCGTACCGCACGAAAACGCCGATAAGGTCGAAATCGCCGCCGTCCTTGGCTGGATGGTTGTTGTCAAGAAAGACGAATTCAAGGTCGGGGATCAGTGCGTTTACGTACAGGTCGATAGCGTCCTCCCGGAAAAGCCGGAGTTTGAATTCCTCCGTGACAAGAAATTCCGGGTCAAGACCATGAAAATCCGGGGATTCTACTCTCAGGGTATCTGCTTCCCCATGAGTATCCTCCCCACGGGTACGTATGCCGACGGAACCGACGTTACCGCGCTGGTTGGGGTGACGAAGTTTGAGAAAGAGACTCCCGATCAGGGTAAGTCGAATAACGTCCAGAAGGGCTTCTTTGCCAAGTGGTACAGCTATCTCCGGTGGAAGCTCTTTGGCCTTTTCGGGTATTTTGAACCCAACGGGTCGTTCCCGACCGAATTGGTATCGAAGACCGATGAAGACCGCATTCAGGGCTGCATGGCGCGTCTCCGCTTCTTCAAGGGCAATCAGTGCTATGCCACGATCAAGCACGATGGTACCAGCGCCACCTTCATCCGGCAGGGAAAGAAGCTCCGGGTGTGTTCCCGCAATCAGGAACTGAGCCTCAATGACGGGGTGTACTGGGAAATGGCAAAGAAATACAGGCTGGCCGACATCCCCGCCGGATACGTGATTCAGTCGGAAATCGTCGGCCCGAAGATTCAGGGTAACTCGGAAACCCTGAAAGAGCCGGAAATCCGGGTGTTCAACGTGTACTTTAACAAACAGGCTCTTTCGTACTCCGACATGCTTCTTTTCTGTTCCATGTATAGCCTCCCGATGGCTGATCTGTACTTTCAGGGGACGTTCAAATGGGAAACCATTGAAGAAATCATGTCAGAAGTCGCCAAGGCGCGGTACAAGAACGGTACTCAGGCGGAAGGTCTGGTATTCCGCACCTGTGAACCCATCAACGGTAAGTATATGTCGTTTAAGGCGGTTAGCCCGGAATATTGCTTCAAGCACGGAGAATGAAAAATGGATCACAATTTCAAGCTGTACGCCGTCCGGCGGGGTAATCAGTGGCCTAACAGCAAATATAAAAGGAACACCAAAAGCATAAAAATAATTATTTTTCTCTTGACTTCGGTTGTTTTATCTAGTATAGTGCATAACAGAAAGGGACTGTATGTACACGGAACAAAAAAGAGTTGCTATTACTTTCTGGGGTGATTTGGCTTTGTGGACTATTCCGGGTACACAAGCAGATCCGATTTCACAGCTTCTTCCGCCGGAATCGGCAGTAACGGCTGTTTTTTCAAAAATCTACCGTAAACCACAGTTTAAATATGTGGTTGAAAAGTTGTTCTTGCACGAAATCCCCTCTACTGTACAGCTGATGGTTAATGAGTATAAGGATTTTGGGCATAATGAGCCTCAACAGCGAATCCAAAGATGCTTATTCAAACCGAAGTATACGGCGATTGCCCGTATTGAACTGAATAAGGATCAGATTCTGCCAGAAAGACGAAAAGACTGTAATGAGGCGAAGTATCACGCAATTTTCCTTGAGAGCGCAAGAACAGGGAATTGTATCAAAGGACATCCCTGTATGGGTCGATCCGACTTTATTGCATATTTTGAATCTATTCCGGTTCAAGACGCGCTAAGGATGAAGAATACCATCAATCTTCCGCTTGGTCTGGCTTACTTCAACATTGACAAAGTAACGCGGAAGAACCCAACTTTTTTCTATGCCAACGTAGAAAATGGCTGGGTTGAATATGAGAATGCCAAGAAGGAGACTCTGACATGTCATTGAGCTGGCTTATCGACTATACGAATAGAGCAACTCCTGAGTATGACTATACTGCTTTTGAGTATTTGAAAGCCAATGTAAAGTTGGTTATCAAAAATGGAGAAATTGTCGCTGTAAGGGATTGCGTAGATATTGACAACCCAAAGGCCCATTTTGTTAAGCTATTGGCACCGCGACTTTTGCAGCTTTCCAGATCAAGCAATATTGATACACGCTTTGGTATCGATGGGTGTGCCTATCTCTTTAGTAATTGGCCTAAGCGGCGACCGGCTTTTGACGGGGAGGAAGGAACGGTAGCAATATATAAACGATTCCTTGACTACGCAAAGCAAGTAAAAGCACCCAAGAAGATCCTTGCCGGGATCCAGCAAATTGTTGATTGCGTTTCAAAGCCTCTGTCACAAAACTTGTTGGATGGACTTATTGAAAAAGGGCTTAAAAGCAGCGATGGGAAAGTATCTTTGACAGCCGCGTTCTCGGTAGACGTTATTAATGAGTCTTTCTTTGTGGAAGACCCTGATTTCCAAGAAATCTGGTCAGGATACTTCAATACCTATCGTGATGACAGTACCGGTAAGTCTGGATTTTGCCCGTATTGCCAAAAAACAGGAAAATACGTGAAGAAGACGCAGAAGCTAGGGATTGTCAAGGGAGTAAAAGGACGTACTACTGGCGCAGTATTGATGACAACAGAGGATGATACGTCACGCTATTATGGCGGATGCGACCTCTATATATGCTCGGAGTGTGCGGATAAGGTAAAGTTTGCCTATGACGATATCGTTATCGGCAATAAGACCTTTCATAAGTCCTCCAAGGACATGCTCTTTGTGAGTGCTATTAAAGAAGTGGAAGACTTTGTAAAGTTCCTTAATCCGGAAAAATCGGTATCGAATTTTCTGTCAGTAACCAAAAAGTTCAATAATGCTACAAGTGCCTACGGCGCGGACATGTGCCATATCGTCCGATTTGGAATGGGCGGAGCCGATACCAGATTTACCTTTACCGAGGGAAAAGACATTCCGGCATCGGTCATGGTTAATTCTCTTAAAGCTGTTTATGATGATCTTGGAGGGCAAGCATTCTTCAATGCCCTTGTTGCGAAGATTAGCAAGACGGGAATCAGGAAATCCATCGTTGATACGCTTCTTGAAGAGTTCTGTACAAGTGTATTGGCTCCGGATGAAAAGAACGAAATCCACGCAAGGATTCATAAGAAATTCGATATGGATAAGAAGATTTATTCCGAAGTATTGCCTAAATGGGCAGAATCATTCACAGAATTCTTGCTGAATTCTACGGATAAAGCTCCTGTACCGTCATTCGTGATATCAGAGCTTGTTAGATATTTCCGTCGATATCGGCTATCACAGTATAATATTGTTGTTCCGGCTATGATTCGATTGGCATTGACAAGGGAAACCGAGGGAGGTAATTCAATCATGGAGAATGGAGAATTTAAGACTCCGGAAGCCAAGAAAGCGTCTGACACGGGAAGATTGTTCTTTATCCTGTCTTGTGCCTCGCGACAAAAGCAGAATAGCTATAAAGACTATGATAAACGGGAGTCTTTGTACTGTTCCCCGACGTATGCGGTAAAGAACGTGAACGGCATTAAAGCAAATCCGGAGAGGTTTCTTGTACAAAACGGTGGAAATATCCGTTATTACTGTAAGAACGTAGCTTTCGGTAATAAGCTGGAACAGCGTTATGGAGAGATTTTACAGGAAATCGGCCCAAACTTCCAAAAGAGGCTCAATCCGGAACAGAATATTGCATTCGAGTATGGGTTCTACCAAGAAATGAAGTCCTTTATCGACATGCTGAAAGCGTCAAAAACGGAAAAAGAAGACAAAAACGAAGAAAGCGGTACCTGTGAAGTTGTCGAAAATAACCAGATTGAAGACCAAGAAGATTAAGAAAGGCACTAACATGAAGATTTCCAGTAAGAACACTATCAATGCGTATCCGATCATCGAATGTGTCATGGGTAATTTGAATGGTGATCCCGATAATGAGGGCGCTCCGCGAATCATGCCCGATGGTCGTGGACTAGTTACCGGGGTGTCCTATAAAGCCCGTATCCGTGGCTATATGGAATCCGAAGGTAATAAGATCTACTGCAAGCGCGGACAGAATCTTAATGATATCTTTGCTCAGTACGGGGTAAAGAACGCAAAAAAGACCAAAGGTAAGGAAAAGGATACAGAAGAAATTGATCCGCGAAAGAAGTTCTGTGCTGATTTTGTCGATGCACGACTCTTCGGGGCTACTTTCTGTGAAGGATCTCCTATTGTCGGTGCCGTACAGATCCCTGAATTCTATTCGGTATCTGAAGTCGAAACCGTCAATGTCAGTATGACTACGCCGTCCCGTGAAGACGGAAAACAAGGATCTTTTGCAAAGCGGTCTTTCATTCCCTATTCGGTATATCAGGCCAATATCAATTATTTCCCCGATATGGGAAAGGTCAATGGCGTTACCGATGATGATCTTGAGCTTCTTTTGCAGGCCGCTTTCCGTGCCTATGACTATAAGGGGTCTGCAGCACTCGGACGATCCTGTACCTGTAAGATCTACGTATTTCAGCAACAAAAGCGGAAGGTAAACTACAATGTGCTTTCAAAGCTGGTTATGCCGACTGTGAAAGCCGGGATCGACTATCCCCGTGATATCGATGATATTGTATTCCGCTCTGAAAAGGAAATTGCAGACGTATGCAGTAAGAATGGTATTGAATTCGATATCATCGGTTAATGCGAGCGCCTGTGCTGTAATAACGACAATATGCCAGAAAAACGGCATAAGTCAGTACGGATACTGTAGTTATGTAGCGATGGTACTAAAATAGGCGCTCGCAAATATATAAAGTCATTAGTAGCACATAGTTATGCAGGAAGTATCTTTGACAATCGAAGGGAAACTTGCGTTTTTGGTTGCTTTCTTTGAAGGCGCTCGAAAACGCTGTAGTAACTATTTGTCGTTTATCCATTTAGGTAGACGACTCTTGCAGGGGGCTTCGCCCCCTGCTATTATTGCAACGAACCTTCAGGAACAAG